ATGAAATTGAAAAAAGTTTTAACTGGTTCTGCCTTGTCTCTCGCTTTACTCGTTTCCGCTTCCCCTGCTTTTGCATCCAGCCCTGGCAATACAAATAGCGACTCAACTGAAACAAAAATTTCGACACAAGCGATCAAAGATTCTTTTACAATGGATTACCTTCATAGATGGGATATCCCAAATACAACTGTTAAAAATGGTGTTACTTATTACCTTAAGAAAGTAGAGATAATCGAAGGGTTCTATCGCGCAACTTTTGAAGGATGGATTAATTAAAAGAAGGGGCTTCCCCTTCTTTTCACTCTCTTTTGTAAGGATCCGTGCACAAGACACTCCCCCTCAGCGCCCATTCTGCAGTTGCACTTCGGCATCAGGCATTTCATTCCATGTCTAAACCAAGTTTCGTGTCATCACCGTCCGAACAATGATATTCGTTTATGATATGATCCCCCATTCTCCTTTTTTTCTTACATTCAGTCATATGTTCACGTACATATAGTTCGGGACGGTTGTTCGGCGAAATAAGGCGGATGCCGCATCACTCAATTTATTTCTTTTCAAACAATGAAACTAATAAAAAAAGAGGATGCCTCACAAAAAGTTCAGCAAACTTTCGGAAGCATCCTCGATCTCGGGATTTCATAAAGAAATGTTATTAAAATGTTATTTTTTTAAGAAAAACGGATAACTAACCCTCTTGAACCCTTGTCACATCAAGGGTTTTTTTCGTTTTAGGAATCATATTATAAACAATATTCAAAAGGACGGCGGTAAAGCTTCCGGCGACGATTCCGTTTGTGGTCAGCAGATTTAAGTAAGACGGCAGGTGCTTAAACATATCGGGAACGACAGTTACACCGAGTCCCAATCCGACCGAACACGCGACGATCAGAAGATTTTCCTGCTTTTTAAAGTCAATTTGACTGAGCATTTTAATGCCGTAGGAAATGACCATGCCGAACATGGCCACCATCGCGCCTCCCAGTACTGAAGACGGGATGATGGTCGTGAAGGCTGCGATTTTCGGAAAAAGGCCGAATAGCATTAAAAGTGCGCCCGTGACACCGATGACCGCGTTTTTCTTAATCCCCGTCAGCTGCACGAGGCCGACGTTTTGGGAATAGGCCGTATACGGAAAAGCATTGAAAATGCCGCTGATGAACACCGCCAGACCTTCCGCGCGGTAGCCTTTTGCTAAATCACGTTCAGACAGGCGCCTGTTTGTCAGGTCACCGAGAGCGAAATAGACGCCGGTTGATTCAACAAGGCTGACAATGGCAACGATTGACATCGTAATAATCGGTGCCGCATGAAATGTCGGCGTCCCGAAATAAAACGGTTTAATCATTTGAATGGCGTCAGCATTCGCCACATTGTCAAATTGCACTTTTCCCATAAAATATGCGATGGCCGTCCCGATGACAATGCCGATTAAAATTGAAATGGATTTCAAAAATCCTTTTGTAAACCGATAAAGCAGCACGATGATGACAAGCACCGTAAATCCGAGGGCAAGGTTAGCCGGATCACCGAAATCCTTGCTGCCTTCCCCGCCGGCAATATGATTCATCGCGACCGGCATTAAGGTCATCCCGATAATCGTCACAAGTATTATAGTTTAAGTACAACAAAAAAAGAGCCGGCTTAATGGCTCTTTTCTTTTGCTAATAAATTAGACATTACTTCATTCACTTTTAGGTTGACTTTCTTAATTGCTTCAGCTGATGGTTGATTTATGCTTTCAATCGTTATATGATATTTTTCTATTTCAAACGATTGCTTTGAAGATGATTTAACGAATTCACTCATACAGCGCTCACACTCTGCTGTTCTTTTTTAATCAAATCATCGCAAAGCTTATTCAAGTAATATGTATAGTTAACTTTTTTCTTCATCGAACGGACTTCTGTGCCGATCTCTTCACAAATTGCAATTGGAATGCTGGCTTTGTTTACTTTATTCTTATATGTATGTTTCAATTGTTTTTCAGCTATGTTCTTATATGTAAGGAAATCATTAATATGTACGAAATAAACTTTATTTTCCGGCTCTCTAAATTGAAATAGAAACCCAGGGATTACGTTTGGATATTGCGTAGCCTCTTTTAAGTGTTTTATCTGCTGCGGCTTTATAATCTTCTCTTGAAAGGCAATAGACTTATCCTTTGTTGATTTAAGCTCTAATGGGAATAAGTACCCCTTAAAGTGCAAGAAGCAATCATATTTGTTTTTTGATACTGCAGCTCCCCTTTTTAAAAACACTGGATTAACATCTTTAATTCTATAGAAGAACAGCTTTTGACCTGCAGCTGATTTTTCTATATTTGCTTCAAAAACCTTGCCTTGGTTTGTACCTCCCAATCAATCACTCTCCTAAAATATTGAAACTAAAATTGAAATTAGAATAAACCTTTGCTACACTGTTTTATGTTAATTAATATTGAAAGAAGTGTTCGAAATGAAGCAATGGACACCCCTGCGCCCTCGTTTAAATGAATTAATGTTTGAATATGACCTCACAGTTGATGACCTTTTCAAACGTACAGGATACCCCAGACAACGTATCCACGATTATATAAGTGGAGCTAAAGCAAATATGAACTTAGCTACTGGCATGACTTTTGCTGATGCCATTGGTTGCTCAATTGAAGAGCTGTACGAATGGAACCACGAAGAAAGAAGAAAAGTTAAATCTTAATCCCTTTCCGAGCCCATCTGATTTCCTGCATCAATTCTTCATTATTATCCGAAAGGTTGATTAGGTTACGGTGGGCTCTTTCGTATTCTTTGTTCTCGAGAGCTTCTTTCACCGTACCCATTTGTCTTTCCATTTTGTTGAACAGTATTTGAATGTTCTTAATGTACTCAGTTATTACTCTCCACCTCTAATCATCTAATTTTATTTTTACTCTAAATAAATGACCGATTTTATCTAATGTTCACTTCACCTTATTTGATTCAAAAGACAAGTGTACCCGTATCCAATAAAGTGCATCGCTCGCTTCATGAAAATCACCTTTAAAGAAATTCTTCGCTACACTTTTTAATAAGTAGAAAATATGTCTCCAGTCGTCAAACTTAAAACTCATAATCCTCTTTATCATTGAAATAACCCTCCCCAAATCACTCCTGCTGCAATGGCAACAATGAAAACTGAAACAAATTTAATTACACCAATATACACTGCAAATTTAAGATTCCCTTCGGAATCCATTCTTGCTAACAAAACAAGCCCAAATGCAACAAACAAAATCCAAGCTGTAACGATCATCTACTTAGAACCTCTTCCAACTGTATATCCGCCGGCAATGTCATTTAAGATCGTGGTACCATAAGAAACCTTTTTACTCTCATTGTCTTTATTTTTAGTGTAATTAATGAAATCATCGAACTGGTTTAAATACACTCCGTAAGCTGTGTTATTCAATTTATAAACGGTATCGTCACTTGGTTTCAAAAACCAGCTGTCAGTACCTTGTCCATATACTTCAAAAACTTGAACAATTTCGTCCTTATGCTCAAAGTAAGCCAGCTTATTTTCAAGTTCACATTCCTCATCAACTGGATTTCCAACATGATTTGTAGCATATTCCATCATAGAAGTAAGCATGTAGCCTAATTCGACGTCCGAGAAGCTTAACTGTGGTTTAGGTGTTCCATAATAAATATCTGCTTCATTTAGTGATCCTCTTTGGTTCACTTCTTTAATGATCTCTTCGATAGCTCTGTAGCCTTCATGAATGATGAATTCCCTACGTTCCTCATCTCTTCGTTTATACTCCTCTAATAAACTTGTTACCTTAAACTCTGTATTCTTCATCTAATTCCTCCTTGTATGAACCGATTATTTCTGGTATCCGTTGAAAGAAAGTAATAATGCAATCCCTAGCATCATGTGGGTATTCGCAATCAATTTCGGCACCGGATATGTAAATTTCATATTCTATGCTGGATATTAGTTGAGGATTATAAGGTAGCTCGAACTGTAGGCACATCCTCAGATTAGGTATCTGTTCATTGACAAACTTCAAAAACTTCTTCTCATACTCAGGAACCTGTTCATATAATTTGTTTGCAAGCTCTTCTATGGTGTCTGATTGCACCTTATAAAGGTTCTCAAACAATGTTTTGTTAATGGTCATTAGCTCACTTAAAGCTTTTACAGTTTTCTGATTTCCAGTTAGAGTGACTCCCCACCATTTAAGTTCCTTTGTGATACTCTCTTGCATTTGCTCCCATAAGAAATTGCTATTGTACCCCCTTAGTTTATTAGAAAGTTGTTTAGACTCGATATGTGAGCCATTACTGAAATGAATATTAATCTTTCTCTCTAAACTATTGCTCACTTTTGACTAACCCCCTTAATCGTTCAACTTCATCAACTAACCATTCAGCATAGCTAATTTTAATTTTCATCATCTTTGTTGATCTAAATTCTCTAGACATTACTTCAACAAATTTCTTAACTTCATCAAATTCAATCTCTTTCATTGAACTTATCCCTTCTAAATGAAATCAACATTTTATTCAGTATCAACAAATTCAAATCTTGATCTGAAAAATTCATCGTGTTCATAAGCCCCATATTCATTGTCTTTAGTTGCAATGATATGTTCTTCACCTAAATCATCAATGATTTCAATACCATCATCGGTTATACGAAAATCATATTTTTTATTTAATGTAAACTCTTTGTCATGACAGTCTGTAACATATTTAATTTTCACATTAGACATTTTACTTTCTCCCTTCTGTATAAAATTAGAATTTCATTTGATTTCAAATGTCTTCAGCTCAAACGTTTTATACGTATCAACTTGCTTACCTGGTATCTCATTTACTCTAGGATACATATCATAGTCATATGGATATCCAATGCAGTTCATGTGAAAGCTCGTTCCATCATTGTCAAACTCAGCTTGTAAATGATCATGACCACAAACCCAATGTTTTGCGTTAATGAACGGGACATCAACCATATAGCAGCTGTTAGGCTCAAACGGAGAATAAGGATTGTGAACAGGTGGAACATGTGAGACAAATACATCAATGTGAGAGTTTTCAAGAGTGTCATACCAGCCCATTGATTCTTTCCACATTGCTCGTACCCCATCTTCTTTGCTGTATCCATTAAGGCTGATATAGTTTGAATCATTAGAGACACCTTTGAAGAAATCCCATCCTTCATTTCCTTTTGGAAGATACCACATAACATCTCCTGCAAAGACTTTCCCTTTGTATGTATCCGTAGACTTTATTAATGGAGTGACATTATTGATGTCTGTAGCCTTCTGAATTAAATCATTCACCCTTCCCAATGAATCGGAATATTTTCGTTGCTGATTTTTACTGAGTAAATAAAGATCATGATTACCATATGTGAAGTAAACCTTTTCATACTGCTTTGCTACTTCATCAAGTACCCACAGTGTCTGTTGATTCCACTCAGTAAAATCACCGGCAATGATTAATACCTCTCCATTTCCATTCGATATCAGCCTTCTAATAATCTCCCTTGTTCGCCTTTCCCATTTAATTTGGTCATTGTCCCAAGGTATCCAGTGATTAATATGCAGATCTGAAACATAATCGATTTTCATTTTATCCCCCTTCTTTGTTTAAGTACGTGTTAATTCATGCTCCATGACCAATTGACATTTAAATCCCCTCACTTTAAATTAATGTGTATATTTACAAAACATCTCCACACAATACAATTGAACAAGCTTGTTTACATACAACTTTAGGAGATGATCATATGGCTCAACAAAACAGATCAAACAACAGCAATGAATTACTTGTGCCTCAAGCTGCTGGTGCCCTTGAACAAATGAAGTATGAAATTGCTTCTGAGTTCGGTGTGAACTTAGGGCCTGAGACAACTAGCCGAGCAAACGGTTCAGTAGGTGGAGAAATCACAAAACGTTTAGTTCGCCTAGCCCAACAAAGCATGAATGGCCAATTTCATTAATGTATGAGGGGATTACTCCCCTCTCTTTTTATGCTCCTCTTCCAAATCCATAAAGTACTACTGGCATTGTATTCACCTCCTTTAGTGAACAAATGTACTTCGTCTAACCAGCTCGTTTAAAACGATTTGAAGTTTTCTTCTTTGGTCTTTTATGTATGCATTGTTATCGGTACGCAATCCATCATTAATTCTATTTTGTATGTCTGTTTTCAGTCTCTCTAAGCTTTCAATTGGTAATTTTTCTAGACTAACTTTATATGATTGATTCATTTTAATAGCCCCCAGCAAAAACGAGTGAAATTATCAATAACCAAAAGACTGCTCCAGAAACAGCAAGAAAGCTTTTTGCAATACTCATAAACTCTTGAAAATCATTCTTCAACGACTCTTTCACTGCATCACCTTCTCTTTAAAATACAGATTTTACTTAGATTTCAGTTGTTTTGAACTCTTGTTTACTCAACAGCTCTAAATAGACACGATTACACTCTGTAAGTTCATATTCTTTTTTCTGAAGTTTCCTTTCAAGCTCAGTTATATAATCGAGAAGCCTAGGAATGTCTTGCCGAGCGTTTGCGATGAAGTCCGCGTCTTCTTTAGTTACTGCAGCTGCTAAACCATCCTCAAGAGTAACTATCCAATAACGAAGATTTTCGTTCCCTGGCCATTCATGGTGAATGTTTGCATGCCAAAATCCTTTGGTTGTCGCTTCCATACGTTGACGGATTTCTTCGAGTTGATCTTTCGTTAATTTTTCATTCATTCCTCATCTCCCACTTTCAATTAATTTGATTCTCAATTTCCTCAATAAATCCCTCTAAAGCTTCTTCATCAACCATTACTTGTCCAACCTGGACTTTGATGATTTCTTTCATTCGGTCATCCATATTTCTAAATTCTTCTGCTTGCTGCACAGTAAACATTGATCTGTATTTCTTTATGTATAAAAGAAATTCTTTAAGTACACCGATCTCCCCAATTTTGTGGAGATTGGAATCTTCTTGTTCCACTTCTAGCCGGAGTAAAGCTGCTTCCTTTTCTAAAACATCAATTTCAAGCTGTTCTTTCTTTGACAGCAATTCTTGCTCTTTTTGTTGCAATATATCACCTCCTTAAAGTTCTCACCGAAGAAATTCACACTCCATTCAGAAAATTCACCATATATTCACAACATTCTCCATTTATTTCAAAATTAATTGTTATAATATAGTTGTATTACATACCTAAACCAAGGGAGATGCTTTTAATGAAGAAAACAGCAATTGCTTTATTAGTTTCAACTATTGGTCTTACTGGTGTAGCTGCGTCAGCGAATGCTACTGCTAAAAGTGAGCCGGTTGCCGCCCCTCAAAATAATCTTGAGGTCTTAACAAACACCGGTAGTTTTCATGCTCTTGGGACTGATACTCACGTTAAAAATGGTGTTGGTGAAGTCAACATAGGTAGATCTACTTCAGGCCCTGCATCTTACGCAACAGTAGTCACTAGCTTTACACCAAACAACGTAACCAAGATTTCCATCATGGGGAAACAATGGTCAACAGGGACAGGAAGTAGAAGTGCAAATGTGACTTATGAATTAATGAAGTCAGATGGCACTGTGCTGGCTTCTGTTACACCGAGTGGCGGAAATTATATTAGTGAACAATTTTACAAAGTATTTAGCGTAAACACATCACTTATTTCAGGAAAACAATTGTATGTCCGAGCACATAACAATGACAGTGTAGCTCAAGTAAAAGTTAATGTTGATGTTTATTGGGATTATAATTACTAATACATTGAGAGGGCTTCCCTCTCTTTTTTATTTAATTATGTAGGCTTGTTTTTAAACCGATTCATACTGTAAATGCTTGTTTTTCTTTTTGCTAATTTTATATTCTGCAATCTTCAGTGATTCAAGAGTCCATCCATTATTGTTTAAACTTCCGAAAAGCGTGTTCAGTAATTGGAGCTCTTGTTTTAAGCTTCTTCGCTTTCTCAATATCTTTTGACCTTTCAACGAAAGGTGATATCCCTCTGAAGCATTAAATTTGTCCTCTTCTAGCTTGTGATAAAATTCATTGAGCTCTTTATCAACTTTCCCTAGCTCTTTATAAAGGTTATCAATTTCATTTTGAAGTCGTTGTTTAGTCTCCTCAATTGCAACAAGAGGTTTGGAAATGGAAACAAGATAATCTGTTGCAGTTTTCATATCGCCACTCCTATTTATTATTTTATTTTTATTCTAAAAGTATGTAAAAAAAAGACAAGCTTTTAACTTGTCTTTATCTTATCATTCAACTTCTAAAAAGTCTATAACTATTTTATTTTTATTCTAAAATTATTTTGAGTAAGTCACAAATGAATAATTAAATGTGGTATTGTTGTCTGCTTTCCTGTGATCCTTTTCAATTACTCTCCAGTCATCATTTAACCTGGGAAAATATGAATCTGCCTTCTCAGCAACTGAATCAACAATCGTCAAATAAACCTTATCAGCATGTGGTAAGAATGCCTCGTATATAGCACCTCCTCCAATTACCATTACTTCTTCATCTTTATCCAATTGTCCTCTTATAAGCTTTAATACATCATCAATCGAATGATAAACAAATGAAGAGTGATCAGGCTTGAAATCCTTATTTTTAGTCAATATGATATTCTTTCGGTTCTGAAGTGGCTTTCTTGTAATGTTTACGATTGAAGCGTATGTAAGTCTCCCCTGAATACACAACTTTCCTGTAGTGAGTTCTTTAAAACGTTTCATGTCTTCAGGAATATGGTAAAGCAAATTATTTTCATACCCAATGGCCATTGATTTATCGCAGCAAGCAATAAGAGATAGCATTATACTGCTACCTCAAAGTAAAGCTTGTCTCCATGCTTATAATTAACCAATTTGAAATCATCAATTGTGAAATCATAAAAATCTTTTACATCTGGATTAATCCATAACTCAGGTGCTTCATACTGCTCTCTGTCCATTTGAATCTTTAAATTGTCTATATGACGAGTATATACATGACAGTCTCCGATATTGAAGATATACTCACCTAGCTCATAGCCAGTAACTTGAGCAATCATACGCTGCAATACATTGTACTGGAACACATTAAACGGATTCCCGAGTGCGAGATCATTACTGCGACAGAAAACTTCTAAATGCAACTTCCCGCCTTTTACAAGCCATTGAGTACCATAGACACAGGGAGTCAATGCCATTGAGTCTAATTCATCAGGATTCCAAAGCGTTGTAATATGTCTGCGTGATGATGGATTATTTTTCAACTGATGAAGAAGATAATCAACCTGGTCAACCTTTTCACCGTTTAGCATTCTGTTCTTCTTACCAAGCTGATATCCATATGCTTTGCCGATTGTACCGTCTTCTTGTTTCCATTGATCCCAGATATGTACGCCCATCTTGTTTAATTCGTCAACATCATTTGATTTAAGCTGCCATATCCAAAGTAATTCTCTGATTGCCGTTTTCCAAGCAACTTTTTTAGTCGTTAAAATCGGTACTTCGGAATTATCAAAGCGCATTTGCTTACTGATTACACTTAATGTATGTGCTGGTGTTCCATCTGTATCCCACTTGGTTCTGACATCGAATTCTTCGTCAGATGCCCCATTATTAATTATGTCATTTATGATTGTGTTGTACTGCATATCAAACTGAGTCATAATTCTATTCTCCTTTATCTAAACCAACTGATAATAAAGTTAACCACGAAGACAATATTACCGCAAACAAAAAGCATGTACACGAACTTGTTTTGTTTATTGTTTGAGTCACCGTCCAAAACATCAAGAATTTTAAACATTGTTAAACCGGTATATATTAAAGCAAAAGCTGTTCAAGCTAACATTAGCAAGTTACCATGCGTAATCAGTCCAATAGTAGCCAAGGGGATAATGAACGAAATCCCCTTGAACAATGTCATGACATACACTAAGTTCTTATTCTTCTTCAGTTCTTTATATGGTGAGTTAGAAAGCAAATGTGTGACTTTAGCGTATACGTTCTGTTCCCCTCGAGTAATTAATCTAATTTCATTAATGTTTAGTGCAAATAAGTATGCTGCAAGTATTAACGTAAAGTATGTAATTATAATACATCCCCCTATTTTATTTTTTAGAGCAGAGGAATTAAATCCAACTGCTCTGGTTAAATTTATTGATAGATCGGGTCGTAGCAGTTTCTATGGCACCATTCAACATTGCCATGCGTTTGGTACATACATCGTTGAAAACATCGTTCAGCACTATTAAAGTGGGCAATGTATGGTGTAAATTGTGGCAAGTAATTCAAAGTATGCAGCGACGGTGTGTACCATATTGGATATTGTCTAAACACATTAAAACCTCCAGTTCTTCACAGTTTTCAATGTATTGTATTTAAGTTCACACCCAATCGATACTTGTCACTGTTTATATAGCCATGTTTAAAATTTAAATATCAATCAAAAAGCTCGCCGGCTCTCTTCATGTCTTTAATTTCTTCACTTACACTTTCTTTGATTGTGTGAGGTAACTGATCAATTCTCCGTTGGATTCTTTTCTGACCTGTATTTCTTATATGTAAAGTTAATTCTTTAAACCCTTCCATTGATTCGTCTGAAATTAAATCAAACTGATGTTGAATCTTAGCTAATAAGCTTATGTATTCTTCTTCATCTTCACTGAATAATTGGAGGCCTTGTTTAAAATTTTCTATTTCTTTTAGATGGGCTTGTATTTTCTCTATATGTTTATCCATTTTTCTTCACATACTCTTTGACAACATCGACAATTTCATGAGTATTGTGGAATACAGTTTGCCCTAATGAAGTGGCATGAGAATAAAGAGGGTGATTATCAATATTTTTAATTTCTTCTTGTAAACAATCAAGAAGGATTCTTTCTGTTTTCACTGACACTTGTTCTAACAGCCAACTGTTCCCGTTGTCCATAGAAAGCTGAATTCTTATTTCTGGCGGCAAGTTCTTAAATGCATTAATAAAGTCGTCAACCTTATATTGATCAGTAGGATTTAGCCTTGTTTTAATTGAAATTTTCATTTTCAAATCTCCTTTTTGTTTTAATTTGATTCTAATAAACTCAAAAAATTAACTGCTGCAACTCTATACCTTTGGTCTTCTTCATAAGCTGCAACTTGTTTCATATGCTCCAAAAACACATCTGCAAGCCCTTGTTTTTGAATAAACCCCAAACAAAGTCCGTTTCTGAAGAGCATATCATCATACTTTGCTTGCAAATCTTTATGACTGTTATTGTTTATGGTCTGTTTCCTCCTCTTTATTTTAAATAAAAGTCTTCTTTTATAGAGATGTTCGTTCAATCGACACCCTTTGGTATCCCTAAGATCTTTATCAACTTTAGTCATCACAATTTCGCTTGTTTCTAAATTTTGAACTTGTACATATTCCCTTTCCTGTCTACATGATAGTGTCCTTTTGGATAATATACATGTCCATCTGCATTTACCTTATCAATTACATTAAACATGAATTCGCCCTGTTTTATATTCCCTGTCATCCACGCCTTTTTGCGTAATCTTTTTTTCATCCAGCATCTCCTTTGTAGGCATAATTGTTGAGTTTTTTGAGTATTTTAAGTTGTACCCTGGCTGAGACCCTCCACTGACAAACATCATGATCAAAGCCAGGGGTTTAAACTAATAAATAATATCTGCCACGTATTTAGACCAAGATTCTAAACGATTAAATACTAATGGATTATCAAAATCTTGTTTATTTAACCAAAAGCCTTTTAATTGATCTGTTTCTCTTACAGATACCTCTGCATTTTCAGGCAGTTTAACAATAATCATTATGCCTAAATGAACTTTCCCCACTTCATTTAAGTCATCGTTTATCAACCCCACAACTTCTAAATTTAAATTGGAAGTTGAGATAAACACCTCTTCTGAAAGCTCTCTCCTTAAGTTCTCATCAATAGCTTCCCAAAAATTTGTTGCTTCAGTTAAATTCATGTGCCCGCCAACACCAATTGATAATTGATCATGAAGCCTCTTTTCCCCGCTTTTTCTTAACCGCTCGTATGCAAATACTCGGTCTCCTTTTTGTAAAATGGCATAGGGAATTGGTTGCTTACAGCTTTGATCCCTCTCAGCATCTCCCCTATTCATAGTGATCATGCTTTCAGCGAGATTTTCGATTATTTGATCAACCTTGCCTAGATCAGATTCAATTCCTTGAAAGACTAGTTCTTCATTATCAAATACTTTATCTCTAGGTGCTACAACAATTACTTCATCCATTTTCCCCATTTAACATTCTCCTTTTGTTTTATTATGTGAAAAATCTATCCAAAAATTAAATAGGCCGCCCAACATGAATATCGTTGAATAATCCAGTCAATATGCTTAATCTTACAGAAGGTTATCCAATCCATTATCAACAAAGGTATTACAGTAATTAAAAAAATTAAAAGCAGTATGTACTTCCACCATGAAATCTCGTTAATATTCCAACCGAATATGGTTAGCCCTCCCCTAAGGAAATTATCTTTTATTGTAATCCCTTTAGTAGTTCATCAAGTTCTTCAGGCTTAAATCCAACACTACGCTTTACTTCTTCTTGCTCATTCAGCAGTATAGTCACCGGTACACTCATTACCTCAAATTGCGCTGCCACTTCTGGCTTCTGTGTTACATCAAATGTCTCATATTCGACTCCTGCTTCGTTTAAATAATTGGATACCATTTTGCAAGGATTGCAATTCGGTTGTTCTAATTTAATCAGTCTCATGAAATAACTCCTTTGCTATCGAAAATGAAATCAGAATCCTTTAATGGTTCAACCGTTGCTTTTTTATAGCCAACGCCTTTCATTGAAAAGAAGTCATGTGATTTAGTCTTTGTGCTCAATCCATTAATAACGATTGGATTAACATCCTCTTCTTCAAACCAATGATCAAAGCCCAGATTGTTTAATGCTTTATTTGCGTTGTATCTGATGAATTTCTTTACATCTGGAGCTAAACCAACCTGATCATAAACATCTTCTGTATACTCCAATTCATTTTCATAAAGCTCCTGCAACAAGCTTAAAGCCCATTCAAACAATTCTTTTTGCATCTGAAGAGTTTGTTTCTTATATATCTCTTGAGCTAACAATCCGACATAAACGCCGTGTATCGCCTCGTCACGGATAATTAAATTTACAATTTCCCCGCTCTGCATGAGCTTCCCTTGTCCATAAAAGTAAAGTGGATAATAAAACCCTGAGTAAAACAAGAAACTCTCCAAAAACACGGACGCTACCATTGCTTTGAATAAGGAAATATCATCGTTTTTCTGAACTGCTTCATAAATTGAAACAATTGTTCTTGCTTTCTTTTGAAGAAATTTATTGTTTTTAACCCATTCAAACACTTCGTTGATCTGCTCTGTTGGAGCTAATGTAAGAAAGATGTTGCTGTAAGATTTTGCGTGCACCGCGTTTTCCATCATCGCCATGAAATTAAGAACCGCTTTTCGCTGATGGCCCTCGACGTGCTCGGCCACAATCGGCATGCCCGTGTTCCCCTGCTCTGTATCAAGCAGTGTCAGGCCGGCGAGCACCTTCATGTACGTATCCTGCTCATTTTTACCCAAATACTTCCAAGTAAGAAGATCGCCGTTTAATGCGATCTCTTCCGGAAGCCAAAACTGCTTTACGTTTTGGTTGTAAAACATTTGGGTGAAATCATCTTCATGCTTTGACCAGTTTGCTGCTGTATATTGCGTCAATTATTCATCCTCCTTCTCTTTAACGACCATATTGAATTTTTTGATTTTTGCTACTAATCCGGACTTCTTCGTCTCTCCACATCTAGCGAAAGGATACGTACTATCTCGATTCCTTCCTAGCTTTGATTCGACGTATTTATCGAAACTCGCATAATCCGCCCGCTCCCAGAAGAAAATTTTAGCCCATTCCGGCTGCTCATCGAATGTTATGCTTTCGTCCTTAAATGAGTCTGCACAAGTATCCACTACTCCTCCGTAGATCCTAAAGTTTTCATGTGGGTGCTTTTCACTGACCCACTCTTGACCGATTTCTAACTTCACGACTCCGCCTCCCCTTCGTTTAAACTACGCAACTCAAGCACGAATCCTGGCCGGTATCTTTCGTCCGCGCATAATACAACGTTTTAATGCCACGATGATGCGCGTATAAATCAATCCGGTTCAGATCGCGCGTTGTCATCGTATCTTTCAAGAACAGCGTAAATGAAATCCCTTGATCGACGTGCTGCTGAATAGTGGCAATAAGATCAACTACCTTAAACATATCCATGTCGTATGCTTCCTTATAAAAGAACCAATTCTGAGCCGATAAACCTGGCATTGGATAATATGTCTTACTGTTTCCGTATGTACGTTCCTCGATTCTCTCCATAATCGGCATTACACCGGCTGTAGATGATTGAACATATGAGATGCTTCCAGTAGGTGCAACAGCTTGCCTATACGAATGATACAACCCATATTTCATAACATCCTCTTTAAGCTTCATCCAATCTTCAATGTTAGGAATATGTTGATCTCCAAACAGGCTTTTAACCTTTTCATATTTAGGGCTATAATCAATTGTCACGTACTTATCAAAATACTCGCCTGATTTGTAAGTTGATCCGTGAAACTTGTAGTACGTCTCCCCTGTTTCTTTTGCAATTTCCATTGAACGTTGCAGGGAGTAGAAGTTAACCATCATAAAGTATGTATTTGCAAAGTCCTTAGCTTCTTCACTTTCATAAGCAATTTTATTTTGAGCTAAAAAACCATGTAGATTCATCTGCCCAAGACCAATTGATCGCATTAGTGTATTTGCTCTCGCAACAGCTGGGGCATTTACAATGTTTGTTTTCCTTGTAACAGTCGTTAGTGAGTCAATTGCTATTCTAACCGTGGAAGCAATTGATTGATTGCTCATTACGTTTACAATGTTCATGGATCCAAGATTACATGAGATATCTAAACCAATTTCGTCTTCCTGATCGTAATCTGTATAAACTGAGACTTGTGATGCTTGGAGCACCTCTGAACAGTTGCCAGTAACAATCCCATTGAAAATCAGAGAGTGATAGTCTTCTTGTGTTGTATCATAAACATCCTCAACACCATCTTCTTCAATACTAATAATTTCAGCCGTAAAATCATGCTTTGGCTTTCTTGAAGAAGGTTGCAATGTCTCAGTTAGCAAATTGAATTTATAAATATCGTATTCTTTCATTTCAACAATGCTCATAAACAACTCTCTTGAGTTTCTATCTTGAATACTGATTTTGTGAGTTGGCTTTACATTGTACAGCTTAGAACCACCTTTCCCGTCAGGAAGGAGTTCTTGTGAACGCTTATTGTTAGAATAGATCGTTGTATAAACACCCATGTTTAGTAATAGCTTCTGAACGTCCTGAAGGCTCTCATAGTGAATGGATGTTAACTCAATTGTTAATGCTTTGGCTTTATGATTTGCATTTACACACCCATCAGTCTGGAATAAACCTGATAAATAAGCTGCTTGCGTTTCCTTATTAGCTTGAAAAATGAATTCTGGGACTCTTGTTTTAGTTTCTTTGTCCATACCGAACTTCTTCAAGATGTCAAATAAGACTGTACTATTCATGTAGAGTAAATCTTGTTTTTCTGGATTAGCCATATTAAATGTTGGAGCCAGTGATGTATTGTGTTTATAAGCACGATCGAGCTTGTGTTTTTGAATAATACGGTGAACTGCATCAGTAACTTTCTGCTCAAGAACTTTTTTGTTATCGTATAAATAAATCTTGGCAGTTTTTTCAGTAATGGTTCCATCCCCAGCTATAATGCCCATGATGTAAGCAAGATCTGGCTCATGAATGTCGCCGTATGCTCCCTCACCTGATTGAACTAATAATTTATCGCCCGTTTTTAGCTGATTCAATTGGAGCTTTTGAATTTCACCGTCCCTTTTCACATAGAATTTGTGCCACTCAGTTGTCCTTATTTCATATCCTTGCTTCGTTTTGACTTTAAATATTTCCGCATCTTTTTTAGTCAATTGCATTGGAATTGCATCTACTATTGAAGTACCTTTGCTGCCAACTGCAAAATCTTTTGTTCTATTATCAATGACCACTTTAAGCTCATTCTGCTTTTTGTAAAGATCAGCTGCTTTTTCATATCCATTCTCAGTTAAAAGAAGTGTTTCTCCAGTAACGCACAAATTAGAAAACTTCACTTTTGAAATATGTTCATTTGGATGCACTTTATTTACATTGTCAGCAAACATGATATACGGATATCCTGATTCGCTTCTTAGAATGGCCAATTGCTCTAACAGTTTTCGAGCATTTCCCTTTGCTTTTCTAACTTTAGGGTTTTCAACAAGCTCATCATACATTTTATTGATTTCCATCTCATCAAGATACTTCCCATATTCTTTGTAGACTGAGTGAGGATAGAACATGTAAAAATCCTTATCTTCTCTTGCCAATTCAATAAATTTATCAGGGAGAACTACACCAATAGACAGTGTTTTAACTCGGACATCTTCATCTGCTGAGATTTTTTTGGTATCAAGGACGTCTGTGATGTCTGGGTGGAATACGCTTAGATAAGCTGCTCCAGACCCTTGTCTTTGTCCCATCTGATCTGCATATCTAAAAGCATTATCCAATAGCTTCATAACACCTACGACACCTTTAGTTGCATTCTCTACGTCTTTAATCGCTTCACCCTTGGCTCGTAATTTGCTTAGGTTTAATGCTACACCACCGCCTAATTTAGACAGCTGCATTGAAATGTCAATTGCACGAGAGATGTCATTCAAACTGTCTCCCACTTCAAGTAGGAAGCAACTTACCATTTCACCTCTTCGCTTACGTCCTGCATTAAGGAAAGTAGGCGTTGCCGGCTGATACTCTTGTTTCATCATGGCGTGTACTTCCTCAATAGCCTTTTCATAATCACCATCTGCACAATATAAAGCTACAATTGAGACACGATCCTCATATCTCTCCAATATCTTTGTTTTGTCGTTTGTCTTCAATGCATAGTCATTGTAGAACTTAAAGGCACTCATGAAAGAAGGGAATCTGAATTTGTAACTGTAAGCAATCTTAAAAATCGATTTAATCTGCTCAAATGTGTATTCGCTTAAGAATTCTTCTTCGTAATAATCATTTTTAGTCAGATAATCCAGTTTCTCTTTTAAGTCATGGAAAAAGACTGTGTTCTGATTAATGTAATCAACAAAGTAGCTGTGTACTGCCTCCTTATCCTTCTCAAATTGAAACTTACCGTCTTTCTGAATCATGATCTCATTATTGAGCTTAATCCACTTTGGTATTGTGTTTGTCAATAAGTTGTACCTCCCGATTAATCTTCTGCAAATCTTGTTTTGTTCCGCTTAGTTCAAACTTTAATAACAATGGTACGTGGAACATTGCTGAGAGCTTGTCCCCAGCTAAACCATAGTTATCACCCCAAACCTTGTTACCACTCACAACAACTCCTTTTATTTTATTTTTATTCTTAATAATAAAGTTTAAAGTCCTTTCAGGTACTTCCCCAAAGCCTATCGTATATGTAATATGTATAAATTCTTCTTCAATGATTAAGTCATCTGTAATTTCAATGACATCGAAGTTTAACTCCCTTTGTAAAGCTTGAGCAAACCTTTTCACATTGCCTGTCTTGCTTTCATATGTAATAATCAATATTCTTTATATTCTCCGTTAACCAAACTGTTGGTGGTTGTTTCTGCTTCATTTTCAGCATGATGAAAAGCTTCAGACATTTCTAAATTAATGTCTCCCATTTCAGCATAGCCTTTGGCCATTTGAGCTTCATAATCTGATAACTCTGTCATTGGTACTGGAATGTAGTTATCCTTCTGCTCTTGTGTGATAACCATTTGATCCCCTTCAAGATTAGTCGCAATCAGCTCTCCTTTTAAAGCAGTGTATGAACCACCATTCTTCATATGTACTTGCGTATTTTCTTTTGCTTCATCCAAGGTTACAAAGTGACTGCGCTTAACGTATAACTGTTTAGCAGCTCCCATTCCACAACTCCCTTTTCTTTATTTTTTGTTTTTATCTTTGTCATGTCTTACGTCTAACTTATCCATATCATTTAGAATATGGTCAATAACAACATCGCTGAACTTACCGTAGACCTTATATCCAATTAATTTGCTTCTCAAATCTCTCCACTTTCTTGCTGCACTCATTTTGCTTCCCCTTCCTTTGAAACTGTGATTTTATCTAGAAATAACTGTAGCCTGTTTTGGTTTATCAATGTATGGATCAATCGTTTTACTCAAAACATACTCCAGAGTTTTGTATCTACCTTCCTTATTTTTTTTGGAAACATAGAAGTTCGCCAAGTTCATCCAGACTAATGCTGAAAGGATCATTACCTACCTTTTCTTTAAATGCAGTTAATTCACTGAATTTTTCTTTGAATTCTATAAGTTGCTCTTGATTCAAACTATCGATTTTATATCCAAGCATTTCAACAAGTTCAAGTCTTCTGTGTTCAATTAGTTCCCTTAATTTTGATCTCAAACCCAAGAACTTTTCGTCTTTTCTCTGCTCAGCAATAAACTCTCTAATATTCATTTTCATCATCCTTTACTTTACTCTCAAAGTTTCTTATCTATAATACCTTTAATGCTTTTTAATGTTTGCTTGTACTCGCTATCCAAGCCACTTACATCAAGATTTGTTGAGATTCGATAGTTTCCTGAGTTGTCATACATTGTGATGAAAGCCTCAGTGTCATCTTCTTTAGCGCTAAACGTGATATCATGAACGTCAACCTGATCTGCACCGTTTTCTTGCTTTAGTTCTTCAACATAGTCTGGCTGCATCATGTTGAATAACTCTTTAACTGTGGTGAATTTTACTTGTTCTAATAAGCTATCTTCTTTGTATTCAAATGTCTCAAAATAAAGATTGAATGTTATATAGCCTTCTACAAGATTTCCATACTTAGTGTATTCCATCCTATCTACTCTCCTTTTCTGATTTCTCTTACTTCATGCGGCACTCCACTTTCTTCTTGAGCATACACAGCATCATTATGAGCCTCAATAGCGTCATCATAAGTGTTAACAAGTGTTCCCATGCAATAAAGTCCGTATTTTTTATTCATTTTCATCATCCTTTCGTGGTCTTTGAAGTTTATTGATACTTTCATACAGCTTCATGAGCTCATTTAATCTTATTTCCACTTCTTCAAAATCATATCGACTTTGAAGAAACAACACTCTTTCCCTTAATAGAAGCAACACTTCACTGATAGCTTTATCATGACCAATTATTTCTGCAATTGAATTTGTTTCATTAATCGATTCCATGATATATTTGCCCTGTCTTTGACTTATTCCCAGATGAATTCACCTCCTTGTATTTTTATCCGTTAAAGTAAACTGCCCTCGATTAGTAATACCATTTCTTCATCATTAGAAATCTCTTCAAGAACCTGCTTAAATGGCATAAGCTCTTCACCTTCTCCCGGAACCCTTCCTTGTCGTATTGCCGCATAAACTTGTCCAACTTCAGTCATCTCATCACTTAATTCCCCGTCATCATCAGCAACTTCTTTTGTATATAACTTCATTGCCTTTTCTTTTGAGTAAGCTTTAATTAACGCATAATAGGGATCGCTCACTTCGAAGTACTTCATAACGGGCTTCTCAACTCCCAATTCCTCAACGTAATCGCCTTTGATTTTTACATCATCAACACCGTTTTCGAGTAAATTATCTACGATATCCTTTCCTAGCTGTTCTAACGCAGCCCCTTGAACAGATTCACTTTCGTTATTAAATCCCTCATGAGCGTAACAAGTTGCTTTTATTTCAAAAACTGCTGCTTTAATCCCCATAGCCAATTCTCCTTTTATTTTACTTTTGTGAATCTCTTGATCTCTTTCCCATCAATAATCACTTTTCCAAAGAACACCGTCTTGGCCTTCATATGTAACCAACTTTTCTTCTGTTTCAGTGTGAACTGCTTCTCCAATAACCATATATAAACCGCCTTTATAATGTCTATCCTGACAACCGATAAAACAAATGTGTCTATTGTAGCTTTCCTCCTTAAACTTCATCTAAATGAAACACAAGAACATTTTTATATGGATCTAATTGAATTTCATTGCTTGTTTCTTCACCATCAATTCTGAATTGAATTGGTGTATCTCCGTTAAAATCAAGTTGGTCTTGTAGCGCTTTAATTACATCGCTAACTTTAGGATTAATTAATTTCCCATTGATCTCATCATAAGCCATAGCTATTCCTCCTTTTCTCTCTAAAATCATCCTTTTATTACGACCTACAGAACTGTGAATTCAATTTTAATTAAATCAGAAGAAATGTCAGTTAACCTTTTCCTTGTCCTAATAGTCTTTGTTTTGCCTTGACAAGTTGTGATTTCTAAAATCGTAGGATCTTCTATATGAATACTAGAGTCACTTGGTTTAAGATCATCTTTATTTGCAATCTCTAAGAATACACTCCTTTCTCCTTCATACATTTCACAATCATCAAAAGTCCCTACCAATGTTTTTTCATTTGGAAGAAAAACGTTTTCAGTCGTTTTGTACAGTTTTACATTTCTCATTTTCATTCTTCTTCATCCTTTCAATAAAATAAAACTTTCATTTAGACTTCAATCAACTGATTGGTATCTAACCTTTGGATAGGTTGTTTTCATATAAACTTTTTTCATGCACAATGGGCATTGAAACGGATATTTCGGTGGGTTTGATGTGAGCATCATATTTGAAAACACAAGCTCTGGAGCTTCTTCGCATTCATCACAATGTAACGTCTCTCTAAAAACTTTAACTTGCTGCGATTTAATCATATTCAGATTCCTCCTTCGTTAAATAAACAATGTACTGACATACAGAACAATCAATGCAAAAGCTGAATGAAGTAAAGACTTACCGGCTTTCTTGAAAATGTTCTCATCTTTTTCCTGATCTGACCGTTTTACACCTTTGACAAATACGTTGAGTAAAACACCAATCACAAATGCATGAGGTAAAGTGATATGGGTATTTTGAATGTTGTATGTATCAATAAGCAATGGGTTTAACACATGATTCAATCCATAATAGACAACTAGTGACATAGTCACTGCTTCAACAAAAATGAGTAACCCCACTACAATCAGAGAACCTGATCCGATAAAGAAACCGTTCCAAATATCTTTTGTATCCTTATTCAATAAATATCTCTCCTTTAGTCTTTTTTAGTGATTAGCCTCTTCCACCAGGAAGTTTTACGTTTCTTTTCTTGCTCTTTAAAGCGTTCATAGTCTTGTTTAACTTGCTGATTCCATTTCTCTATTTTTTCTTGTTTTTGAATTGCTTTTTCAAGGCTCTCTTTATCCTCAATTGTTTTAATGACCTTGTCAGTCTGATATGTCCATTCATTTTTTGTGTTGCGTTGCCTGTCTGTTACGACTACGTATTCGTTAAACCCTGGGATATACACTTTCCCTCCGACTTCAATTGGGTCTAAGTCGATGTTCCCTTCAAAAAATGTCTGATACTCACATTGCTGCTCGATTGGGACAAGGGCATCACACAAGCCTAATGTCCAACTTTTCTTAATTACCTTCCCTTCAAATGTTGCTTTATGTCGTCCCACTTATTCACCTCCTACTGTTGCATCTCTTTCTTAAAAGCATGTTTCAAATGTTGCCAAAATGATATCCTTTTATTTCCTAGCTGATTATCATGCTTTTCTTTTACTTTACTTTCGTCTAAATACTCCCTTAATTGTTTTTCAGCTTGAATTTTACTCTCCTTATTCTCGACTGTGCTAATGACATAATCAGTGAAGTAAATCCATCCCCCATCAAGCATTTTGACCTTTTTTTCTATATGAACATTTTCATCAAGTTCATTTATGTAAAGAGTGTCACCACAGTTAACTTCAAAATTAATTTCATCCTCATAAAAAGTTTCAGTAGATATATCTAAATACTCGTGGTCAATAGCTGGTGGCTTTCGTTTCGCATGGACGCCATGAAAACACGATGGATATGCCCTGAAAAGGTAAATCTTTTCTATTTTCTTGCCTTTAAATACTGCTCTACACTTCTCCATGTTAGTTTCTTCCTTCTCACATTTCATTAAATGCCGTTATTGCCACCAACAGTTGCTTTGCCTCAACTTCTGCTATTTGATCTCCAATTTGAACCTTTACCCATGTATCTGGATAATCAATACTCTTAGTTGCCAGGAGTTTCAGAGTTTTTCTGTTTACTCCTCTCAATGTGAATTCGGATGTAATGTCTCTCATGTTTTTCTCCTTTCTTTATAAAAATTGAATTTTAACCTAATTTCTCCAAGATAATTTTAAGATAATCTTTGAAGTCAATAGCTACAGCTTCTTCACCTTCTACACGTTTCTCATCTCTTACGCCAAAAAACCATCTATCACCTACCCACTGGCTTGCAGTTATATTATTTCTCCCGAACACATCATGGCCTTTGAAAGGATTTGCCTCTTCTATTTTCTCTAGCATAGACCTTATGTCTGTGAAATACTTAGAACGTTTTTTAAATGCATAGAAGCCAGCTTTTGTGGGGTTTTTCACCACTTCATCTTTAAAGAAGTCATATGCTTCTGTTCCTGCGCGTACTCCGAAATACTCGGAATGATAGAACGAAAAACCATTCTTAATTCCGTATGTTGCTTCGAATTCATCAAAGAATTTGTTAATATCTTCTCTTCGTTTCTTCTCAGTTTTATACCAATTGCTTTCTTGCTTAATCTCATAAATTGGTGCATCTAATGTTTCCATGGCTCTATGCTCCTTTTTTGTTTATCACCTAAAGACATCATTTGTTCCAATTTGTCGCATACTGCGCTTTCCCAGGAAATCATTTATATTTCCTTTCACTATTTCCCTTCATCTTGTTCATATCACTGTAAGAATAAATCCGATAAGGAGCGAGCAAGCTCCCATTAAGAAAACAGTGAGATAAAATGGCAAGGCTTCTTTAAAGTTTTTATTCTCAACTAAACTTGTAAGTCCATTACCTATGAATATTGAACCGAACAAGATTAGTCCCAGCACCAAATATGACATTTCATTCTCCCTTCTTATAATGGACTAGATTATTACTCATGGTATTCATACGCCTCTTGAACTGCATTAAAGTCTTCATTATCTAAAACATCCTTTGCTACTTGGCACCAATATCCTAAATCACTAACCGCTTCAACTAGTTCATTAATTGCTTGATCCTGAGTAATTGGTTTTGAATCTAATATCCAGCCTCCATTAACAGTTCTTTCTAACGTATGAGCACCTTTTTTATGTAAACAAACTTTCAATTTATCCATTTAGCATCTCTCCATTCTCGATAAAAGGAATATTTTATTTTTACTCTTAAAGTAACTGCAAGTAATCCAATGTCTTTTCTAATTTCATGTCTTTACAATTTTCAATGCATTCTTTCTTGATTGCTTCTCCGCATTCTTTATGTACCGCGAATTCCTTATATTCTTTGTTGTCAGCTATTCTTATGTAATAAACGATTTCGCCAATGTGATCCTTGCATTTAACACACTCCAATGCATCACCTCGATTCTTATATTTCTAATATACTCGCATTCTCTCAAACAATCAACAACTATTTTATTTTTATTCTTAAAAAGTTTCTTTTAAATTTCTTAGCTTTACTGTTGCTGCCAAAATATCCGAATCACACCTCTTCCATATACGGTTATCCTCTGGCCTTAAATTGTTCTCTAAATAAACCCAAAGCTTATCTAATATTTCCTCAATCTCATCAACGTCATTATTAATGATATCCCTGGCAGTATCCCTAATTATCCGATACCTCCTCTACGAGAATATGATTATAGCTTTCCCGTTGTCATTCTTTATGTACGGCGAATGTTTTCTCTGAAGGCAATTTGTCCCCCTACCTTCCCCAATGCTCACGTTATAAACAGTCTTTACCTTATGTATGTCTAATGCCTTCCGTTTAGCCTCTTCTGTAGACATTGCTTCAATTACCAAAGACGCGTTTTCGCCTTTGTGATCTTTACATCTAACATAGTACCTTTTCAATAAACATCCCTTTATCCTTTCTTGTTATCTTGTTGTATTAATCTTCTTTTAGATAAGACTTGAAGAACTCATCTAGGTTTGCAGCAATCGCTCCAGCAACTTCTGCACAATGAGCATGACTCTTTTCTTGAGATCTTAAAAACTCAACTGCAGACTTAGCAATGGCTTTTATTTTCCCCTCGTCTAATTTGCCGCTTCTTACTTCATCTTTAATTTTTTCGGCTTCCTCTTTTAAGCTTTCTGGGTAGTTCACTACAGACTCCACCTCTTATATTTTATTTTTACTCTTTAAAAGACAAATTTTATAGCGATTTATATAAAGGAAAAACAGTCCTGTCAACCTCATCTAGATAAACCTCTATATCTCTCCTATCTAGATTCCAGAAGACATTTTTCACAATAAAGCACCTCTTATCATTTATATCTGATGACAGATCTCCTCCTACAATATAGTCACCTGTACGAGGCACCATTGACTCTAATCTTAGGTGGTTTCCTTCCCCATCCTTACTATATGTAAGCTCACTCAAAGAACTGCCGGTTTTACAATCATTAAAAATAACTAACCATCTAACTTCCATTTCACACCCTCATTTCGATAAAATTGATCTTTTATTTAGATCACCAACCGTAAAATAATATTGTCTCTTTCTCAAAATCTATGGTTTTTAATAATCTGACCAGCTCAAAAATACTGTATTCATATTTCCAAGAAGATGTTAGCCATGAATCATTAATATCCGTATTTAACGCCCATCCTCTAGTCCACTCAGATAAGTTGTTCTTAATATGCTGCTCTTGTTTTACTGAAGCAGTTCCATTTTTATCATCAATAAGCAAGTTCTCGTACATTGCAATGACTTTGTTTTTATAAATTTCAATAGCTTCTTCAAGCCCTTCTTTACCAACAATATATGGAACATAATCCGATAATTCATTCATAACTTCTTCTCTTTCAAAGAGAGGGTGTCCCTTTGAATAAATGCGGTCGGCTGTATCATCCCAATACAACTTCCCAAACTCCCAAATTTCCTCTTTAGGCAGGTTACCTATATAGAAATAACCTTCTTCTCCTATTGCACCGAACTTTTTGGACAATTCATTGTAATTCATTGATTTTATTTCGTTTACAAGTTCCTTGCTGATTTTATACATATAATGTCTATAACCCATTACAGTCTCCCCTTTCTCTTTAAAAGAGATATTTTAAACAGTTTCACAAACACTTCACACATTTCAAATATTTAACATGCTAGACTGGAGATGTAATCACAATCAAAACCTAGGAGGTAATTCTTATGAAAAAGTTTTACAAAGGATTGATTGTTTCTGCTCTATTGCTTACAGCACTAGCACTCCCTGCATTCACATCACAGGCTTCTGCTTTAACCCCTGTCAAATCAATTGATCAAGTTAAGCAGCTAGGTGATCCGCTTGGTACAGTTGATTTTCACATGCTGAGGAATTCTAACGTATCTCTATTAAAAGGCTACACCCGATGGGAAATTGTATCTGGAAGCAACCTTATAAGCATTAGTTCCAGTGGTGTCGTATCCTCTCATTCAACTTTGGGCACAGCATTGGTTTACGCGTATGACATTAACGACAATTATGTGATTTATAAAATTACAGTAGAAGCACGTTAGTTTACTAAGGAGTGTTAATTCACTCCTTTTAACTTTATTTTCACTCTAAATATAATGATATTTTAAAGTAATTTCCGTTCAATCTCCTCCCAATTCATAACACGAATAAATCTATTGTCATTCCTGTTATGCGGTGCATCAAATAGTATCTTCATTCCATCAAATGTTTCTAAGTTATGCACTCCGTCATCAATCATGATGTCTGCTTTAATTATGTTTTTATTGCCACAAAGCACAACATTACTATGTGGAATATATGGAAAATGCTCTGTGAGCCATTCTAACTTTGCTTTAAGGGATTCTGGATGGTTTGTTGCTGTAGTAACAACATATACTTCATATTTCTTCGCCAGCTCCTTAACTGCTCTCTGACTTCCTTCTATAACATCCAGATTTCTGAATAATTCGTAATCCAAATGCCTGTAAACATTGTTTTGGGTATTTGAATATTTGCTAATATCCCAGCACAGTATATCTTCCTCTTTTAGAAAAGGATCATCATAGGTGTTAATGTAGGCTACCCAATCACTTAGTAAATCGGCTAAAACTTGATCCATGTCAATTGCAATTACTTTCTTCATAAATCACCCCATCCGTTAAAAAGATTATGCCTTTAGCAATTTCTTCGCTAGACCACTGTTCTGTATCCCATGAATATGTATGTAACCCAACATCGCTCATTACTTCTCTGTATAATCCTAATACCGGCTCAATATCACGATCATTTATGTATTCGTCACCACGTTCAAGTAAACGCTGCTTAATAACTTTCGGATCAGCATGTAAGTAGATCACCTTGGCTTTATCCCTAATCTTCTCCTCGATGACCCTTTGTTGCTCTTCCGTTAAGATTGAGTAATCCTTGAACTTCTTCGCATAAACTAAATTTGAATATATGTATCGGTCAATAATTACATTGTCCTCATCAGCCAGCTTGCTAAAGTGTTCAAACAGCTTCTCATTACCGCTCTTAGCTAATTCAAAGCTGGATCCTTTTATTACCGGATATCCGAGTTCTTTGCTTAGCTTATCTGCTACTGTTGATTTGTAGCAGCAGTCAGTGCCTTCTAAAATAATCATCGTCATTTATCTTCCACCCTTCTTACATTGCTGAAGCCAATCACTCTATATGAGCCGTCTGGATACTCAACTTCTAATTGCTCATGTCCTTTATCAACTTGTGCAACAACACCAATCTCTCCTGTGAAACCAGCAATCACCTTCTCTCCCTTTTTAAACATACAATCAACCTCCTTTAGCTGGATTTAATTCATGCTCCTTGAAGAATGTAATATCACCTGTTTCATCACTGACTGCGTAATCATATGTGGCAGAGTGTAGCAGCTCAATAATTTTCCCTTCCCGTCCAACATGATGAGGACAAGCGTTCTTTGCATTCTCATTTATGATGACTTTTAACCCTTCTGGATAAGACCAAAACTTCGGCAATTAATCGCCTCCTAACTAATAATTGAGATTGTCCCCTTTTGCTTGCCAAAATTAATTGCGTCACGCTCGGTTGCTACAAGCAAGTCCACTTTATTTCCAACAATTGCTCCTCCAGTATCAATTGCAATTGCTTTGAACTTTTTCCCACCAATGCTTACTTCAACTATTGAATTCAAGGGAATAACACTAGGGTCGGTTGCAATAACACGATACCCTTTGTAATAGATTGATTGAGTGACATCAACACCTGTTCTAGTTGTTCCTGTGCATCCTTCTTGGCAGTGGGCAATATAAGCACTCAGCTTAACCTGGATGGTTTTCTTTGCGGCCGGTGGCTTGTTTTCTTTTTCTTTAATACTAATTTTATTTTTACTCTTAAAAAGTTTATGCTTTACCGTCTCACCTCCCTTCCTGTGCCTTTTTTTACTTTGCTTAGGTTTAATGAGTTTTGCTGAGATAATCTTCTCTGTATGCCTTTTTAATTGCTGTTCTTTGTTAGTTTGAGCTTTTTTAAATAGCCGTAAGACAATATTCTCACTTGATGGTATCCTAATCTGTCTAGGCTTCTTATAAAATGATTCTTTTATTGAGTCTTCATTTCCCTCTGTTTTATGTAAATGTTGCTCATAACTTATGTAAGAAAAAGTGGTTAAGGGAATCAAAATCATCATACCATAAACAGACTTGAAAATGTGTGTTTTAATTTTATTTTTACTCTTAATGGCGATGCATATCACTTCTCCTTCTTTGTTTTCTTTCTATTCGATATTCCTAAATAATCATTTATTCGTTTTTTGGCTATCTCTATGTAATATTCCTTATCAAGATAATCAGGAACTTTTAAATCAATAACGTTATCATTATTTATAAAGCAGCGCGGTGGAGTATTTCCGATTTTTTCAATTCGTTCTTCTGTTTTAACCTTGAAAACACCTTTAGCATCTTCATCATTAGAAGCAAAAACTCTTAAAACTTTTTCAGGTAGCCTTTCTTCTCCATAGAGAGCGTACATATATTTGTTTGAAACCTTTGATATCTTTTGAAATTCTCTTAACTGATCACATTCATTGATGGTTTTTTCAACTGGAATATCTTTTGTAAAATACTCAATCATAGCTTTATTAACAATTGGTAAGTCATAATCCAGGTTGTTTAGTTTTTTAACATAAGCACCTTTAGATTTATACTTCTGGTCTTTATCAATGATTATATAGTTGTTTACATCCTTCTGATAAATCTTCTCATAAACATCCCACTCTAAATCTAATCGTGTTCTGGTTTCCCACTCCTTCGCCACTTCCTTAATTAAATCAATATCAGATTCTTTCTCAACTTTCATAAACAACCCATCAGTATTTGACTGAATCAGTTTACAATACGGTTCAATTTTCTCGATCAAATCTAATAACAACAGCTGCCCGGCTAAACATACGTTATTGGCCATTAACGGGTCATAAAGTGGATTATACTGATCTTTCATTGCTCCATACGTTGAGTTTAGGACGATCTTGTAGGGAGCCTGCTTAGGATCTTTTTTGCGTTTTAATTCTAACCGTGTATCTCTGATTTCAGTATATTTCAAAGGGTTTTTCACGTTACGACTGATGTAATCATATTCAATCATGATTGAAGGATATAGAGATGCAACATCACAACATAAAATTATCCCTTCATCTTTATACTTTGGTAATGCCCCATGTAAACCTCCCCAGGCAAAAATATGAGGTACACCTGCAACATCAACCTTTAAGTTTTTTTTATAATCTAGATTTTCAGGATTTCTATACCAATCAACAATGTGTTTGTATTTTTCAATTTTTAATGTATTAGGAAATCTAAGTTCAAACTCATCTCCCCTGTTTCCTTGCTTTTCAGCCCCCAAGATAAATGCAGATAATTGGGCTTTTGTCTTTGTAAACATAGACATTTCTAAATCAAAGGCTTCAATTAAAGCCAATTGACTTTCGAATTCCTCTTTTTTATTATCAAACACTTCAATTGTTTGTTTCACATCGTGAATACAGTACTCAACAACTTCCTTAATTTCTTTTTCTGTTAATGCTCTTGCGATATCAAATGGTACTGATGACTCCTTAATCCTTGAACCCATAAAGCCTTCTAGCTGCTTTAAGCTGTGGAAACCAGTTGTTATGTCAAAGTTATTCAGTGGGATCTTATAACCTTCTCTAACAACATTAAATCCCTTTACATTATCATTAATAATTCTTGAACTAATATAATAAGGATTCATTCCTAACAGGATTCCCTTTAAAATGTATTGGTCGTACATTCTAGAGTTGTAACCAATCCAAATATCATCTTTAAACATCTTATAGAATCGTTTCAGTTCATCAACATCATCTACAATAACCTTACCCTTTTTAGTATCATAATCGATCAGCACAACCATCCAGTTATGTTTAAAAACTTCAAAGTCATAGAATATCTTCCTCATCATTACCCCCTAAGAAAATAGGTTATCAAACAAATCGGTCTTATCCTTTTTCTTAAATTTATTTGATGATTTATTTAAAAAATCCTTATAAAACTTGCATGTTTTTCGGTGACCACATAAGACACTGCAATAAAAGGAATTGTATTTATCTATTTTCACTGGTTCCCATTGGGTTTCATCTTCACGGTCTTTATTTTCAATCTTTTTAACAGTACCAGTAATATAATCTTTCAGTTCATTAATTTTCTCTTCAGTAACTTCGTATTCAACTAAACAATCTTCAAGCCAATACTTATTTCTAATCTCGGCAGGTAAGCAGTCAATGCTATTTTCTTTTACTGCGTTATCTAACAATAGGTCAATTTCGAAATCATCATACTCCAAAGTGCGCATCTCTTTTTCTAGTTTCATTCGTATTTCCTTTACCCACTTACCTCTGTTACACATTTTCTTTTTCACTTTGGTTTTTCCTTGGGTACATACATAAACGTATTTCACCATGAACCATAGTATTTTATCTACTTTTAAGTCAGTTGTTTGCTCCAATGCAAGCTTGTACATCAATAGCTGTCTTCCTGCTTCATTTAATTTCTTGCCGGCAAACTTACTTGATGTCTTCCAGTCATAAATACTAACGTATGGTTTTCCTTTTTCACTGGGAAGGATTGCATCTACATATCCTTGAAGATAAATCCCATCTGATATTTCAAATACAAGCAGCTTCTCTAAAACCATTTTGCTGTCAATTTTATTAAAATTGTTTAGGAAATGACCAATGTCTGCTTTCCAGCTGTCTCCGATTGAGTCACTCGGAAAGTTGACTCCATTCAGCTCTAATTCAATTAATCTATTTTCAAATCCCTTTTTAAATTCACCAATGTCTAATTCATTTTTATAAATCTGTTCAATTCCGTTATGTAATTCAGAACCCATAAGGGTGTAAATATTATCTATGCCTTTCTTTTTCAAAACGTATGTATTGTAGTATTCATATTCACAGTTATTAAAGGTTCCAAGCTTTGAAAAGGAATAAATGTTTTTCCCTTGTTGTCTCAATTCATTTAATGTTTCTTTCAATCAATCATCTCCTTTTCATATCCAAACTGTACAGTCTCTGATTAGACGGTGTAGAGTGCTTTTATCAAGGTCTGCTGGTGCCATTTTTGATCCCTTAGGCAGATACTTGTTTTCACGATCAAATATGTACCCAACTTCATTTTCAAAGAAATTTTCAAACTTTAGGCTGTTGGCAATTTCTACGCTATGTTCTTCACCTAATCCTTCATCCATCATGACTAATGACTTTTTCGGAAACATTGATTTTATGTGATTTGCTTGAATTTCACTTAAAAAGCTGCCTCCTAAAGAAACTCCAACATTCAATCCCTTACTTGCTAAGGCCATTGAATGTTTTTCGGATTCCCCGATCATAACAATGCTCTTTTCTCTAATTGAACTGTAATTTTCAACAAACCCGTATAGCGTTTTGGACTTGGGAAATGAAATAATAGGCAGCCATTTTGTTTCCTCATCATTAACTTCCTTCTTATTAAGACGCCCCATTACACCACACAATTCACCACTAAGAGATTTCCATGGCACCGTTATTCTTCCGGAAACACTATCGTAACCAACCTGGAACAAAGATTGAGTTAAAGGTAATATTCCATCCTCATAAAACAACTTATTTGGAACAGATACAAATTGATCTAAAATGTCATCGGAATACGTTTCTAGATCCAAATCCATTGGATTACTTAGTCTTCTTATATTCTTATAAAAACCTCCGAATGGTAACTCAGGTGGTTTATATTCTTCTTCACTTTTATAATCAACTATTTCAGATATCCTTTTGATTGTTTTGGGAAAAGATAAACCCAATTTATTTTGAACAAGTGTTATCAAGTCACCTTTTAAGTTGGTTGAAAAACAGGTTGCACCTAAAGTGGTTTTATTTACTTTTACTGAAGTCGGATTTCTTCCTTTTTTTCTCGCACATCTGTACTCATTCCCGCGTTCATCAACATTGTAAAACCCCGTCTGTTCTAAAATAAGTACTATGTACTCTGGCTTTTCAATAATGTGATTCTTAAGATCATATACGTCCATGATTTCACCGTCCCTTGGTAATCATGTCCGCTCTGTAGTTCTCTGATGTTTAGGAGTACAATAACCGAGCTCATTCCATTTATTCCATGCACCGTCAAATTGGTATAACAACACTGTATCGCCTTCGTCATTCCGTGTCTTATTCAAAAAGAATAATCTATACTTCTTATTTGGGTCTAACTGAATTTCTTCTTTAATGTTTGTAAATTTTCCCGACGAGTCTTTTTTGAATCTATAGGGTTTAACATCGAATTTTCCTCCTGGGAATTCATCCTCCCATAAAGGTCTTGTTAGAACTAACTCTGAAACAATCTCCTTAACTGCTTTGGCATTTGATAAACAAGACGCTGTTAGATATCTCGTATTCTCCATATAAATGGCCAACTGCATTGTAATGATGATGCAAATATCCTCTTTTTCCGCAACTTGCAATAACTGTTTTGAGGCTTCAATTAGCTCACCTGTTACATTGGTTGAAGCCGCATCTTCAGCTTTAAATGTATCGTAAAGCATATAACCGAAGCCTTGTTTTGCCATTCTTCTCATTATTCTCTTTACATCATTAATGCTGTAATCATATATCTTGGCAAATTTGATACGCCCCTTGTAATGCTTCTCATAATATTCAATTGCCTTTTGTAACATTTCCTTTTGCTCATGCTTTAGGTTGCCCATTTTTTGTTTCTTTCTTGGCAAACCATAATAACCAAGTTTATGACTTAAAATTGTTGCCATAAAAATATGTTGCCAAGCCCTTTTATTCATTTCATTGGCGATAATTGTTACCTTTTCACCCTGATCTAAAATTGACATGATATAAGAAGAAACACAAAAACTTGTTTTCCCTGTCCCACTAAATCCAGCAAAAATTTGAACATTAGATTTATGAAGTCCAAGCGTGTGATAATTCAATAATGGACATGCAGCTGAATAGCTTAATCCCATTTCTTCCCCGTTTTCAATTGATTCGACAAACTCTTCATTCAAATCAAGATCCTCAATTTTCACTCCTGAACCGCGACCTAGAAAAACATTATCTAATTGAAATTCAAAGTAACTGTACAATTGTTGACTCGTCATCTTCTTGAATTTATCAAGCTCGTTCGAAACATTGAATCCCTTATCATGAAGCTTTAGTATCATGTTAAATTTAATTAGTTCATCATAGTATGTCTCAACATTTTCATCGTTTAGTACGTGCTTGAGTTCATCAATGGTTTTCATTCCACCTCGCCGAATAAAACCATTTTTTAATGTTTCTTTACCTTCTATGTAGCTGAAAACACTCGCATCATCAAAGCTCTTATAATTCATGTTGCTCAGTTCTAAACCTAGAGAGTAATAAAATTTCCCGTCTTCTGTTAGAAAATCTCTATCCGCCCTCACGTGGTCTTTATAATCCTCATACAAATCAGGGTTTTTCCATAAACAAAATATAAAGCTTCCTTCAATTTGTCCCCTGTTTTCAACTAATTCCTTTGGATAAGAATCTAAGTTGTTCAATACTCGTCCTCCCCATCCAGAAACTCTGTTATATTTTTTGGTGAATTGTTTTGTTTTAAAGATGTGGAATCAACGATATTAGTTTGATTTACAATTGCAATATCAAGATTATGATTTTTTTCAATCATTCTCTGATTTTGTTCATGCAGCCATTCCTTATAAACATCATTGATGTTACTTTCAACAATCTTAAAAATATAGCTAATCATCCCATACTCGTTGTAAAACTCTTTATTAGTTAACCAATATTGAATTGTTTGTTGGTTCTTCTCAAAGCAAATTTGTATCACTTCATAATCATAAAATCTTTTTAGTTCAGCTATCTTTTTTAGAAAAATTGGAGGAATGACTTGACCCTCTCTATAATTCAAGACATCTTTCGCTATGTAGTTTAAGAGGTTTTTTCGTTTCACCTTATCATTGATATAGGTTTCATATTCATCCTTAGTACAGTAGTATTTATTTTTCCCCTTATCATCAGAAACCCTGAAAAAAGTATCAACAGTTCCATTAGCTTTACATATTTGACATACACATCTTCTGGCCAAGAATACCCTCTCCTATTGATAAGGGGGAGACTCCCCCCTCTTTTCCTTCAGTTAGATAATGCTTCGACTATCTTCTCGAATGCTGTAGTTGGTACAATGTCTACACCTTTAAAATCTTTCATATTAAATTGATCCATAATTTTCTTCATTTCACCCTTAGCTTCGGCAGTTGCATTAGGGAATAGTGTCTTAATCTCTTCGGCCAACCTCTCATTCTCTTCTTTATCAATAAAAGATGAGTTGTTAACTTCGTTGTGAATTTGAATTTCTTTAATTTGCTCTTGTTCTTTTCTTTCTTCTTCAATGTTATTTGTATTATTTTTTTGTTTATCAAAAGCCACATGGATAGCTTGTTCAATTGCTTTAATAAATTCATTCGGATCTAATGGAATTGATGGTGTGATATCGGAGAATCTTGACTTTGAATCAATATTAAAGTTGTCATCTCTAAAAGTGATGATTCTTGATTCATCAACAACTGTTCCCACTGTTTTGTCAGGCCCAATTTTTTGTTTTACTGTTTTCTTTTCAATCGACCGATTAATAGATGCTACTCCTAAAACGTGCAGCTTGGTTTTAATCGCATTGAAGTATTTATGTGTCATATTGGTTGTCAGCATGTCGTATTCCAAACCCGTAACTACGTCTGTCATTGTTCTTTTCTTCGTATGACCTAAAATAAACATGCTAATACCGACCTTTTTAAGTTCCCACATCTTCTCAAGAATTAACTCAATAACTTTGTCTTCTCCTGCCTGGAAACCACCAAACGCTGCTTTAATTGTATTCACTCTTTTTTCAGGATTAGCTTTATTATGTAGTCGAATAACTTCTGGTTCTGTAATTTTAATTAACTCATCAAATGTGTCATATACTAAAACCTTTAAATCTGCATAATCTGTTGTTCTGTTTTTAATAATATCTTTAGTAATTTCATTAAAGGTTGTCCAATCAGGAACATCTTCATAGGAGGCATTTGGGATGGCATCGATGCCATCCTCTTTACCAATATTCAAGATTATATACCCATCTGCTCCGACTAATTCTTCGCAAACTTCTTTAGCTAAAGTTGTTTTACCGATCCCCGATTCACCAATAATTCCAGTGTTATAATCGAGAGGATTAACTTTAATTTTATTCTTTTTACCAAATTTTCTTGCCATATGGATAAACATCTCCTTATTGTTTTTAAATAAATGTCAGTTAGGTCTTTTCAAATCAAGCAAATAAATCATCAAATGCATTATCTTTTTCTTCTTCAGTCACTTTAGGTTCTTCTTTTTCTACGGGTGGTGTAGAATTTTGAATCTGTTGTGGAATATATGTAAGATCTTCAATTTCATATGTAGATGTTGCAGCACCTTCTGTAAAATCATTAGAATCATTAATCTTTTTTAAAATAGGTTTTAAAAGTCTATTTTCTTCACGATTTTCGCCCAATAGCCCTCCTTTAGGTTTAAAGTCATCTAGTGTGTTTAAACCTAAAGCAATCATTTCCTTTTGACTTTCCGTGAGTTCCTCTTCGGTAAACTCAATCTCATCAGCACCCCTGAAAATATTCACAACCCATTGAAGGTGATATACTTCATCATTTTCAACTTTAAAGAAGTTTTTCAAGAGATTTAATCGTTTCATATGTAAATCATTTTCAAAGTCCAATTTTTGTGCATTAATGACTAATTGCTGAGGAAAAAATCGATCTTTTTTTGCCTGATTATCATAGCTAAGCACATATGCATCAACAAAGTACCTTTTTTCTTCTTCAAATGACGATTCATCTAAAGATTCACTTGTGAAAAATACATCCATTGTGGCTCTTAGTTGAGATGGTGTATCACTACTTACAATTTCAATGGTTTTGATTTTGAACTTTCTAAAATTCCGTCCATTCCATGAATTGTATTCAATATTACCTGTAATTTTAAATTTATTGTCTTTATGCTTTTCGAGATTTTGGGATAAGTACTGAATAGCATCGTATTCATGAATGAATTCTGCACCGTTTATGTTTAATTGTTTATATTCTCCCTTGAGAGTAGATAAAGTTTTATTTTCTTCTTCAGTAAGAGAGTCTTTCATTTCCAACCCTCTAATTTTAAACTTCAATTCATTTAATTTGGTTTTTGTTGACTCATCGTTTAAGTTAATTAGGATCTTAGAAAAATCAGCAACCATGTTTACTGTTTCTTCTTTCAACCGATCTTCCCATGGAATTTCGAGTCTTGATCCTTTTTCATTTTCTGTACCCTTGCTGAATGAAAACACTTTATTTTGTTTGCTTTTTGAGTAACCACCTTCAATCTCAACAAAAACACTGTTTGTTTTTGACTCTTGAACTGCGAAGCTTAATCTTTCCTTAACCCATCCGCTGTCATATTCCTTAATTTCATGGAATTTCTCTTTATTGTTTGAAATAAATAGGTTACCGATAAATTCAAATGTATTATAAAGTTTGCTCAATATAACGCCTCCGTTAATATTATATTTTATTTTTATTCTTAAAATGCCTATAATGAGACTTGCTACTAAACTTACAATCCTTGATACCAAGTAGCTTGTTTAATTCTATGTATCTCTTTTTTGGAAAGTCCCAAGGTTCAGGATCACCTTTTACATTTTCAATCCTTATTACTGTTCCATGTCGAATTGTGATCTTTAAGTTTCCATATGAGTATGTTTTAGAAAAAAGACCTCTTTTAATTCCTCTTGGTTTAAATTCCTTTACCAACATCACATTCCTGGTTAACTTTCTTCTTGCTTGGTCTTCGTCAATGTCGTAATTCCTTTTGACATCATTTTTGTAGGTATGTAAGGCTTCGACAGATACTTTCAGTATCTTTAATTCCTTTTTCATCTCTTTCCTCCTTTCTCTCTTTGGGATAACTTAATCTTACATCACCAAAACGGATCGGTCAATAACTATTTTATTTTTATTCTCAAAAGTTTTAAAAAGAGTTGAGCTACTATCTGCAGCTCGACAAAGTGCTTTTATTTAGCTGGAAAAGTTGCTAATCCTTTTAAGGTTGTTATCAATATGTTTTAATAAATGAAGTTTTTCATTAAAATTCGTATATTCCTCTTTAGTGATTTTCTTTGCTAATTGGTATTGACTTGAATCTAATTGAACTTTATGACCGAGTTTATCTTTAATGATTACATGCTTAACATTAAATATCCTGTATACTTCATAAAAAGAGTTGATATCTAGATCATCATATTTATTTGCGCTATTGCCACTTTCTTTAATTCTATTGCCATCAATGTCTACAGGTCGTGTATCGATTGGTTTCACAAAATCACCCAATCGAGGCCTTCTATTAAGAGTTTTAAAGTAAACCGTTTCACCGTACTCGTTTTTTGCTGTTAAGAAATTCATCAGTTTCTCCTTTATCGACGATATTTTTTAGAATACCTCATAAAAGAAGAGCCGCTTAAATAGCAACTCAAAATGTTTATCTTATTAGCCTCCCACTCTAACTCCCATGACTCAGCCTCCAATAGAATTGATGGACATAATACCACTCCTTTATTAATTCAATTATACCATTTACAAAGGAGTTTGAATAATCAAATAACCTCACTCCAAGACCACATGTTCATTGTTTGCAGCGTAAACCCATCAGGAAGCTTTTTCATTTTAACATTCACATTGTATCTCTTCCCAGTAGTCTTATGGATCACAGCAAGTTCTTCACCATCATAGAACCGCACAATTGCTTCATTAAATTCAATTGGCTGATCAACCACATAACCTTCTTTAAGCGCTCTGATATACAGATAAGGGTCTGTCTTATAAAGCTCATATAGTCTATTACCAAAGTCTTCGTGTTTATCTCTAAGCAGATTAAAATTAATCAGGGATATGTACAGTTTTTCAGATATGTTCAGCTTGTTCTTGAAATACCGGATTGCTTCATCTTGTTCTTTGGTTAAAATATTGGCCATATATCCATCTCCTAAACTTGTTAAAACTACAGTTTTATTTAGACCACAATATCTCCTTCTGCAGTCTTCAGTGTTCCACTGTCATATGTGTTATAAATTAAGGTTGTATTCTTTGCTTTATCTGTGCAATATGGGTGGGATAATAACTTGCCACCAATTCCGCGCACATCGTTTCTTACGAGACGTACCTTGTTTGTATTCTCCAAATAAACACCATATCCTTGGTCTGCTGAACGATTGAACATGATCTCATTATCCTTTAATATATGTTCTGAACCACCAGTCAGTTGGATGGCGATTAATGATTTACAGAAATAAACCTGATTCTCACTAATCTGGCAACTGTATTTCTCAGGGGTGCCTTTAATTGCAACATTCCTAGGCTCATGAATTTCATTTCGATGCAGTGAGACAGAAGAGTCTTTATCCCAAAAGATGCCGTATCCACTCCCACTTAACAACAAGTCATTTCCCTTTAAACGAACTGACTGAGACCTTTCGCAATAAATTCCACCATATACATTAGCAAACTCATTATTAACGAGACTGATTCGGGTAGAGTCCATTATCTTTGCAGCATAAGACGAGCTCGTTCCTTTTCCTTTGGTATTCACAACCTTAATATCATTTGAGTTTCTAACCTGGACTTGAACACAATCACTGTTTTCTATCCTGTTGTCCGTAATTAAAAAGTCCTCTGCTTGATGTGTTGCAATAGGGCATGCTTTTATTTTTTCAAAAGTATTATTTGATACTGTGCCACCCTTTCCTCTTACACAAATGCCCACTTCAAAGCCACTAATCGTATTGCCATCAATTTGAACTCTGTTTCCAGACTCAGTACTTGAAACACCTACCGAGTCAATTCCATAAGTCTTAATTTCATTTTCATTGATGATCTTGTTATTTTTGATACTGACATCCGTGCTATATCCATAGGAAATAACATGGTCGCTGTAGTTTCCTTCAATAATTACCTTGCCGCTTGTGTGAGCTGTAACAGATCCACGTCCATTGTTTTTAAATCTGCAGTTTCGCACAGTTAATTTATACGGGTGATCGTATTTAATTCCGTTTTCTCCAAAGCCCTCTAAATCAATTCCTAATTGTGGCCCAATTGTATCTCCTCCAGCTTCCTCTATATCACAGTCATCGACAAGAAGACCTTCACAACCATTGGTAGCCAGATTATTTCTTCTTCCTCTTAAAAGCGTACACTTTCGAACGGTTACATTCTTTGAAGGCGTATATGTTCCTGAAGTGTTCATCATTCCATCAGCCGCTATCCAAATGTTGTCTCCAATACAGTCAGAAACTTGTACATTTTCAATTAGCACATTGCTACTTCCATTAACATGGATACCAAAGCCCCATTCATGCGTCTTCTTAATTGAGGTAATTTTTGAATAATCATGCTCATGTCGATCCCCAATAATTTGACCGCCACGAATCGTAACATTACTTGCTTGGCCGATATAAAAACAGGAGTAACCCTGATAATCATTTGGCTGCACTTTAAATATAGCCTCTGGATGAAGTATTAGCTCAATATTCGAAGGAACATTGATACCTCCACCGAATTCAGGTAACCGCTTTGACGTATTCACTGCATCAATTAGGTAGATACCTTTTGGAACATATACTTTATAGAATGATTTTGAGCATGCATACTCTAAAGCTCGGTTTAATCCTTCTGTTGTTTCAATTGCATTTGACCCTTTATCATCAATTCCCCAATCCAGAGCATCAACAAAATAGTATAAGGGCTGTTGCATGTTCATGTTGTCAAACCCTTCCCTTCTACATTTTCATTGAGAAACCCTGATAGAGTGTCAATGAAGTTATAAAAAGTCTCATTTCTTGTACCAGAGCGTCCTTTCAGAGAAAAGGTGTTGAACATTGATTTGCGTAGTCCAGTGCTCAATTCCAGTTGAATGCTCTTTCCTGTTTTATTTTTATTGGCCACGTTATTTGGACTGCTACCGGATAGCCTCGTACCCTCATCTAGAAGCTCTGCAGAGTAGCCGGCATTATTTAATGTACTTGTTATCGCTTCAGCTTTGTCCCGGTCTGTGCCGCCAACTAGAACATGTTGATCATTACTTGCATAACCGTGAAGTGACAATGTGAACTCATGCCCCTTCAACATTTCAAGTGCTTGTGGTTCATCAAAATTCGTACTGGTTAAATGCAAATCAAAGGCTCCTGGTGTCTTTAAAGCTTCAAAAAGATATGTAGAGTATGTTTCGCTTAATTCCTTTGCAAGCTCGCTTGTTCCCCCTTCTATGCCACCTCCATGGGGAGCAAGAATTAATACATCAGTGTCTTGCTCTTTTGAGAACACGCTAAAATTGAACGGTGATTCATTCGCTTTAAGCTCTTCAAAGTTCCGATACTTGTCCGCTGCTAAGATACTGATTGGATTCATGAACGAAACCAATGCTGTCACCAATACTGGAAAAGACTTCTTTTCTGTGATATACTTTAATAGCTTCGTAACCTTGCGAAGTGTGCAGATTAGAGTGTACCGTCCAAAGTCTCTCTTTTCTGCTCCTTTAGTCTTTTTTAGCAATTCCTCTATTTTGTTTTTAATCCTCAACAATTAATAACCACTCCTTTTTATTTTTGTTTTATTTTTAAAACTCAAATCATATAAATCGATCACATCGTTATCACCCCCTTAAATAAAAAATTACTTTTAACTGATTTGTCTTAACTGTTCACTCATATAATCAACCCATTCAGTAAAAGCACTAATTATAGGTTGTCTATTGCCTGAATCTGCCCACCCTGCGAAACCAATAAAACCATCTGGATTAAAACTAATTGCTTCTCTTTGAGTAAAATAGTGACTGTTTATGTAAAGATAACAACTTTTTAAAGTTCCATTTGTTTTGTATTTGCTTTTTATTTTCTGACTCATTCTCATTGTATCAACAGACATTGTATGTGCTTTAACTGCCTGTTTAACATGCTTATTGAGTAGCATAACTAAAGCACAAATATCTCCCTCCGTAATGTCTTCATAACTAAGTCCCTTTTGCACAAAATAATTTCTTGCTTCTTCTGAAGTCATTTAAACATCTCCCTATCTGGTTAAATATCGTTTTTATTTAGACTCTATAAGCTCAGGATCTTCGTAAATGTTGCCGATGACTTCTGCTTTGCTGCATCTGCAGCCAGTATCGACATCACGAGTATTGTCCACATAAGCAAACAGTGGCCTTTCTCCGATATAGAAGCCCGCATAATCTTCCCGATACTCAACTTCTAAGTATTCATCAATATCTTTAGGTGGTTTGCCTGAACCGTACATGACAACCGTGACTGTTCTTTTTAAAATATCCCCCTCATAAATCTCTCGGCCGTTTTTGTCTTTTAATCCGGTGTATTGCCCAACTGTTTCCGGCCTGACACTGTAAGCAAATGGAACACCAGCTTTATTAGAGATATAAGAACCAGGATCAATACCCATACTCTTGATTCTTTGCTTAATGATTGATAAATTGCCGTAATACCATTCTCCGTTGATGCCCATTCCTCGAAACTTGATTTCTCTCATTCTTCCGCCTCCATTTATTATTTAGATTCTTTTCTTACCCATTTTCTAACCTTAACTTCCTTAAGCTCAACTTCAAAACACTCAACCTGGTCATCGTATTCCCATGGTCTCTCCTCTTGTAACTCTGTAGCGCCTTCCCTGTAAGTTGTCTCATAAAACTTGTCTTGATATGCAAACACAATACGATAATGAATACTCCACCTAGACGTATCAGTGATTTCTTCTAAAATTGAGGATTCAGGCAGCCGCAATTCATTTACCATGTAATCTTTGTCCAATTTAATTTTCACTTAAGATAACCCCTCTTCCTTCGCAGCATTTACATTCGACTAAAGGCTCATTAATTTTATCCATTAGATCATCTAGAAATTTCTTAATATTGCCCTTTAAATCCTCAACATCTTTGCCACTAAACGGTTCTACAATTGGGTAGCTCTGATAGGCTTTAGGTGCAACATTGTAAATTTCAACTTCCCGCTTTGTTTGAAATCTTTTCTCAAGTTTAGGCTTTCTACGTTTGTACATTGTATTTAGATCAACTACGTACTCTTGAGGTTTGCAAAGCTCCAAAACTTTGACCACAGTTAAACAGAAATCATAATCACTCGTGATTCTTGCAAACTTAGGGTTTATATTGGCTTTTATATGGTTTCTGATAATCTTATAGCTTTCTTCTCGGGACAAGTAACACGGCTTTGTTTCAAGAAGCATTGGATGAGTTTGAATTCTATCCAGTAAGTTATAATTCAAGTTAAAATTATGGCTTTGCAACTTAAGTTCTCCGTCAATTTCTTCAATTACATTCATTTCAAACTCAATTTTTTGATTCTGTTGCGGGACTTCTTCAAATTTTAAATTATATAGACCCTTCACTTCATAGTATTCACTGTCTTCACCTATGTAAGAAGTTTTAATTACTTGTGGCGTCAAATCAGTTTCCTGGAACCCCTCTTTTAATTCATACCTATGATTGATTTTTTTAGCAGGCATTTGTTTTTCAATAACACTTGGCTCCTTATCAAGCTTAAACCAGTCTGATTTATACGTTTCAGTTGCTCGTTTCCCATCGAAAAACAATTCATCTAATTGACTATGAAAATATTTCTTTCCTTCAATATTGTCAGACACCAAAAAACAGTTACTTGTTTTAATACCAATTAGCTTCATCAAATTTCCCCTTTTTAATTTTATTTTTATCCTTATAAAATCTCTGTTTTATTTAGATTCGAAAAGCTCAGTATCTTCGTAAATATTACCGATTACTTCATAACTGATGACAGTCGGGTCTGATTCGCTTTTTAACCAACTCAAAGCATTCATCTCACAATCAATCCAAGGCCTTAAATCAAATGCTGGATAGTTTTCGCTATCCAAGAATTTAACTTCTCCAACGTAATAAGGTTCTTCAGCCCATGTGGTGTCGAAAGTAATCCGAATTATATCCCCTTCATAAATCTCCTTGCCGTTATTGTCCTTCAATCCGGTGTATTGTCGAACCGATTTCAAACTTTTATCAGCAAACGAAAATTCATCACCGTCTTTATCTGTAACGTAATCTATTTTTCCGTTATCAAAAGAAATGTCATGAACATCAATAATTTCTTCGTAACTGTCTATACCTGCCCAATGCATATTAGAACCCAAATTGCTTAATGTATGTTTAACTACCAACGCCTGAAATTTAATATCTCTCATTCTCTCCACCTCCTTTTATTGTCTCCACTCAAAACCGATATTAACGTTTGCTTGTTTAGGTCTGATAACTTCAACTGTGCTACCTCTGTTAGACAGCCTACTTTTTAATTCCTTCATATCCTTGTATGGCGCTATTTGCAAGGTGCTCAGATCGATAAGAATAACTTCATGTTTATCTTTAGCGGCATACTCTCTGTCTAGTGTTCTAACAATGTATACATCAGCATCATCTATTTTAATGAAGTACCCGTCCTCTAAATCTTTCACCTTTGGCTTATCTGCTTTGTTCTTTCTAATCTTTAAATTGATCGCCATTATTCTCACATCCACTTATTTTATTTTTATCAAATAAATCAATTATGTAGGCTTCGTACATCTCATCCCAATAAGGATCTGTTCTTGCTATGTATTTCTTTACTCTTCCATTCTCCACAATCTTAAAGGTTTGCCCCTTTTCAATATCCGTGAACTTCTTCTTTGTCCATATCCCTCTGATCAACACTACAACTTCTTTTACCTCAACTGTTTGCCGCTGCATCACATTCCTCCTTTTTGATTTTCGTGTATCAAGCCTGTACAATATTCAAAAAACCCTAAAGGATGATGAACATGTGTGGCAGGTTCACTTTATTTTCTGAGTTTGACGACATCATCGAACAGTTCAATATAGATCAATTTTTGTCTGAAGACGCATACCATCCAAGTTATAATGTAGCTCCTTCACAGAACATCCTGACAATCATTAATGATGGATCAAACAACCGTCTGGGTAAGCTAAGATGGGGTCTTATCCCTCCTTGGGCTAAAGATGAAAAGATCGGCTATAAAATGATCAATGCTCGAGCTGAAACATTGGCCGAGAAACTTTGCTTCAGAAAACCGCTTGTTAGCAAACGTTGCATCATCCCTGCGGACAGTTTTTATGAATGGAAGCGTCTTGACCCAAAGACTAAGGTTCCTATGAGGATTAAACTTAAATCATCCAACCTCTTTGCATTTGCCGGCTTATATGAAAAGTGGAATACGCCAGAAGGCAATCCGCTATATACCTGCACAATCATTACTACAAAACCCAATGAGTTGATGGAGGACATCCATGATCGGATGCCGGTCATTCTTACTGACAAGAACGAAAAGGAATGGCTAAACCCCAAAAACACCGATCCTGATTATCTTCAAAGCTTACTGCTTCCGTATGATGCTGATGACATGGAAGCTTATCAAGTTTCATCCTTAGTTAACTCGCCTAAAAACAACTCACCGGAACTGATTGAATCCCATTAAGTACCACAGTCATTTTGCTTTATATATCACCTTCGCTTAGCTATTATGTTCTAAGTAGGAGGTGATATTTTGTTTGTATCGCCAATGTTATTGCATTCAATCAAAGAACCATTTGATGACGATGATTATATTACCGAGCTGAAGTTTGATGGAATTAGACTGATCCTCTCCAAGTTTAATGATCAGATAAAGCTTTATACTCGTCACAACAACGAAGTAACAAGCAAGTTCCCAGAACTGTTAGATCTTAATATACCCAATGGAACTGTTTTAGATGGTGAAATCATTGTAGCTGCCCCAGGCGGTGCTCCAGATTTCGAAGCTGTTATGGAACGCTTTATGTCTAAGAAATCAGCTCATAAGGTGGTTTACTGTGTATTCGATGTAGTTTATATTGATGGTCATTCAATCGCTACTAAGCCACTCACTGAACGTAAGAGTATGCTTTCAGACCTAAACCTTGACCATGATAATGTATTTGTAATCGAAGGTCTACAAGGAAACGGATTAGCTTACTTTAATCTGGCCAAAGAAAAGCATCTTGAAGGAATCGTACTAAAGAAAGCTAACTCCCCTTATGAAATCAATAAACGTTCCCATAGCTGGCTGAAAGTGATTAATTATGATTACACAGATGTGCTTATCACCGGCTACACCAAAGAGGATATAAAATTTCTTCTGTCTTATCCTGATGGTACTGCAGCCGGAATAATGGAATTCATGCCGAACGCAGAACGAAGTAAATTCCACTCTATGAAACATGTAAAGTCTGAAACTGACGAATATATATTTGTAGAACCGATCTTATGTAAGGTTAAGCACAGATTTAAGACTAAGCATGGTAAACTCCGCATACCTTCCTTTGAATCCTGGAGAGTCTAATCTCTCCGTTACATAATTCCTTAGCTCAAAGTTAATTAATTTTGATGAAAATTTAGTACATGAATCAATTAGTTTAACTTGCCCATTCAGCAAAGCTGTAGGGGTAATCAACACTTTCAATGAAACCGATCTCCTTCGCCTTCTGACGGATTTTCATACAACCTTCATAGCTGTAAGCCCATATTTCTTTATAATCCCTCAGCTCGCCGTATTTCCCTGTTATGATGAATTTTCTGAAGCTGTTGACTAGTTGCCACATGTTGCCCCCATGCGAAAAACCATTTGCACGCCCGTATCCCAATTCATATGGGTAAACGTCAGCGCCCGTGTAATCATCAACGAAGAACAGTTTTTTCTTAAATCTGAAATACGCTATCCGATTCTTTGACTTACAGTAGAAAGTACATCTATCAATACTTGCGATAAGCTTGATCAAATCGTTTATGTCGTTCATTCGTTTCAATTGCTCTGCTGTTGCCATCTGCGCCCTTCCCTTCTATAAATAACTATTTTATTTTTATTCATAAATAATCACCAAATGTCATAGCCTACAAAATCATTCAAAATATTCGTCATTCCCTCATCCCCTTCTTCTGTCAATCCATATTCATCAAGCCTGCTTATATAATCTTCTCGTTCTTGTTTGATCATTTTTTCACCTCTTTTTTATTTTTTTCAATTCTTTTTTGATTTTCATATTACTTTTCACTCTTTTATTAATAGATGCGTGTCATACACATGCCATCTAAGAGAGATAGGACATTTTTGTCTCGGGAGGTGAAATGCAATGAAAATTCTTATGGATCTCTTCACAACTTGGATTTTTGATAAAGTCATGGATTATTCACTAGGTGCTATAATTTGGTTTGTATTCAAGTCCAAGTCAAAGCAGAATGAGTATCCCGAAGACTTTGAGGAAAAGCGTCGATTCAGACTTTAAATTAACTGACTCGTATTCTGATCGCTATCGCCGAGCGTAATGACTTCCGTAAATACCACCTGCTCGACCGGCTTGATAACGGCTTGCGCGATGCGATCGCCTTTTCGGATGATGTACGAACCTTTCGCAAAATGATCCCAAGCTCCGAGGTAATCGAGAGCACTGACGATTTTATCTCTGATATCGAAAAGAAAGTCCTTTTCAATATCTGTATAACGATTTATATTGTCGACGATTACTCCGACCTCTCCTCGATAGCCCGAATCAACTGTTCCGAGTTGCACACGCAGTCTAGTATTCAGCGTAATGCCTGATCGCGGACGGATTTGCATTTCGTATCCCTCCGGAATCTCGAACGCCAAACCCGTCGGCACAAGCTCTGCCCAGCCCGGTTCGATAATAACGTCCTCTGACGCCACTAAATCGAAGCCGGCGTCCGTTGCGTGCGCATAAGCCGGAATCTGTGCGTCCGGTGATAACCGTTTAATATTTACGTTCATTTCGTTTCCTCCTAATAACTGATTAAAAATTATCTTTTATCTAGACTTGTTCAGCTCTCTCTATCATCTCTACAAGCTCTTGTGCCTTGTTTAATTTTCTGCTGTAGTCTTCAACTTCTTTCTTCGCGATTGCCATTTTATCAAATAAAACGCGCCAGTTTCCATTAGGATTTCTGCTGAATGATTTAACAATTAGGCCATTAAACCAGACGTCTAAAATTAGTCTGCTCTCACTTGTTTCAGGTTTATGACCAAAGGCAGCATCTTTATTATTACCGGCATAAACAATTTGTTTATTTATTTCATATAGATAATTTTCAGTTTCTTTTGTAACTACATATGTATTCATTTTCCCACCCCTTATAGATTGTATTGACTGTCTTTAATTGAATTCCAATCAAACGTTTCAAGTATGTTAAGCAACTGCTCTACTTTTGGTGCCCTCCAAGCTGTCATTGCATAAGTATGAGCTTCTGAAGTGTAGTGATGCTTGTTCAAATTGATGTGGCTCTTCGCTTCTTCTTTGGTCAAAAACATTGTATCCGGCCGTACAATATGAACCTTTCTTTCTGGAATTAATTCTGCTTCTTCATCAATGTATTTTTGAATCCACTCAATAGGATCATCAAAGTCGTCATTTTTCAACTCTGTTAATGCTTCCTTAGATAGCTCACTATCTTCTTTTAAATCTTCCAAATAATCATCTAAAACATATGCTTCTGCAATATATGGCAGGTATACAGAATACCGTTCTGCATTTTCCTCTCGAGCTTCGACCCATTCATAATCACCAACTGTCCAGAAACGTGGTGCAGCTTGTCCGTCGTTGTCTTGATTTTTCAACTCTTGCTGAAGTTCTTTTAAAAACTGAATATCTTGATTCATTCGTTTCCTCCTATTCTGTTTAAAATCACGATTTTATGTAGACTAAACCTTTTTCTTGCTGTCATGCGTTCACACTTTTGGGTAAGATACTAATCTGTTAACAGTAATAACTCATCAACTTTATAATTGTATTCACCGTATTCACCCGAGCTCCATTTAACACCTACAGAGCCTTGATTTGTCACCCACAATATAATTCCCATTTCCCCATTTTCATGCCATCTTACTTGCTGCCCTTTCTGATAACCAAGCATGTTTCCACCCCTTTCTTAAAAAGCATTTTAATTTAACTTTAATGTGTATTGCCTTGAGAAAATCCCCTTTAATTGGTAAACTCATACCTAACTTACATACGAGTGGGTGATTCCTTGAATAAAACAATCGGTATTGCTGGATTAATCATCAGCATAGTAGTGCAATCATTTTCGGCCGATGATTCGCTAACCCAAAAGATTGCTACGGGTTTGTTATTTGTATCAATAATTATCTATAATTTTGAACATACTAAAGATTATTCTATAAAGTCACTTGTAATTTTAGGTGTTTCCTTTATTGTTTTTATGCTAGGGATTTATAAAATCCTCTCTATTACCAGCGATTACTTTGAAAAGCTTAATGTGAATTTTGGATACATCCTCTTATTTGAAATAGCATTGATTATTGCATTAGTGTCGATTGCAGTAAACGTAATGAAGTACATTGCGAATCGGTTAAAGAAATCACCTGATGGTAAAGAGCTTTGACTCTTTGCCGTTTTTAAGCTAAATACTTCTTCTTATGTGGTCTTCTATGTACAAAATCAAACGCAATATCGACTTGTGCCGGTTCCTTCTCCTCTGCTACTCGCTCTGTAACAACGATCAGTTGTCCATTTTCCTGGCGGTCAATGCTATGGACTGAATATCCTTTAGCAGCGTAATATTCACCAATAATCTCATCAACGTGGTTGCTAAGCAGATTCCTCTTTATCATCTTTATAACCTCCACTTATTTTATTTTTACCCTTTAAATATTTATATGTATTCCATCCGCAGCCATCAAATATGCTTATATCCGCTCCAAGATGCCACTTAAACCAAACTAAGTTAAACCAGGCTGTATCAATTATGTATTTGATGTATCCTATGCTAACGACATCCTTTCAACTAATTTTTCAATGAATTCTTCTTTTCTTTATCAATATCTTTCTTAAGCATATCCTCAATTTCCTCCAATTTATCAACCACTTCAAATGTAAATTCATCATCATTGGTATAGCGAATCTGATCACTTGCTTTCTTTACAAGCTCAAGCGCAACTTGTCTCGGATCTTTATAGTTCTCACTCAAATTCCCACCTCATTTCATTGAAATAATCCTTTTAAAGTAATTGCTTAGTAGCTAAAATCTGATCCGAATAATGATTTGCATTCTTCTTGGGTGAATGGTTCTTCAAGAAACAACTCATTTTCTTTGTTAAATGTTATGCAAAGTTGGTTCTCCCTTAGAGGAAGTGGGCAATCGCCCCGTCCTTCAACTTTAACAACGTCGCCTACTGCAATCGTTCCTCCTGTAATCAATTCTTTGAAATCTAACGTGTCGTCATTATGCGATCCCCAATTAACTCCATCTAAATTCACAATTTTAAATTCACTCATGTTATATCCCTCCTCATTCAGGCGTATAGCTTATATCCAATTCAAAATCACATTTCGGATGCAGCCTCCAAATTTGATGTCCTAAGTATGTTTTCCTAGCGTAATTCAGACAGTTCCTTGTCCCACTTATACTTCCGTCATAAACAGCTACTATTGCTTCACTGTGATCAATCATGTATTCATTTCGTTTTTGCATTTTAGCCGGTGAAAACTCACCTGGTACAGCTCCACTAACTTTATATTTATCTAATTCTTCAACATTAATAATCTCATCTGCCACATCAAGCATACGTTTGTACCACATTTTTTGTTCTTCAGACCACACTTTATCTTGTTCTTTGAAAGGTGTTGCAATTATGTTTTTAATATGTGGGTATTTCTTCTTTAGAATATGTACACACCAGCAAGCAGCCTGATCAGTTCCTAACACTCCACCAGTTATGAAACTGGACTTGTTTTCCTTAGTGATTAATTCTTCAATTACTTCAAGCAGCTTATCTTTGAGTTTAAGCATTGTTGGATTTTTCATATCGTATCCACCCAATTTGTTCGGCCTATGACCAGTGAAGCACACCGTTTTCTTTCTTAAAGTCTCCTTTTTTTGATATATCCGCTCACGTTCATTTCTTTCAATTTCCATCTGCTTAATATATTCAGGATCACTAAGTTTTTTGAAAGTGACTATCGGTTCTCACCCTTTCTTTAAAACAGTCTTTTTATTGTGACTGTATAACTACAATTAAAAATCTCTTTCCTTCTTGTTTACAGTTGAACCAGCCAAGTCAAGATTAACATTACTTTCTTTCATACATTTGTATAATTTGATGTGCTTCGTGCTCTGAAAGCAGACCGCCCCCATTAAAACGCCTAACTATTTTTCGTTTTGCTTTACTGAGTGGAGACAAGCCATGTTTTTTGAACAAATTTGCGATATATTGTTTTTGTTTTGGTGTAATGAAATGGGGACTATATACTCGGTCATCTTGTCGTAAATAAGCTTGTAGGTTAGCTTTTAACTGTTCACCTTGTCTTACTGCCATATGAAGATGCATATTTTCTTTATAGACTTCTTTCATATGATCTACTTGCCTTTTCAAATTTTCATTTTCTTCCCTTAATTGTGATTCCCTCATCTTTATTTCCCCTCCTTTATATCATCTGAAGAACATTTTACTTTTTATTCAGTTTAATAATGCTTGACAAACCCACTTGTCTACCCCATCATAAATTTCGACTTCGCAGTGTTGCCCTTTTTCATATTTCCAAATTCCTTGATATTCATCATTAAGTACGTCGAATTCTTTAGTTTCTTCATCAATTAATTGCGATTCTACTAGCTCACACATATAGCTCCAAACTGGACAACGACCGCTTCTAAAGTTTTGTTTCTGTCATAAACAACTCGGATATCTTTCACTTTATAACAGCTCCTTTTCATTAAAAACTCAATTAGATCCTATTTTTAATCCCAATTAAAATGTTTGGGCCTAGCGACAAATTCGTAATTCTCCTCCCAATCAAATTGTTTTAACCCATCTTCTTCAAATTCCCAGCAATCACCGAGTAAAGGATCGTCAAATTCAGGAACTCTTTTTTTAAATGTTCGAAGTTTGTTGAAATGGCTAGCTGTTTTAAATTTAACTTTATCCATTGGTGCAAATTTCATCTTCCCATCAACCTTTCTCTTTAAAATTTTACTTTTATCTTGAATTCATCTGGATTCCATTACCACAGTTTCTTTTTCAAAATCATTTCTCAACTTGATAATGGAGGTTGACTTTAGATATCCTCTGTCCTTTGTCTTAGCCCATGCAAAAAATCTATTATGCAAAGGAGTGTAAAGGCTTCCTGTATTAACCGTATGCTCATGTTTGTTGCTGATCTTATGCTTTAATCCCCTCATTTGTTTCCAAAAGTTATAGTAAGGGAGCTTAAGTTTTGTCATGAAGCCGGCATCATCTTCAATTACATAACCCTCTTCCTCAATTGAAAAGTCTTGTGACACGTCCAGATACCATCTATAGAAATCTGTCCAGTTACTAAACTCTGCAACTTGATTTTTGCACTCAATGGAAAGACTCTCTGCAACTGCCTTCACTTCACTATAAGGGAGTTTTTCATACGTCATTTGCCTTTTTACGATGTCTAATAGGACTAGTTTGTCTTTACTGTATTCAATGATATGCGGATCTTTTTCTGGAAGTGTTACTTCAAAAACGAATGAAACATTATTTAGCTTCAGATAATCTTTAATGATATTTACTTTAAATTCATCAAAGGACTTGAAAAACATATCTTCAACCCATTTTGCATGTTCACTTGTTAATTGAGACGTAAAGGATTTAGAAGTGAATACCAACTGATCTGACAAAGAGTCATACCCTACAGTTCCTAAATATCCATTCGCCTTATCGAAGACTGTTACTGGAAACTTCATTGTATCCACGAGATGATGCATTCTTGTTTCAGACCGTTCCCCAATGTTAAAGAACTTATCATAGCTTCTGCTTACAATTTCATTGCTCTCAGTATTAATAAACAATCCCCTTGCCTTAATATTTGTTTCATCCCACTTTTTCTTTCTAAATGCTTGCTTTGTAAAATTAAATGAAGAGATATTGTTTGGCATCTTATTCTCTTGCACATATTCATGACCACGTAAGTGTGAAATCAATTCATCAATTGTTCCAACAGTTGCACTGTTACTCTGTACTTCACTTGAAATTTGTTTAAAGACTTTATTCTTCACTTCATGCGTTTCAATTCCGTTCTCAGACAGTGTAACGACTCTAAGATGACCTCCTCTTTCCACTTGCCCTTCTAAGTTATATGATCTTTCTGCTGCTAACACAGGCAGACGGTACATGTTTCTATGTCCATGAATCTGTACAACATTTTGACCTGCAGTATTATTTGCAAATTCATAATCAATATCGTCTGAATAATCTCCAACTCCATTGATGAATTGTGTTGTTGCGGTCATCAAGAGATTTTCAGGTACGGTTGAAACTCCTCCATGAGTTACAATGTATGTAGTGTTTTTATATGTAAAGTAAGCTAACTGATGAAACTTCCTGGCCAACTGTCTAATGTCTTTTTTATCAATGTTGGATTGTTCGATTTCAGGTTTAGTTTTGTTGTTAAATGTGGTGCTAGGTGTTTCTTCATCATTCCCATACATATTGATATATCTATCGTGATTTCCTTCCAGAATAATCACATTTTTATAATCTTTAATTTTGATCATGAATTCTAACAGCTGTGCATTTTCAATACCTCTGTCGATAAGATCTCCTACAAAGATGTATAGTTCATTTTCATTTAAATCACCGTTTAAGTACTCTTGAAGCACAGTATTGCAGCCATGAATATCTCCAAAAATATGGATCTTTTTATAATCGTCAAAACATCTTGGCTTATAAGTCATCGTGTTTTCGAACTCATCTGGTTTTAGAACAGTTACCCAAGATGGCACTTTTTCTGTTGTCATTCTTTCATAAATATTTAGAATACTACTCTCAGGAACATGTTTATGTTCAGCCCTCATTTTATTTCTTTTTAAGATTCTCCGAACATCAACATCAGAAAAATCAACTACATGTACACGGTATCTATATTTTTGAGCTAGTGGCTTATATCTTGAAATCATACTTTGTTTTGAATGAGTTGCATCGACAATTGTGAATTCGCCGCGATCCATCCTGTCTTCAAGCAATTTCATTAATAAATCCCACACTTTGTTATCGTGTTTCGGAGAGATTTCATATTTTCCACTTTTGTTTAACACAGGTGACTGAAACAGTAGCCTAATGTTGTCCGCAGAAAGTGTGTATTGCTCAAGTCCATTATCTTTGATCCAAGTTGATTTCCCCACTCCTGGGCAGCCTCTTAATAACACTAATGTTCTCAAATTCTATCAACCTTTCTGATTTTTATTTGTTTAAAATGCATCTTTTAATCACTTCTTTGCAGCATAGCTCTCAAAGAATTCTTCAACTGATCTTAGCTAACGGTTTTTATTTGGATCTTCTGGATCTCTAAATCTTTTCGATAGTACCAATGACCAATTAAACATCAATGGAGAAAATCTCGCCCATTTGCTAAAGCTTAACTGAAGACCTTTCCATTCTCTCCCTGCTAATTCCGCTAACTCTAGAATTTGATCTTCTTTTAAATTTACTTCTTCTTCAAACATTACTTGAATTTCCTCATATGGTTTATGTCCAAAACAACAGTGGCGTGTTTTCAATCCAATCATGAAATTCAAAATATCAATTAAATTGATCATTTGTGTATCAAGTTCATCATAGGGAATGCCATTTGTAATGAATTTTTCTCTTTGTCCTGCTTTCACACTATTCCTTAATAACAGGGTAGACCTCTTACTCATTCCGCGCCCTCCTCAGTCCAAAACAATCTCTCATTCGTTATTTTTTCCACCTTATAATTTATGAGGTAGTTATTTTTTGCGTATTCCTCTGCGTATTCCAATGCAGTTTTATCATCATTGGCGCCGAAACTGAGATGCTTCCATCCGTACTTAACTTCGTACCACAGCTTATATTCAACACGCTTTACTTCAGCATTCACTCCGCGCCCTCCAATAACTCAGGATTTTGATAAATGTCTCCGATGACTTCGATTTCACTTAGGGATACGTCCATTCTCCAAAAGTCTTGATCGTCTCCCCTATTGAATACAAACGACCCAAGAGAATCTCTAAACTTGACCACTGCTTTTATAATCTTGTTTTCGCAATAGACAGATTTAAACTTTATGACGTCCTTCTCGTAAATCATTTTTTCGTTTTTATCCTTCAACCCTGTGCCCCACATGAGAGCCGCGTTTCTATTCGTGCTGTCTACAACGGGAACCAAAACATCTGTGTATAAACGTTTCAAAGTCCAATCACCGTTATTTTTGATGGTAAGGCTCAACCCTTCATCATCCCAATAATGCATCTGCTCGCCGTCCCACACCCTGTATGCTGTGTTCACAATTCCCGCGCCTCCTTTGGGTTTTCGTCACACATTTCTTTTAACGCCTCCACAAACTCTTTTTCGCTCATGTTCAGCGGTGTGTACCACTTTATAACTTCGTGAAACGGCCGGAGATAATTTGCAAGTGTATCTTCAGCATCTTCCCTTCCTTTTGTTGTCCCAGTAAAATTATTTAAATAGTCTTCACGCGTCATATTTATGTGCGTTGGACAGTCTACCACTGAACTAAATCGGCAGTACCGTCCATTCGGTTGCTTAGCGATTAATGCACCCATGTTATTCCCCCTTATCTTAATCTCTATAAAACTTAAATTTTATTTTTACTCTTAATACATTCATGCTGATTCACAACATCACGGAGTATGTATTGTATTTCCTCTAAATTGTCTTTAACAAAATCTAGGTCTCCAATTGCCATTCTTATTTCGTTATTCTCTATGCTGCGCAATGACCTTTCACATGACGCTAAGAGCTTTGCATATTTCTTTAAAACCATGGTTCTTATTTGATTATTAGTTGGTTCATTAATCAATAATTAAAGCTATCTCCTTTCCTAATTCTAATTCGATTATATAACCTCAACCATATGTTGTAAATACTTATTTTATTTTTATTCTAAATAATTTTAAAAAAATCAGCTTTACTCATACTGTAAAGCTGCTGTCTTCATAAACGTCTTCATGCCGTCCAGTTTCCAAAGAGTTTCATTTATTTTGTCTCTAAATTCTAAAACTGAAGCATGATCCATTCTAATCCTCAAACAATCCCCATTGTTTTTAAAGATAATGTCTATGTAGTACTCTCCACTTTGTATGTTCTTAGAACCAACACTCATGGAAACTGATCTCATAATGTCTTTCAAGTCAATTTCAAGATTAAAATCCATTGTATGCTCCAGTCTGACTAAAAAGTCACCAATTTTTTATGTCTCATGATGACTGACAAGATGTGTATGTGCTTTTATTTTATTGATAACAGTTGAGAAGATTTATAGCCTTCATTTTCAAACGAATCGTCTATTTCTTCGGCATAAGAGGTTGTTATTTCAGCATCCTCTGTACACATGATGTCTACATCAAATAGTGCCTCATATTTTTCTTGATCTTTTTGAAGAAACCCCATTTTCCCTGTTTTGTTTCTTAATTTCTTTTTAATTGATTGATATGCGAACAAGAGTGCTTCCTCTTCATTCTTGGCTTTTATCCTGCCAAAAAAAGGAATGCACAGCTCCCCTTGAATAAAATAATCCTTTTCTGACATACGTTTCCCTCTCTCTGGTAGTAATTAACCGAACTTATGTTCCCTTTTTGTTGACTTAATTATAACCTTTTACCTAGTTAGTGGCAAATCTTTTTTCTTTCATTTAAAAACTTGGAAAGAATTGATATAGTATGATAAGCAATACTATAACAGGAGGTTGTCCGATGCTTGAGGTTGAAATCGGACAATGTTTGATTTCCATTCTCCTCGAAAGTAAAGGAATGTCATTAGGAGAACTTTCAAAGCGAACAGGCATTAGTACGCAAAGATTAAGTGACTATGCAAACGGCTTTAGACCTTCTATGAATATAAAAACAGCGAAAATCATTGCTATTGCCCTTAACTGTTCAATTGAAGATCTCTATGAATGGAAAATCAAACATTGACTTTATCGCTAGGGAGTTTGGCCTAGCGAACCTCCTTGTACCCTTTTTAGGGTATAGAACTATTTTACTGCATATGTACAAATTTGTCTCTGTCTAACTTTGTCGAATTCTGAAAAATGTGAACAAAATCCTGATATTTTTCGAAAAAATATCACGAGTTTATCCGCACATGTTTTATTTTTACTCTAAAAGTTATGTAAAGATAATCCCTGCAACAGGGATTAAGAATTAGTCTCAATTACTTCAGACTTGATACAATATTTTTCTAAGTTATCCATATTCACTACTTTCCTCAGTGATTGTGAATTAAACTCCGCGTCTTCATTCAGAAACCCGTATTGTCGAGTTATTTTTTTATAATCAGGTACTTTTAATTCACCCTTCTCTTTGTATATCTCATACGCCATGTTGAGCTTTCCTGAGTTGATAAGGTTCTTAGGTGAAAAGAAGGGTTCTTCTAAAAATTTTTGAAACTGGCTAAAAGATCGGTGAACTAAAAACTTGTCAGCTTTCATACTCTGATTAGAACTCTTGTATTTTAGCCTAAAAATGTTTTTGCTTTTAACTAATGTAGCAAATTTGTTTTTAAGACCACTATCTGGCGAACCATTGCTAAGATGATAAGTTGTTTGATCATTAGCACGCTTAAGCAACTCATAACATTTATCGCTTACAGTAATTATTCTTACACCGTGTTTATCATCTATCAGCTTTACCTTGTTATCATCAAGTAAATCGTCACCTGTTAAATTCAGTAACTCTGAATGCTGATAGCCATCTATGCCTTCATAAATAGCCTGTATCATCGCTTTATCCTGATCATTAACCATAAAATCAACATACTCTTCTACTTCTTTATTGGTGAATAGTGTTTTTTTGTTTTTATCTATAAACTGCTTTAAGTCACCATCCTGTATCTGATACACTTTGTTGATGTTACTGTTTGCCAAGCCATTTTCCATTGCCCAGGTTGTGTATTGTCCAATTACAGCTCTTGCTCCTCTTAGTGAATCTATAGATTTGCTATCTAAATCTAAAAATAACGTACGCAGCTCTTCCAAAGAAAAATTAAATATGTCTTTTTGAAGTATTTTTTCTGTAGCTGAGAAATCCCTTAGCCTTAGCCAATAATGGTTTCTTGTTGCTTCACTTTCGTATTTCTCTAAAAACTTTTCCTTCAATTCAGCATTATATATTTCACTCATATTAAATTCTCCTTTAGGCTTTAAACAACAGCAATTTCATCATAAAACATTCGCTTAAGTTTCTTCTTCATAATATTCTTTAGTTGATTCTCATTATTTTGTCTTCCTAATTCTTCAAACACTCTTCCGCTTTTACTAAAGTCAATCGTATTAAGGATATTTTCAAGCTTGTTTAGTTCTACATTGTTTTCCTTCATCTTCTTGGCCAAATAAACATAACCGTAAAACATTACGTTATGATTAATGTATGATTGCTTTCTAATGGACGATAAATCATCTTCAAGAAATTCGTCTGGGAATGCATAAAAAAGGTTATCAAAAAAGTCTACCAAGTATTTCGCAATTTTCAACGCATCTTTTCGAGATTTCAACTCAAATACATCGTCTATAGCTTCGGATAAAGTATAATATGTTACAAGAAAATTGCTATCAATAGCAATTTCACTTTGTGGGCTTATTTTATTTTTAAGTTCACTTTTAAATTTCAGCTGCTCGACAACGGTTGAAGAATACCGTTTTTGACCCAATTCTTCAATTCTGGATTTTTCAACTGGGTTAATTGTATTCATTTGAGCAAAGTGAACCTTAGCCTTTTCTTCATCGTAATTGAGCACATTTAAAATGAATGGTTGATCTAATTCAGGGACTTCAGCAATGGCCTTAACAATACCTGAAATTCGATGATATCCATCAAGAGCATCTAATAAGGTTCCTCGTGTTACAGTGAGGGTTTGGTCGCTTGAATCATATTCAACTTCTTCATCACCATCAGATGTTCCAAGACGAGCGTTAAAAGTTAACATTGATACAATTAAATCGCCTTTAATAAACAATTCTTTGATCTCATCAACTGATTTAGGGTTTGTTTTAGGTACAGGAATAAGGCTGCCCTTAATGTACTTTCCTTCTCGCTGAGTGTTGTAATTGTACTGCAGGATGGAGCTATTATATAACTCACTCAGTTCTTTGGCAGTAATGGAAGTGACATAGTTATCCTCTTTAATTTTAATCACATTTTTAAACTTGTAGGGGAGCTTAACTACTTCTTCACCGGCGAATACTCTCCCACCTTCAAGCTCTTTTGCCAATCTGGTTGGAAAATAATTTGACGGATCTAAAGCTTGCGTCCCAAGAATTGAATACAACTCTTTTGAAACAATGTACACTTCTTTTTCGTTTAAACGCTGTACGTTGTTATCATTATTATTTAAAATTTCTTGGATATAACCAGGGAGTGCCTTGTATTTGTCCGCCATTGTGGCTTTTAATTCCTTCACCATATTGGGATCATTTTTAATATCATTAAGATTTTTCTCTATTTCAGTTTTTAACTTATAAAGTTTATCCGTTGTCAACAAAACTTCAGACACATTATCACCTCACATAATCATATTAAATTTATCATTATTTTCATAAGCAAGTAAAGCTTTTATATGATTATTTGTATCACTTGTTCAAAAACATTTTAAGTTTATTCTGTATATACATGTCTGATTTTAAAAAGAATTCTTTATATTGCTCTAAGGTAACATCATCTAAAAAGGACATGTCTTCTTTTTGATCAACCAAAACCCCTGGATCTTGAGAATAATCCCTTTCATTGACTAAATAATGGTCATTTAAAGTATTGATATTGCTGTGGCCAGAGAACGCTGCCACTTTTTTAATATCACCATTAATGCTGTAAGAAAAGTTTGTTGCAGTATTGCGTAAACTATGCGGAGTTATCTTTCTTTCTTTGGGAATGCCCATAACTCTACATACGCGATTCCACATATCCTGTATTGAATCAACTGTTAACTTATGAAATAAAAGCTCATGTTCCCCATACTCTTGCTTTAACAGCAATAACTCTTCATAAAAAGCAGTGGAAATCCCAACTGGTCTAGCCTTTTTTTGCTTAGTTTTTTTAAAGTTGACGAGATAGCATTGGTGCTTTTCTGAATAAGTAATATCATCCCACCCAACTCTAAGTACCTCTGATTTACGTCCACCAGTACGTGCACTAAACAAAATAAACATCTTTTTCATTAATCTGTTCTGACGCTCAGTAACATACGCTGCCTCAGCAAATTCATCAGCTTCAGATATTCCTTCAAAAGAGCCTGCTGGGTTCTTTTCTGTTGGAAGAGGTCTAAAATTAAATACAGATGCATCACACTCATGTTCAGATTCAAGGTACTTAATCATACTTTTCAGTGCGGCAATCTTATTGTTAATTGTTGAATTGGAGTTGCTTTTATTTTTAGCCAAATGGGTTCGATAATCATACAGGTCACTCTTCTTAATCGCCAGGTCACTCTCAGTTAAATATTCAATATCCTTGGCAGCATAGTGGTTGAAAAACTCTCTTATATGCCTTTCATACGTGGCTCTAGTATTAGACTTTTCAATTTCTCCAGTTTCTCGATCCCTGTTTCTTAAATCTAATTCATCAAACCACCTATTTATGTTATTGTATATTGAATAATCCCTTAGTGTTGACGCTTTCTTTTGAGCTTCCATAATGACACCTCATATCATTTTTTTCATTAAGTATTGATCAAATTCTTTCCACGCAACAATCCATTCATTCTCACCTTGAATATTACTCAGCAGCATTATATTGGCGTTACAGATTTCCATTTGCTTTAACATGTCGTATTCTTTAAGAGCGTTAATTAAGATGTCTGCATTCATTTTATCACACCTAATTTATTTTTATCCTATAATAAAATTCAGTTTAGGACATTTACCCTCTCGTCCTTACAGACGTTTATAATTGGCATCCCCGTCAATTCCTCATAAAGCTCCTCTTCGAACCCAACCCATTCATCACTTGTCGCTTCTCTTCGTAGGAACTCATTATAAGCTACTGCTATCTCAGGCTGCTCTAGAAACTTTAAAACGATCATATGCTTTTTCCAAACTTTAGCCTTGTTTTCTTCTGTATAATATTTATTATTCATTTTATTTTTACTCCTTAAATACATTTTATAGAATTTTTTTGTTCTTTAATGAGGTTGTATTCTTTATGATTTTTTCTCATTGTAGTTACATTATTAGGTGTAAACACATCTGGATCCTCTAGGTGGAGATTGACTCGTGTGAAGTTCTTTAGTTGTTTTATGTATTGATATTGTCTTAATGATGTAATCTTCAACTCTTCCTTTTGAGTGGCACTGGTTGTTTCCATTGTTTCATCTCCCAACAACGTTCATCTTGTAACTTCATTATATATGTTGCTAGAATAATATGCAACAATTTATTTTATTTTTATTCAAGACAAATAACACATCCCCTATGTATGTGTTAAAATGTCTGCTGATTTGTCTTTAATCTTCATTAGGATACCTTTGCTTTATATTTTGATCTAACCATTTCTGCTTCATTTTCAAGATGATTATCTTCCTGGGAAATTTCTAAATTAATATCTCCCATTTCCATGTACCCCTTAGCCATATCCTCATAAGAAAGTACTTGTCCGAAATGCTTTTTCATTTTAATTCCCCCATGTTCTTGTTTTTTATATTATGAATTTCTGGAACATTCTCTTAAAATTAGAAAAGACGCCTGATCCAGTGGATCAAACGTCTAGCCAAGTTATGTATTATCTTTGAAGTTAAGCCCCGCGGCTTGGTGATGCAACTTTTACAGGCTGGTCTACATGGTCTACCGATGCTGTCTCAATTGATTGCTGTCCGGCAACAAATCCAACAGCCATTGCTAACAAGATTACTATTCCAAGAATAATATTTTTCATTTAATTCACCCCCCTTCAATTTTAGACCATGATTAATTCAAGTAGTTTTTCGTCACAGCCCATTTTCCTTAGCTCCGCTAATGGAAGATTGATAAATAATTTATCACCAGATTTTTTCAACTTTGCAGTGCTTTCATAAAAATAATTCTTATTTTGGTATAGAATCCCCTTAATGTAATCTAGAATCCCAGAATCATATTCGTACAATTCCATATTCTCAAGCTCATTTATTACTTTCTCTGCTTTATTAAATTCCTTATTATTAGTATAGTAATATGCTACCTCAATCTTATCAGGGATATTATCAGTGTCGAAGTCAAGCCATTTATTATCCTTATTCCATAGGTTGCTTAAAAAGCAAAGAGCTAATCGCAGCTTATATTTATGATGTTCATTATCACGAGCAAATTCCAATCCTTTAAGATACTGCTCTTTGGCTTTAGAGTAGCTTTCAAAAATTAATGTGTTCCCATATGTTAGATGCCCAAATACTTTTAGTCGATTTATATTTGAATTTTGAATAACTTGTTCTGAATAATACCTAGATTTTTCAATTTCATTATCATTTAAATAAATATTTGCATTTAATAATGAAATTCTATTCATATAGCAATCTTTCACAAAGCCTTCGGGTAAGTCGTTGAAATTGAGAAGTGATAATGTGCTTTTCATCAATCCAAATTCGCCTACCTTCAAATACTCATACATCAGCATAGCATTTGAGAAAAATAACATTTCATCTGTTTTGCACTTTCCGGTTGCTCTTATTGCATCAGTTAAACTTATCTTACTTTCGCTCAATCTTCTATGTATACTGTATATATTGCCCCATTCTTGACTTGCTAGGTTTTTTGAGCTAGATAGCCTCGACACTATCTTGTCTGTTAACGTATCCCATTGATTAATATCTGAGTATTCAACAGATTGTCTGGCACATTTTTTGTTGGGATCCAGTGATAAGAAGTAATCACTTAGAAGCTGCTCCTCATTATCAGGAAACAAGCTTTTAACAATATTAATTAAACCGCCTAAGTTGTCCATTTCTTTCTCTGGGGTGTTGATGAATTTGTAAAAACCATTAACCTTTTTGTACCCTGCTATTTTTGAGAGTTTCGCTGCGAGCTGGTTGTCTTTTTCACATTCATTCTTAATCATCTGCTTAAGATTCATTGGTTACTACACCCCTTCCCAACTAATGTTCCCTTTGTTTATAATATACATTAGAGTTGTCAGAATTACAAGTATTTATTTTATTTTTATTCTAATTATTTTTTAAGGAACCCTTATCTGTTTAAAATTCGTATTTTATATGAACCGGCACAATAAGAATCCTTACTGTGCCTTAAAGATATTTAGTCCTAGTTTATCTTTTAATGCATCCTGCAGCACCTGGGAAAAATTAATGTTCTTTTCTTCAGCCACTTCATTTAACCAAGCCGGAATAGTTAATGTTTTCTTAATTGATTTACGCCTATACTCATCACGAAATGCATGCATAGGCACATCAATCAAACACACAACTTCGTTTTCCCCTGTCTTAATTTCCGAAAACGGTGAGGGACTAGGATACTTCTCTCCGTCCATTTCCAACCCGTATAAATGAAGACCTAAAGCTTCTTTAGCCATGCTAATTGCTTCTGTATCATTTTCTCCACAAGTTATACAACCAGGAAGGTCTGGGAAGGTTACTGTAATACCATCATTAGCATAGTGTAAAATTGAGGGGTAAGATACCCAATTCATTTAAATCAACTCCTTAAAGAAGATTATAAATACATTTAAAAAGTTTGCAAATTCAATACGTATAATTGAACGTAGTATGTAAACCATAAAAACAATATAAAGTTTTATTCATTAATTTCAAAGGAGCAAAACTTTAATGCTTCTGGTACATAAAGATCATTAATTGGTCTGTTTATTAAAGAATTATCGTTTTTCCTCCAAAGAAATCTAAACTCTTCTTGTTCAGAATGCTTACTATCTTTAATAAGGCCTGGCACCAAATAAAAATCAGTGTTTTCCTCATTAAAAGTAATGCTCCTTGAATCTCTATATATGCAATTATTCGCAGCATATAAGGCACAATTTCTTTTTTTCATTTTATTGTGTACCCAATATGCGAAACTTGGAAAATCATTAATTACCATTACTGAACCTCCAAACTTTCTCATAATATTTTTATCATAATTGAAAGTTAAACAATAAACATAAAAATTTTTATTTATTATTGAGGTTTGAAATGACACATCTTCAAGTCTAACTATTGAGTCAGGAAACCATTCTTGTAGTTCATTGTGAAGGTGTGGATTATGGTCTCCTGTTTTATATTTTTTAATGTTTAAATGTCTGTTTGCTACACCTTCTTGGTCATCTCCAACATCCGCACCTAAGCTTGACTCTGGATAGTTATTAAGGTGATTTACAAAAAGTTTCTTGTCCCTCATTAATTTTTTCAACCATTTCGCTTCCATGTATTTATAAGCTTTCTTTGGAAAATCTTCAATTGGCATATATCTCATCTTACTTCTGCTGTCCAAAAAAATGCCCCCTAGTAACTTTTCAGGTTCTTATGTCTCATCAGTTGTATTTTTATTTCTGTCAACACTTTTAAAGCCGCTTCCATTCAACATACTCAAACCGCTGCTGATAAAGGTCTTCCAGGATTGTGGCCCATTCAACCCAGCCGTCCACAACAATACTTTTCTTCTCCCCATCCTCAATCCATTCAATCCAGTACACCTGAACACCCCATCACCTAGTAATAACTTCGATTTGTCTAATGGCAGAAGTGACATTAAACTCTGTACGCAGCTCGTTTGCTATCATTAAAGCTTCTGACATTGTAATGAACTTAGAAGCGCCATGAAGTCCCTTAGATGTCTTATAACCACTTCCATCTAATTTAAATGACTTGAAGTAATCATCATTTTCAAATTGAATAACAAAAAAGGTATCGATAACAGGCATAGCTAACTCCTCTTCAGCAGACCAGCAATTTTTATGGCCAGTGGCAGCAATCCAATTAATATGTAAAACACCATGATATTTATTTTATTCTTAAAGAACAGTTCAATCATATTCTGCTCCATACCTGGTGAAAATGAATCAATCAGTTCCTGCTTAAACTCTTCATCATAAACCTGATCAACAAATAAGGCCTTAAATCCTGTCAGAAAGCCTACACCAAGCCAGAGCATTAAGAAATATGCTATTCCAATCAAATTAAAACCCTCCTTATATACATCGTCTGGTATTATAGTAGTGTTAAATACTTTGTGTAGGTGAAATTTAATGGAAGAGAAAGATTTTGAGACTAATGGCTACGATGTAACAGTTGTATATGATTATAAGGAGTATCCCGATGTTAAATATGGTCGCTGTGACAACTGTGATTACGCTTTATTCAAGAGTTCAGTGAAAAGTGGTGTGTTTTTACGTGAGTGTCGTAGATGTGGTATGAAGAAGAGCATTTAGTTTAATGCTCTTTTCTATTTCACTGGAATCATGTAGCTTACATAAACTTCAATTCCATCTTCAGTTTTATATTCTGCAATCCTGTCTGGATCAGTTTCAATCTTCTCTATTAGTCGTTTCGCATCCTTGTTCCTCTTTGCAATATTGGTAACTACAATCCAAGACCAATAATCCCATTCAGAGATGCAAGATTTAATCTTTTTTGGTATCTTATGACCTCTTGTATAAACCTTGATCATTTACATTCTCCTCACTTAATTATAATTTTTACGTGCTGTTTTACATTAATGATGGTATTCTTCGGCACCTGTAGAAGTTAAGATAACAGAGTAAGTTGTTTTTCCGATCATTGGATCATTGGTTCTTTTTATTGCCTCCGAATAAATCTCTAAAAGTCTTTCATTTGCATGATAGGCATGACGGTTTGACATTTCTGTTGAAATAAAATTAACAGTTTCGCTTATAAGCATGTCTTCGTGATCAGGGGAGTTAGAATTAATTTTAATACTTGAATCGATTTCTAATCCAAGGTAATTATCATCTGATGAAAACCCCAACAATTGTGGTCTTTCGTCTGGTTTAATATATCCAACAAAAAATACGGAAAGTGGGTTAATACCAGAATAATATGCTTCAAAACATGATTTTCCGTAATTAAAAGCTTCTCTAAAAAATAAGAGTGGATCAATATTACTGTTCAAAATATCGCTTTTTTGATCAATAAAATCAAAAGCTTTTTCTGCAATAAACATTCTACCTGCAAAAGAAATTACGTACTTCTTATTAATAATTTTTATTTTCTTATATTCATCTGATTCCACTTTTAAAATTCGGCCCAAGCTATTTGTAGTAGTCACTCTTTTGTCAGCAGTCATTACTATGCTATTGTCGAATTTAACTGCTATTAGCATCGTCATTTGATATCTAACCCTTCAAAAAAGTATTCCTGACTCAACCTGACTTACATAACTGGTTAAAAGACTGGTTTCATTTCAACTTAATCAATCCTTGAAAACAGCTCGTTCATTACTCTGTTAGGATCAATACCATTACTATCTAGATTCTTACTTAGCTGCTCCAATAATAGGACAATCTCTTCTCGATTAAATTTAAATTCTTCCTTGTCTAAGTCTAGTAACAGTTCTAATGACTTCATAACTTTAACAATTTGGACTGGTGAAAGATTTAGTTCGACTTCCTGTTCCCTGTCGATTGCAACTGGAACAGATAATAAAGAAGAAGGGACTTTTAAGATTCTGCTTCCGAAAAGAATTCTAACCATTTGACCGTTCAATTCGTAATACTTGTCTTCTAGTCTTCCTTGAGAACCTTTTTTTCTTATCAAGGAAGCTTTTTCTGACGACCCATTATAGTAATTATCATGCAGCAGAACTGCAGTACCGGCAGTCAAGCTTTGTTTTTCTTCTTCAGAAAGTTCGCTTATTTTAACCCATTCTTTATCTCTAGCCAATTAAAACCCACCTTAATTATATTTTTCAATGATTCTTGAAGCAGCGTCATTAAAAGCTGTTTCTGGACACTCAGAATTAAAAATATTTAACAACTTTTCTTCAGTGAATTCCCTTTTCATATCCGCGATCATTTGGTTTTCACAGTCATAAGAATTAAAACTTAAATGGGCTAAATCACTGAGCGAAGATGATTCTCCTTCTGGGATTGGCCATTCGATTTGCTGGGGATCATACATATAAAAACCACCGATGTATTTAAAGCTTTGGGATTTATCCATCCTTTGAATTGTCGAGTCGTCTAAATTCAGCTCTGATATGAATCTATACATTATGTACTCTCCTTTATTAATTAAGATGAAAGAATGATTTTATTCATTAACACCATTTTCATATTCAAGGTTGTATGTTGCTATTTCGTGTACTCCTATATCCCCTGCAAAGTTTCCATCCTCATATTCCTGTTGCAAATAAACCGCTTTATCTTTTTCGAAGATTTCTCTTGCTTCAACTAATTCAGTTACAGCTTGTGACCCTAGTCGATCTGTTACAGTAAAAACTAAGCACCGTTTTAACTCGGTACCGTCTTTAAGGACTACGTCTGCTATGACGTACCCATTTGGCTTTAGTTCGCCAATTTCATTGCGTCTTTTATCAATTGCCTCTTGAAGAACCACAGAAACAGTATTGTTATCGGACTTACTTAAAGCCATTTCTAATTCTTCAATTTCTTCAAGTAACACTTGAATTTCCTCTCTCATTTTATCTCTCCCTTTGTTGTAAAGTGCAAATTTATGCTACTCCTCAAAGTGTCTCGCAATTATTCCACTTTCAACAAGATTACTTTTTTATTTCCAAACTCTGTCAATTCAATATTTTTTTGAAGACCCTGATCCAATAAGAAGTGATACATTTTTTCTGTTTGATTATCCTTTTTTTCGTTTGGCATTCCCCGGAAAGTCATATTACCGCATGTATAATAGAGGCAGTAACCGTCGTCAAACATCTTCTCAAAAGTGAAACCCGCTGAAATATTGCTTAGTCCTTTTACTCTGCTTTTAGAGCTCTCAGATTTTTTAAAGCTACCTTTTAATAAAATTCGCTGAACTTTTGCTTTTAAAGAAGTTGGCAACATTTCTTTTCCTCTTTTCCCTATGAAAGTACGATTTTATGTAGACCTATAAAATTTGTAAGTATTTACTGTTCTTGTAACTTTAGTATACCATGATCACTTTAAGTGATCAATATCTTTTTAATCTTTTTTGTAAATCAACAGCTCATGCAGCTCAATGTCTAAATATGTACAGACTTTATCCAACAGATCCCTTGGGTACCGCTCCATTTCATCATGATACAGCTTCCTGACTGTGTTAAAACCATGATCAATATCATTGGACAGCTTTCGAATACTGATATTCCTTTCGTCTAATATTGGCTTTAAATTTGATTTAATCAATGTTACTACCTCGCATTCATTATGTATGATCACTTTAAATTATCATTATATCCATAAAAAAGGTCAAGGATATACCTTGACTATGTATCAAGCTTACCAATCAAATGAATCTTCATGTTCAAATCCATAAATACCTTTAATCCACACATCTCCGCAGCCTGGATTCTTTGTAATCTCTAACACATGATTACGATTAGCATCTCCCTCTACTCGATCTGTAGCAGTATAGTCAGCATAGTTCCCTACAAACTGCTTCTCACTACGTGGAAATACCCAGCCAGCAAGAGTTATCCTACTGATTTTCATATTTAGAGTACACCCTTCAGCATTGTTAATTGTGAATTTGTAGAAGAGCCAAGTGCGATCAAAATTCCGATCAAAATAATCTGCCATTGAAAAACTCTCTGAATCCTCACTCATGTGAAAATCCACATTTTTGTAGTCTAATGTAAGCTTCGCCTCAGCACTTGGTGTGTTAAAACTCAATATAAAACCAATGCAAATCACAGCCAAAAAGATTAGCTTTTTCATTCCCTCTCCCCCTTTTCCAAATTATACTATATTGGAAATAAAGGTGAAAGAACAGGCAGAGGCTTCTTAATTTATCTGCATTCTCCTTGATATAGCTAGATATACATGTATCTATGAATATCTACGTGTATTTATAAGTATCTATACCTCCCTACATCACACAAATATACCTTATTAAGAACAAAAATATTTATTTTAGTTCATTTTTAAGAACAAATCTTCCATTTTTATGATATAATCATCACTGCTTATAGGCAGCCTTACTGCTTATTCGCCATATGGTATAGGAAAGAGGTTCTTTTAATGAACGTAAAACATTCTAACTGTTTCTTTGTTATCAGGCTGTTTGCTGCTCTTTGTGTGTTGATTGGTCATGCTACAAGAGATCTAAATATTTCTGTCTTTGGTTATACCCCAGAGAGCAAAGCAATATTTCACACCGGCATATCAATCTTCTTTTTTCTAAGTGCATTTTTTCTTTTTACTTCTTATGAGAGATCTCAGCTTAAAGGTAATAATGTAACCGATTTTTATTGGAGCCGAATTATTAGGATCGCACCCGCTATATACACCTATGCTATCGTCTCCACCATCCTGTTAATTGTTCTAGGAGCTCTTTCATTAACAGTATTCACTACTAAAGAGTACTGGACATGGCTTCTTAGCAATTTTGTGTTATACCCTCAATACTTCCCTGACATATTCCATCACATCGGCACAGGTCGCCTTAACGATTCACTTTGGACAATTCCTGTTCAGATTAGCTTTTACCTGGTGTTACCCGCAATTTATTGGTTTTATAAACGTTTCGGATTCCCAAAAATGATTCTTTGCTCTTTTGCTGTTTCCGCTTTCAGTGTGTTAGTCTCTTTCATAATTTTAAAGTTCGCGCCTGGCAGTGTGTTCGGTAACCTGTACTTACATTCTTTCCTGCCGCAGATGTTTTATTTCACTTTGGGCATCTTCTGGGCTAAGGCATGGAGCAAGTTACCGCAGCATATCGTTTTATTTTTGTCTTCGGTAATTTTATTTTTATTCTATAAACTTGACCTTCTGCATCTCAGTTCAATAAACAGCACCTTATGGAGCTTTTTATGGTTCGTACCTCTGAGCTATGCACTCGTCTGGTTTGGTTACAATGGGCCGAAGATATTGCGACAGCTGAACCGGTTAGACGATATAAGTATGGGGATTTTCATATGGCACATGGTGATCATCAACATCTTCTTATACACTGGAATTAATAAAACATTGTCTGATTACCCGCTGATCATAGCCCTAATTGCTGTTACTGCTGCATCCGCATTTCTTTCGTACAGAATAGTGGAAAAACCCGCTCTTAAATTACGTAATATCAAGAAAAACAAACCAGTCAAAACAAGGATTGCGAGCTAACTGCAAGGGCTGTTCTTATGTAGGCAGCCCGATTCCCGTTTTAAAATAAAGTAGTGTTTTTGTTCACCAATTCCATTCTCCATTAGGCTCTCCTGTTGGCTTATACATAAGCTCAATATCAACAAATGTTTTATGATTACCCTTAGGAAATCTAACCAGGACAATCTCACCCTTTTCAGGAACAAACTTTACATCGTTCCTCCAAAATTTGATTGTTTTATCTCCTTCCTTAGTAATTGGTGTTGTATGATAACCATATTTTTCGGCTTGAGTGCTAGAGATCACGTTGCCTCCATAAACATATTCACGTTGTCCATTACGTGATTGAATTTCCCTAGTTTTTAAATCATATGCGTAAATGTCATATTCCTTATTCTCTTCTTTGTTTAAATATTTGTCATTAAGTGCTTCACTTTCTTGGCTTGAATCATTGTCATAATAACTTTTTCTTTCATTTTCATCATCGTGATTTACCTCTAATTGAGTATCCACATAAACTTTTGTATTGTTGTTAAATTTACTACACTGAACTATAAGAAATACCCCGATAATACCCAAACATAAAATTATTAACTTTTTCATCACTTCTCCTTTAGTTTCTTCGTCATCCCTCATGCTGTTGTACATATTTTAAAGTAACTTAAATGATTTTTTTATCGATGCAATACATATCGAATCCTTGTTTTATAATTCTTGCCTTTCCATTAGCTGTAGACCAACTTTCACTTAAATTTTCAATAAAAGAAAAAAGTTTGTGCTCTAATTTTCCGGGCGTAACCTTCATAACATTGCGAAAGATTTTCCTATAGCGAAAACTTTCTTCAAACTCAATCATAAATTCATTTAATTCCTTATTCCATGTATCCAACTTTTGATCATTGAGACTGTAGGAAGATCGGTTAAATGAGTAAGGCGGATCTATAGAATAGAGTGCTACTGGCATACCTTTGTAAAGGATTTCTGAATAGTATTGGCTTTTTTTAACTCCCCAGCTAAGGTCATTCTCCTTAAAATACCTATTAATCTGTGATTCTAATTCTTTAAATCTTAAGTATGATTTATATAAGGAAGGATTCTTTCTTGCTCTAGTTACCTGAGCATAAATTGTTGGAGCTTCTGTTATCTTGGCCCAAATTGTACGGTGTGTTCCATCACCGTAAACAGCATAAAAGTCATCATCTTCATAATGAACCAATTTCACTGGTGAGTGTTGATAATAAGTGTGAAATTCTTCTAGACTTTGTTTTTTTAAGTATTCAAAAGCTTTTTCACATCGGCCAATGTCAATATTATCTGTACCGTTATAACACGCGTGATCAAACCAAGACACACCACTGGTTCCCCTGAATCCTAAACTCTTAATTTTTTTTAACGGGACATCCCGATATAGTTTTTCGCTGTTTCCGACTTCATCATAATACAATTCATATGGATACTCACTTATATTTTTGGTGTCCTTCATTTCCTTAATATGAAATTCACATACACCCTTTTCAAGAAGCAATTTTTCAAGTTTATTTTTCAAATTTCTCCCCCCAATGACGTCTCAATATCATTGACAACTCATGCCAATAGGTGGATTTTACATTTTTTCTTTGCGATGATAAAGAAGCGTTTCGAATTAAATGGTGTTTTTATTTAGACAGGCATTCCTCTTAATAAAATATTTATCTTATTATCTTCTATTTTCAACTAAGGTTGCGATACTTACTTTATAATCTACTGACGAAGCATTCTTGTGGTTTGCAACGTCGTCAATGTCAGCAAACATACCTCCGCAACTCAAGTCATTAATCAACTCGATATTAACCAACGGATCACGGAATGCCTTGATTCTATTTTTATACTTATAAACTTCGTTAACACCATTTTCTGCCCACATCACTAAGAGCAATAATTCTAATTCACGCATATAATTCCCCTTTCCTATTAAACTGCTGTTTTATTCAGATTTATTATAGAGTTTATAATCACCTTCGCCATCCTCATGATGTACGTCTTTCGATTCGCATTTTTTACAAATATAACTACCTTTATTGAAGATATTGTCTATACCTGAATCTGAATAGTCTACATCATAAATCTTTCCGTTCCTAGCTCCACCTGTTGTATCAATAAGCTGTTTGGCTCCCACCGATACCTCTAGGTAGAAAAAACGTTCATTACCACAATCATTACATTTAGCCATTACTCCGCATCCTCCTCTGCATATAAATCATAATAATTTTGTTTAATTAAGTATCTACTTTTCCCCATAAGATGACTTTCGCTACAAACAGTTTCTTTTGTTTTCTTGTCAAGAACAGCCGTAAACCCTGCCCTCTGTTTTGTTTTTAGGACTCTGCTATTGGTATACTTTAAATACCATTTTCTAAATAAATCATATTCTTCTATTGACACTTCTTTCATTACTGCCATTACTTCATCATCTCCTGTATAAAATTGTTGTTTTATCCACTTCTTTGATAATGTTTGTTTATATCTTTAAGTACAATAGCTTTAATTTTATTTTCATGCTCTTTGTCTACAAAAATCCTTATCACATTATCACAGTCTATGTGTTCTAAATGCTCAAGCTCTTGCTGTGTATCAATATAAATAATATCCCCTATACGTTTATTCCCGTATTTATCAAAGAAATATTTAACTCCCTCGTCATATTCCCTGTCCCATCTTTCCATCCTAATTTGATCAATTGGTGAATTAGAGGTTTCATTCGTAAAGTCAGATTGATCTTCCTCATTTATTTTAGTTGCACTCACTTTCATTTGAACTCGTTCGTTAATTTCTTGAGAAGTATCTTCTATAATAAGATATTGATTAATAATAAAATCTAGTGCGTTAATTATTTTATTTAGATAAACTTTTTTTACAGGCTTCTTAAATTGATTGTAAGTCAAAGGTACTTCAATGTAACCACGGGCAAGTGTATCGTACTCCGCAAAACTATTTGAATTATCATCACGCTGAATTACCTTATATTCAATGCAAAGGCTATTAGTATTACGGTAAAGGCTGGTTTGAAGCGTTGTATTGTTATCTAAATTATATAGGTCGCATGTTGTTTCCATACTTCCTCTGAATTGATTGAAATCTACTTGATATGTACTCATCTTAATGTCTCCATTCTGTTTAAAATATGCATTTTATTTTATTTTTACCCTTAAAATATGTATGCTTTCGCTGTTGTTTTAACTTGATTTAAGTATATCATGACTATTTTAAATAATCAATACTTATTTTATTTTTATTCTTAAAGTGTGTATTTTGTTATGATGTAAGCAAGAGAAGCTTCGATGTATCCAGTATATAATAAGAAGCGTTATTTACCGTATCACTGTAAGATTGTGCCCCCTCAAAATCATTTATTACGTCTTTTTCTTCTGCCGTCATATCCTGATATTTTACCTTGCCATACGAAGGAGGAAGCCAGTTTTTCTTTTGGCTGCCAAAAATATTGAACTTCTTAAGCATTTCCTTGTCTTTAAACTCAATGTGACATGTCCCTTTTTTATAGAAAGTTACATAGAAGTACTTTAATTCTATTTTTTTCGTTTCACCGTAATGCTTAGCCAGTTTTAGAGATTCATCTATGTTTATGTCTTCTGTTAACCCGTTGTCAAGGTAATTGAAAACTTTTTCGATATCTTTCAACTTTTCTAAGACCTTGTAGTCTGTTGGACTATAGTGACCGAGCCAACTACAATACCCGTTTAGTGGAATAATTATTTTTTTATTAATTTTATATGATTTATTTGTTTTCCACCCATTATATAAGTGCACATTTTTTGATGATTCATCATAGTAATGCTTGTGGCTAAATTCTTCAAAAAGGTTAAGTATTGTATCTTCCACGCCCTGCGTCATCTCTTTGCTCATCTGAATTCTCAATGTATAGATATTGAACAAAGAAAAGTCATAATCTTTTAATTCCTCAACGTGCTCCAAATACTTTTGTTTCAGATTGCTTGTGAAGAGCCCCATAAATTGATCATTGTTAAATAACGTATTCCAATACTTCGCCCTAATTTGTTTTATATATGCATTCTCTATGTCATTTTCTTCGGTATTCTTATCAATTAGCAGCTTCAATATTGGAGTACTGTCATCATTGAAACTATGCAGCATTAAGGGTTTCAAACTGTTGTATTCATTGATTAATTTTAAACCCGCTTTGATTTCATAGTTGAATTGTTCTACAATTCCTTTTATAAAGTCCACCAACTGTGTTGCTTTATAATCCTCATTAATTCTATGTGACTCATCTTTTTTCAATTCTTCTATTAGAACGCTGCTATATTCTTGTTTTTCAATGCTTATGTAAATTATTGCTGTTTCAACTTCTGTGTTTCGCTCTGAGTTCGAAAAAGCGTTTTGAATGTATTCAACTTCTGCATTTATTTCCTCTAGCTTACGTATAAGAAATTTCCTGTCATTTGAATACGGATTTTTTAATGTTTCGGCATTTAGTAAGCAAACAATTTGGCCGGATCTTTGTTGCTTTTCAATTAATTCAATCGCCTTTAATAAATGTTTAACACCGCTGCTAAAAGGTGGATTCATAAAAATCAAATCATACTTCTTGTAAGTGTTAAACGTCAGAAAATCGTCTGCTATCACTCTATAACTTTTCCCCTCAAGGATGTGCCTTAAGTTTTCATCTTGTTCAATTGAATCAATATCATATTTCGAATTCCCTCTATAGTTCTTGGTGTATTTGAATTGATTGTGAATAGCTTCTACCAAATCCCCTTTACCTGCTGACGGCTCTAAAACAGACTTAATATGCTTCCATTCTATTTTTGATGTCATTTTTCGGATTAACTGTGGTGGTGTCGGATAAAAATCCGGATTATCTTTAAACATTTTTTGTTCTCCCTTTTTAGGGAATGAGATGTTTTCTCATCCCCTCTTATTTTATAGACTAGGTTTATATGTGTTGATTAGAGGTTTGAAGCTTTTATTATTTAAGTAATTTAGAACCTCGTCAAATTGTCTTTTGTCACACGAGTAGTACTTACTGTGAATTATTTTAGTCCCATCTGGTTTAACCTCTACATTATTCAACACAGTTTCGGGCAGCGAGTGCCACCCTTTGAACATCAATAATTCTGAATAGAAGTGTCGGTAATATAAATTTCTTTTATTTTCAGGCTTGTATGTCAACTTCACTGCATTATCATATTGAGCATATTTAGTTGACTGGCAACTGTCATACGTTATTTTTTCAGTAATTAAAGATCCAAGATCAGATATGTAAAACAGAGTATATTTTTCACCTTTTTCAAGATCAGCATTTTTAAATTGTTCTTGAATGCTGTCAACTTCATGGAGAATTCTGTATAAAGAAATTTTCAATTCCTCTGTATCTGCTTGTTGGATAATTTTTTTACTCAAATTTAAATTATTCAATTTCAATTTTTCTTTGAGTAAAGCTTTATATTTGTCCCAGTCTTCATTATTCCAGGTTGCAAATATATTTAATTCTTCAATGACTGAGCTAGAAAGATCTTCTATTTTTCCCGCTTGATATTTTAACTCGTCTAATTCTCCTTCTTTTATCGCTTGTTTATCAAAAATTGACTTTTCAATTTTTGCATTGTCCACTAAACCAACGTATCTTGCATAAGAATGGCCTTGAGCGTCTACAATAAATTGCAATTTCCCGCCGTAGTACACTCCTACGCCATATAAATTCCATTTAACTGTGTTCTTTTCTAAATCGTCCATATTGTAATAATCAATCATTGAGTTGATCCTGTTGTCTTCCGTAAAACTTCCACCGGTTTCCGCAAGAAAATCAAAATCATTTAAAAGCAAGTTAGAAAAGTTGTTTAAAGCTTCTTCAGTATTGAAATGCACTTCTTTTGTAATTTTCACATTTTCAAGTCTGTAGTCACCTTTAGCAACCTCGTCTTTATATTGATCAAGTGCTTGATTTTTGTTTAAGTTGGCAAACTGTGCATCAATAACAAAATACTCTTGATCTTCATTCAGTTGTTTTACTACAATGCTGCTATAGATATTTTCGGCTTGTTTCTTTTCTTCTTGCCGTCTCTTATATTCAGCATTTTTGATTTCTTGTTCTTTTAAATATTCCTGAAATTCTTTTTCTTTTCTCGCTTTCTCGGCTTCTTCGAATTCTTCCATCTTTGAATCAAACAGTGTCATATCTTCTTTAATTTCTTCTGTTTGCTCTGTCACTGTGTATTCCCAATCTAATGAAACACGACCATAGAAATTGTAGCTTCCAGCATAGTCAGTGTAAGGATCTGCTGGGCTGTAGCAATGGCGATAATTGTTTAAAAGACTGTTGCAATAATCATAAATCGCAGTCAAATAAGCTGAGCCTTTTTCATAAGGACTTGATTTGATTGTGATGTTAATAGTGCTATGTGAATAGCTACCCCCAGTAGTAACAGAGAATTTGCATTGTGGGAGACGTTGTCTTAAATGCTTTCTTATTTCCTTTGCCATTTCTTTTACTTCTTGTTCCTTATTTACTTCTAATTCACTCCATTGTGTTGCATCCCACAGACTCATATTTACACCATTAGCTTTCTTTTTGGTTTTTGTGATTGTTTTAGAAGATGAGACTTCTTGTTTAGTAACACCATTAGCGACCTGCATTGATTTTTCTGTCCGTTTGCTCCACCAACATTTTTTGAATCCAGAGTATCGAAAACCGTTTGATTTAAGATGAGTTAAAACCTCTTGTTCTGGTTTACTATCAAAATATAGTTCAATTCCATTTAACTCTTCATTAATTCTTAAAACAGCTGTCATTTTCAACCTCTCCATTCTTTATAACTATTTTATTTTTATCTTAAATGTATGTAATCCTTTGACTTGATTTAATTTTAACATGATCACTTAAAATAATCAATAGATATTTTATTTTTATTCTAAATAAAGAAAATCCTATTATCGAGGTTCAGCTTGCTGAAACGAGACGGCCGTAAAGGCACTTTACGGACGAATTTATTATTTTTTATTTAATTATTTTTCTGGTTCTCCTTAAGACTTAGGCTCTAAAACCGTTGATATGACTGGCTTATTTTTTAAGTTTAAGAGGTTTGTCCTCTTTATCAGGTATCGAGCCAGTTTGTGAGCAGCTTCCTCATTCTTAGAGAAGGTATGTACAAAGTTATTTCTTCTCCATCCCTAATAGCTGACCTCCATACCCATTGCACTAACTCAGACAATGCAAATGCGTCCTGGTCTATTGTAATACTGTACTTTTCTTTAAAATAATTATACAGAACAGTATTCGTATATCTGTTTATTGTATATGCTAAGTGTTTCTTATGCTTAAACTCGTTTGTAGCACGTGCATTACATGAGACAAACCCCTTTGTATACCCATTGCCCTTTATTCTGTTCTTATGGTCTGAATAAGTCGTCCACATAGCTTCATCACTTGACGACTTAACAATATTATTAAAGTAATTGAATACATTGTTCTTCACCTTTTTGATGGTGTAAGGTGATTTATTTTTATACCAATTAGAAGACAGTGAAAACTCCAGTTGTCCTATTGTGTTTAGATTTCCTTCATATATTTTTATTTTGTTTCTTAACTCTTTTTTAAAGCTCCTTTCATAATCAGGACGGTGATCAATGAAGCTATACTGTCCATCCATGTAAGCTGAACTGTACTTTTGATACTTAATGTTGTTCAGATCGTAGTAATATTTTTGTATTTGAGCATCAAACATATATGTAAGTATGTAAACTTCCTTGAATAACTGGAATACATCGGCTGGAAAGTTCCAAATCAATATATTGTCTTTGAAATACATTAGATTGTTATTTAACGCCATATCTCGAATGTCATCGTATCGTGTTTCATAGTCTTTTTTTTCTTCATTCCATTTGACAAAACCGTTTTCAATATAAATCAGATTGGAATCAAACAGTGTTGTTAGATCATGTTTCTTTACCTGTAATTGTTCCACTACTTCCATGACTTCATCTAATATCAGTGTGTAATTGCCTGCAAGTATAAGTTCCTTTGTCTCGTCGTTTGCGTTTTTAAAAAGGTTATGAGTTGCCACAATGTTTTTATTTTGTGATAAGAGTTCGTGAAAGGATTCAAACTTATATTGTGTTTTATCACCTTTCTTCTTTACTTTAGGTTCGAAAAATTGTTTGGACTTTATGCTTTTCTTTATGCGCTCAACTTCATTTAAATAAGGTGTGATGAATATAAAGGTTTCTTCTTTACCAGCAGAATTCATTTTGTTAATCGCTGCAGATGTTTTACCGCTCCCCATAACCGAATCAATTATTTTAATTTTATTCATAATAAGTGTAGACTTCCCCCTTTAATATTAAAAATAAAGGAACGGATAAATGTTTTACCGCTCCTTCTCATGTATGAAATTCAATTGTTGATTCTTTCTTCAAGATCATGAATACGTCTTTCAAGACCAGAGAATTTCTTATCATTGTATCGGTGGTCACTTTCTACATTCGCGGAAAGATACTGTATACCCTCAAGGATTCGTTTCCTATCCCGCTCACCTCTAATAAGCATCGGCTAGAGTTTTAAAATGGATATTTAAAAGAGTAGTGAGTTAAGGTGTTCAGCTACTTCTGCCTCTTCCCCCTTAAATACAATTTTTTCTCTATCAATGATTTCTAATTCTGACATGTTCACACGTCTAACTTTATATCCCTCAATTGTCTCTTCCTCTTCTATTTCAAAAATTCTATCTTCTGTAATCATATTCTTATCCTCCTATATACATTGTATTTTTCCTCTTAACTTGTAACTTTATTATATCATGATCACTTTAAATGATCAATATCTTTTTGATCTTTTTTTGTAAATCAATATCCAGAAAACCACAAACTTTATTTATTTAACCTCTTACGTAAAGTAAAATAAATGATCCATGACAAAATGACAATGATACACGTTACTATGAAGATAGCCGTAATCAGCGACTGTATTCCGCTGCTGAAATAATCTTTGATGAACAGAAACAACAAGAATAAAACAACAAATGTTATGTTCGTAAACCATAATGAGAATCGTTTCATGTTTACAATGTGCTTGTCCATGTTATAATATGGGTAGTGACTAAAGGGGATTAATTCCCCTTTAGCGTGTTATCTGCGTATACGTTTGCGTTGTCTCTTGCTACGGAGGCGCTTGCGTGTACGCTTTTTGCTTTTCTTATTCTTCATCAGGTTTTGAATCTTCTCAGCTATCGTTAAACAGTTGATGATTAAAACCGTGATAGGAATAAGGAAAGCAATTGTTATACCCACTTTCTCAAGCACTATGTACACCTCCTTTCCTATAACTCTATTATAGCACATTTCCCTTTCAAAGTCATTTTATTTTTACTCTTAAAATGGATTTTTTTAAATTATTTTGGCACTATTATTCATGGCTATTTATAGGCTGTATAAGGCGTGTATGTGGATTGGATACCAATGATACTATGATTAAATTAAAATTGATTCTAGGTGGATTAGAATGCTTCTGATGATGTGTGCTTAGTGTGTATAGGATGGATATATGATGTATGGTGAAGGAAACGGATAGAGATGATTAGGTAAGCTGAGGATAGTTTATGGTGGATGCAATGTAATGAGGATGGGAAAAGATGAACATTAAGGATGAATATAAAATAGGTGTGTAGTTAGATGAGGAATTGTATAGATAACACTTCGATTTGTTTCCTTTCGTTATATACACGATTATTTTAATGAATGGGTATTCACTTTTAAGTTGACCGCTTAATTATTTTTTCAAAAATATATATTGTTTTTCATTTGAAATTGTGTTAGCTGTGCAAATTTATCACCTAAATCATAAAAACCCTACATAACGTATCTTATATAGGGAATTAAATACCAATATATAGGGGGTATATTAACATCTAAAGGCCAAAAAATAGGAACAAATGTACCCCTAGCACTTCCATTTCCACACCAAACTTATTTTTTCACTTTCCCATTTTTCAGCCTATTTTCACATCGTAATCGCTATCGTAAAAGCCTATAATATCAATGTTTTTCCACCCCTTATTCTCCCCTTTTTCATCAGATTTTTAAATAAACAACCACTTTTCCTCTCTCCTGTCTACGTTTTACGATCACAAAACACCTATTATCCCCTTTGACAGCCCTAAAACATTGCTATATCAACTAAATAACCCTTTCTGATCTTCATTTACGATAAGCACTTTTATAGCTAACGATCACCCGGGGGGTCATTAAAAATCAAAATAAAAAAGCCACCATAATAGGCAGCTTCCCTTTAAAATTAACGTTTTAGTCTCTTCAGTGCCTCCATATACGAGGTCTTTTTCGATTCCTTGTTCTCCAGCTTCCTCGGCTTGAATAAATCCTCTCTACGGCGATTCTTCGCTTTATAGACAGTTGTTTCTTTAACTTCAGTGTTTCCACTTTCAATTAGATCATCTAACTGCTTCATCCGCTCATTGATCCAGGTTAATCCACTAAGGATGGTTATTGCCCTATTCCCTTTATCATAATGTCCTTTAAATAAGTCTAGGGGCATCTTGTTATCAAAGACATTAAACAGCTCATTATACGATATATGCTCCGTTAAAAACTCATGAACATCCAGAATGACACCAGCTCTCATCACATTTGTAAACTCAACAGGAGTAAATATCGAATTGTTCCACGACTTCTGTATATCTTCATGCAGCTTATCAAAATACTTACCCTCAATTGTAAATTCATTGAGGTCTGTTTGAGCAATAGTCATGATTCCTGGTGTGTCAAAAAGCTGATTTAAATCCTTCCTGTCTAATGTACTGATCTTTGATCCTCTGTCCGTGTAATTGAGTAAGACTTCGATTAAATCAAGGAACATCTTGTTTGTCTCCTTGTATAGTCTGCTTTCAGAAATCTTCCCTTCATATTTGCTCAAAACCATTTGATTATCCAAAGGTAAGACACAGGTCTCTGGCATAGATAAGTCATCAAGTAACTCCAGTGTATTCATCTGGTTAACCAATACCTCATTATTGTCAGGAAGGATTGGTACAGCAACTATTGTTTTATGTGTAAGACATTCGTTTAACAATTCTAATAATATAGGGGCTACTCCTGAACCGGTTCCACCAGCTGCAGAGAAAACTACGAAAATAACTTGTACTGAAGGCTTTTCCATTGTGTTCTTTATGAACTCAATAGAGGACTCCCAGTTATTTTTCATATGTTTCGCTGCTACGCTTCTGTCTTTACCTACTCCTTCTGTCCCTACCAGATGAAGCTTATCTTGAATATTGATTAATGAATTAAGGTCTGAAAGTGAATAATTTATTGCAACAGAATGAAATCCTCTCTTCATTGCTTCATCCGCTATACTTCCACCGGCCTGACCAACTCCAATAAATCCAAACATTAAACCCTCTCCCTTTTTAATTGATATCTCAAAGCTTCTTGACCATATTGAGTAATAAAAATTGTATGCTCTTTACTGTTTTTCACTATAATAATAAACTGCAAGGCCTCAAGACGATCAATGCTCTTTCTAAAAGTAGCATCAGTTAGTTGAGTTTTAGCTTGAATGGTTTTCTTCCTAATTGATTTAAACTTTAAATCAGCCCCTTCATCGCTCAATAAGCCTAGAATATACAGATCATTTCGAGTTAAGTTGTCAATGACAGAAGCAAAATAAGTATCCATGTGACCCCTCCTTAATATCTGATGATTCTGAAGTATCTTGGTTGATATACGATTATTATATTGTCTATTTGCATTTAAATGCAAATATTTTTGTATCTTAATGCAAATAATCATACTCTGCTTGTATGTAAACCAGTCATTTTATAAAATTTATTCAAACAGCAAAAGGATGATTTAAATGGAATATAGGGTTAAAAGTAAGTTGGATTCATTTCTAAACAGCAAAGGTATTGAAAAAGGCTGGTTAGCAGAGCAAATAAAAGCTGAAAGAGCAAGTATATCTAGATGGTGTAAAAATGACAGCGAGGGATTTGCAACCGTCCTCCCTAGTACATACAATCTTTTATTGATGGCACATATTCTAAATTGTAAAGTTGACGATCTTTTTGAATTAATCGAAATTAAATCCAATTAACTTTGGATTTTTATGTTTACAAGAGTAAAAATAAAATATATAATAAAGACACAACCACATGAAGTGGTCTTTATTTTAATCATTTTAAGAGTAAAAATAAAATAGTATGGAGGTGTAAGATGAAAAAGCAGTATTTATTTAGTCATTTAATGGGGTTTATTGAGGGAAAAGTAGTCGATGGTACAGCAACACCCGAAGAAGAATACCTTTATCAGGATTACAAATGGTACGGAAAGATTAATAAGCAAAGCTTTACATATCGAAGTTTAGTAAATCAATATCTTAATAGCGAATATTAAGCACATTTAAAGTAAAAATAAAATAGTAAGGAGAGGATTGATTGAAAAGAAAAAAAGACGGATTGTCTAAGCAAGTTCACATATACAGCGTGGACACATCAGCATTTTATAATGACAAAGAAAATTCATTACATAATAAGATTTTGAAGTCTTATAGATACAGAGATTATCTTAAGACATTAGACAATGTAAATAATAAACATAAGAAATACATTTCACAAAGAATTACATACCTTAAAGAATGCCTCTATTCTGCATTCGAAGAACATAATGACATAAGAACACTTCGAACTGACAGCTTAAGGGACAATAAAGTGATTTCTTTATTTGATTCAGTGTTGACCCGAACATTAGGGATTAAAGAAAACACCCTTTCAGAGGAAATCATGGTTGTCCAGACTTACCATTTTGAAGTATTGAAGGACATTATTGATCAGGGATTTTTACATAACAATGAAAAATACGTTTATTTCACGAGCAGTGCCGGTCAAATTCGTACAAAGAAGTCATGTTTCATTAAAAAAAGCACCTACGATAAGTATCAGGATGCTTTGACATGCGGCTTGAGTATTGAAAAGATTAACTCCCTTGGTGGTAGCAGCATTAACAAATGGAATAGCTATATGGCCTTATCTAACAGTGCCAGTAGCCCTTGGGAGATTGATATTGATAAAGCCATTGTTGTCGACGACTTAGAAACTGATGTGTCGAGTCTCGTTGACTATATTGATCGAGATACCTACGAGATCACACGAAAAACAATGAACATTCCCATTGAGCATACGGATGGCTGCGGAATGATTCTCCCCACTCTGAGTAGCAAAAGCTTCATGGTCAGACTCCCATGGGTAAAGGGTTTATTAGTCCCGTTTGATTTTCGCAAATTTGCTGAGGAAAACAAAGCTTTTAAAGTAACTGATATATACGGCAAGGAATGGGACGTAGTGAAAGATGATGTTCAAATTATCTTCACTAAAAGCCAGTTTAAAATGTGGAAGTATTATTCATCGTGGGAAGAATATCAAGGCAATTATAAAAAATATGGATGCTTAGGGGCAAAACTCAACGAAGAAGATCCTTCTGTTGAAGGGAAGCTCACTTATCAAATGCTCCAAACACTTACAGATATCTCCGGTGAAGAATTAATTCAAATGAGCTCAAAGACTGTAAAAGAGATTACCACATTGGGAACTGACAAAGAAACCATGTTAAGAGTTCTTGGAGCTACGGAGAAAAAGAAACATCGGACAGCTCTTCAGGACGCTTTACTTCTATATCCAGAACTTCTTAACGATGATCACACGAAAGAAATTATTAAAAATAAAAAGAAAAGCATGATTAAAGATGCCAAATCAGGAAAATTGCTTGTTGATGGTGCTCGTTATACATACTTATGCCCTGATCTATATGCTTTCTGCGAAAAATTATTTCTGAATATCCAGAATCCAAAAGGACTGCTTTCAGGAAATGATGTCCATTGTTCTTTATATGATGAAGGGTATATTGACATCCTCCGCTCCCCTCACCTATTCAGAGAGCATGGTGTTAGGTGGAACAAAAAAGATGAGAAATATGAAAAGTGGTTCATTACCCCAGGTGTTTACACAAGCATTCATGATCCGATATCTAAGTTGCTGCAGTTTGATAATGACGGGGATAAGGCCTTAATTATTTCTGATGAGTTAATCGTCAATATTGCCAAGCGTAATATGGAAAACATCGTTCCGTTGTATTATGAAATGTCTGTAGCCCAGAAACAAAAGATTAATAGCAGGAACATCTATGAAGCACTAACTCTTGCTTATGGGATCAATATCGGGGAGTACAGCAACAACATCACTAAGATATGGAACAGCGACAATATAAATCTGGATGTGATCAAATGGTTATGCATGGAAAATAACTTTACTATTGATTTTGCAAAAACCTTATTCATGCCGACCCGTCCTGATCATGTTGATGAAAAAATTAAAGATTACATAAAAAATAAAGTGCCTCACTTCTTTATCAATGCAAAGGATAAAGAAGAACATAGTGTTGAGTTAATTAATGAAAGCACAGTAAATAAGTTAGACTCCATTATCCCTTCTGACCGAATTAATTTCGCAGCAGTGGCAGGAAAATTTGATTACCGCTTCCTGCTCAAGAACAGGGATATTAAATTGGACGATGCAATTATTCGTGAATATAAACGATTAGACCAGAACAAGAAATGGCTCATGAATGATGAAGACATTAAGCCTGGGCAAAAACTTTATGTTTATAAGGTCATTAAAGACAGATTGCTGAAAATCTATAATGACGAGCAATCTGTTGCTGATGTTTTGGTTAAGCATTTATATAAAAAGAAAAGCAAATTTAAATCAACATTATGGGAGTGCTTTGGCGATCTAATATTGGAAAACATGCAGAATAATTTAAAAAGATTTAAATCTTGTTATAGTTGTGGAAAGATGTTTAAGTCAATCTCAAATAAATCAAAATATTGTAATAAATGTGCATTGGAAATTGAAAAAAAGAACCATCGATTAAGGCAAAAAAAATACAGTAAGAAAAAAATGACGAAATAGAAAGTGTATTGAGCCTTACTCCCCCAAGGGGTACAGCGATTTTACCGGAAAAAGTTTAACGAAAAAATCCCCTTGAACCCTTGATATAACTGGTCTGAAAGCCCTTTTTGAGATAATCGCCATAAGGGAGAAAGAAAGCTAATTTCCACATATAAGGGTGAGTACGTCTCCCATTTTTTCAAAAGAAGCACAAACGATACCGTAATTATACTTTAACACAAAAATAAACAAAATCACTAGGAGGAATTAAAACATGAACAAAACAGAATTTGTTGGAGAAGTTGCAGAAAAATTAGGAGTTACTAAGAAAGAAGCTGCACCTAAAGTGGAAGCAGTATTTAATGTCATCATTGAAGCACTAACAAAAGGTGAATCAATCAAGATTCCAGGAGTTGGAACGTTTGAAGTTCGTGAACGTGCAGCTCGTAAAGGGAGAAATCCGCAATCGGGTGAGGAAATTGATATTCCAGCTACAAAGGCACCTGCCTTCAAGGCTGCTAAAGCTCTAAAAGACGCAGTGAAAGCTTAATAAAATTTACTGAGGACGACAGGAAAGGCTTCCTGCACGCCTTTGTCACATAGAGCTTATGCTCCTAAAAGTGGCAGAGTTAGAAGTTATGGAGGAAATTGTCGACCTCCCCTCTTTTTTCATGTATTCATCTCCAGGTTTATTAATTAGAGTTCTTTTATTGATGGCATGGGGGTGTCGTCAATAATAAGCTGTTTACTGATATGTGGGATATCAGTTCTCCGCTAATATTCATTTGTTTGAGGTCTTGGATGCCAGGGTTTTGGATAAGTGGATATTAGCGGGGTATTGCCCCATCGTGGATTAAGCTTTTTCTAAACATTGCTATTCTCACTTTCATACGAACAAAAGCATTAAATTCGACTTTACAGCTACAACTGGTCATTGTAGTTAGTCGGATAATGGTCACTTATGAGGGTTCGAGGTTAACTCGCATGTCTGTATCTAAAAAGAGACAGGTAAATGGCTATTATCGGGCTAAAAATGTCGGTAAGACTTAACGCATTATTGCAAATTGCGACTGAATCCCATCAGGGTCTTATTATGGGTGGCATATAGCCTGAATATTAATTGCGGTGTATTGCTTCGGCTTGCACTTAGGTAAGGTAGATGCGTCTCCCTTCCCTTTAAATAATGCCCTTGTAAGCTTTGATGCTTATTATGCGGTCACATAAAAATTTTTCCGGGTTAGCGAGGCTTTTTGTAATTACATCCCCTCGCAAAATAAGTGAGATGGTTTTTGGGCGATTGATCACCGCTCCCATTTCACAGAAAAGGATTATTTTCGGTCTTGCCTTTTCAATTTCACTTAGCAACACGTTCACTTTATTTCACTTCATCTCCTTCAATGTTCTGTATGGAGACTTACCTTTCCCATGCACATACCTCCTTACACGGGTCAGAGAAAACTGTGCAAAATAAATGGCGAGCGTTTGAGACGCTTTGTTTCTCAATAAGGCGTGTAACCCGACAAGAGCATTTAAAATGCCATTGAGAAGGCTTATTAGGGTCTTCCTTCTCAAATTATTTTTCCCTTGGCTCTCAGACTCTACTGAGCAGTTGGCAAGCAACATAAAAACTTGATATATAAGATGTAAAGGTAATAGGAATTTTAACACGTCCCTTAAAGCGTGTATTTTTGTTATCATAGCTCATCTGCCAGGTGTAGAAGGAGCCAGCTGGATTTCGCACAGCGATAACCAGCCTTTTATGCTCATGTACCATGATGTACAAGGAGTTTCTGAAGACGTTATTTGGCGTCTTTTGTTATTTTCGACTTACAAAGATTTCGAACGATGAACCCGTAATCAGCGTATTCCCTGTCGATTTTGCGTACCTACGTGAGTTAATGAATATTATGTAAAAAAACGCTAATTTCGTATATTTTTCAAGGGAGGACGAAAATGCCGATACGTATTAAATTCGACAAAGACGCTTACTTAAAACGTCATAGAGAATTCCGGGAAAAATTAGACGAGTTTAAGAGCGGCGATTATGAGGAAGCGTATAATCAAGCGCAGGTAATCTTAGAATCGAGTGTCTTAAAACCTAACGATGCGGTGGCGGAATAGGTAGACGCTTAGACGAACATAAGGACGATGCTGTGAGGTAGACAACGGGCTACTTAATAGTCGGTTTGGCTAACGGTTGTTGAAATTCGTCCATGCGAGGTGCAAATCCTCGTCCGCATAATAAACGAATAGCCAAGGCGGCGTGTCAAGCTATCGCAGCTTGCTAAAAGCCAACAGCGCCAACTATACATCCGGCATTGTCCGGCAGAGAAGCGAGCGAGTAAGGGATGCGTCCTGATCTCGGTGTATAGACGCAATCAGAACGAGGCTTCCGCACCCTACGGCGGAGGTCTTTTTGTGCTTGCGTTTTACTTTACTGATCAGCCGGAATGTCCTTACGAGACTTCTGGTACGCAAGTTTTCAATAATCTCCTTCGGGCGTTTCCCCAACGCCTATCCGACTCATATTTTCATCTCCTTATATCCCCTTTTCGGACGTTACCGATGTTTCGGATCATCGGGCTTCCGAAGGAGCTTATTGTACGTAAATAAAACAAATATTGGAGGAATTTAATTTGGCTAAGAAAGTTCATACAGTAAATTTAAAAGGTAACTATACTTACATTGATGGGATTATTGAAGAAGAAACAAAAACAGACATCGAGCGTTATGATCTGAATTCTATTTTAAAATCATTTGACGGTCGGAAAGTGAAAATTTCTATTACCGAAGAAGACGAACTTCCACAAATCAATGAGTAGGTGGTGACTGAATGACAGCTATTTTAGATACTGTTTTACAACGAGAAAAAGACGAATCATTTACTGATTATCATATCAGACTTTTCAAAAACAAAGACACTTATCACATTGACACAAAAACAATTGCTGCCCTTTTAAACAAGGATCAGGGAACCAACTATGATGAAAGCAAATGGCGTAAAGACTTTAAACAATTTGAGCGCTGGCACGATTACTTTATCTCAAAGAATATGAACAAAGAAGTTCAACAAAAACATGAAGAAATTCGCATTGAATCCGAAAAACAAACAATCAAAGCACGAGATCAAAAAAGAGAATATCGGAAATTCATTGCCAATCAAGCACGGTTTGAACAAATTAAAGATGATGTCGTACAAGCTATTGCATCTTTAGAGTCAAAAAGACCCCTTCGCTTCACCTTCCCATCACCTGCTATTGCTGAAAAACATGGACTCGCTCTATTCAGTGATTGGCACTTCGGAATGGAAATCGACAACCGCATAAATAAATTCAATAAAGAAATCTTTAATGAACGTGTAGAACATCTCACCAACAAAGTGATTGAGTATGGTAAGCAGAATCATGTTTCCACACTGCATGTAGCAAATCTCGGTGATTTAATCGGAGGTCTTATTCATGTGTCTACAAGAGTTCAGGCCAATGAAGATGCTGTAGAACAAATTAAATATGTATCAGAAACGCTTGCCGAGGTTTTAGCGATGTTGGCAAGTGAGTTTCAAGAGGTTAAGTTCTACAACGTGGCAGGTAATCACGGTCGCCTCTCCCCTTCTAAAAATGATGTAGGGATTAAAGAAAACTTTGAATACCTCATTAATTGGTATCTTGAAGCCAGATTAAAGAACATAGAGAACATCTCCATTGAACCTGAGCAAGACGGATTCATCCCCGCTAAAATCAACAATCAGGAAGTCGTGTTTGTGCACGGACACTACGATCGTGTTGATCAGTGTGTAACACGATTACCTCAATTACTTGGCTACATCCCTTCTTACATATTCGGTGGTCATATTCATCACAATTATGAAAAAGAGTACGGCAGCACAACCGTTGTAGTAAACGGAGCGCTTGTTGGTGCGGATGATTATGCTATGCAAGGTCGGTTTGGCACAAAACCTTCTCAAAAATTTATGGTTTTTGATGATGCAGGTATTGAGGCTACATACATAATTCGCTTTAAAAATGAAAAGTAAAAGGAATGATCCTATGTCTGCAAACGATTTTATAGAAATATTAGCAGTGCAGTGGGACAACCTGTCCCCTGAAAGTAAGAGCACTCTAGTAAATTTGATTGTTAATTAATATAAAACTTTAATTTTATAAAGATGAGGATGAGGAAGATTGAAAGAAGAAACTAAAATTCTTTGGGAATATGTAAAGCTGCTAAAAGAAATTAATGATAGTGGTTATCTGTGTAACAGGGAATTAAAAGACGCCCTGACAAGTCTGCATAAAAGCCTGGGATTTGAGAAAAACACTAAAAGTGAACAATTGAACCGAGACGTCAAATTCTCTACTAAACCCTTAAACGGAACTAGCTACACATTGAGCACGGGCTACAATCCTGAAAGAATTGCTGTAATTAATCCTAGAAGAGAAGAAACAACCTTTTTAATTATTGATTTAAATAATTCCCGTATTGAGGACATCTCTAAGAAAGTGGAGCATGGAACGTTTAAACATCAGGCTAGTCAAATAAAAGCCATTATTATAGACAAACGACCGAGTAAGTTAATAATTGATGCAAACGGTATTGGAAAAGGTTTGCTGGATGCTCTTGCTGATACCTTAAAAGGAACCAAGGTTGTTTTGTCCGAAAACGGTGCCTTAACTTATAAATAAAATACTTTTTTAGAACGTCCAGTGATGATTTGAGAAATCTCGACTCCCTCTCTATTGCTGGGCGTTTTATAAAACGTGTTTTTGAACCAAAATTTTGGAGGTGAACCAATGCCAAGAAAAGCTAAAGAAAAGGAAAAATTGATCTGTGCTGCTTGTCAAAAAGAAAAGGACAAAGAGTCGGGGTTCTATAATTCACGAAGTAGTCTGTATGAGAAAACAGGAAAAGTCCCTATTTGCAAGACTTGCTTGAAGAAAAACATTGATTACAGCAATATTGAGTCAATATATACAGTCTTACAGCAGATCGATGTTAAATTTGATCCGTTGTATTGGGAACAAGCTGAAAAGAGAAAAACAGATACATTTAGTGCTTATATGACAATGGCTAATTCATTGAAGCAGTTTAACGGTACTGGTTATAAAGACAGTGTTTTTGAAAGACAACCAGAGAAGCCACTTATAGAGGAATCTACGCCTACAAACAATTCTGGTGTTAGCCAATCTGAAATTCCAGATGACCTGATTGATAAATGGGGTATTGGTTACACCCCCGATGAGTACCGTCAGTTTGAAAGAAAATACAATAAACTTATTCGAAATTACGGAGAAAAAACCACACTTCATACTGAAGGCTTGCTTTCATATATTCGTTTCCGTGTAAAAGAGGAATTAGCAACTGCTAAAGGTGATGTAAAAGAAGCTAAAGAATGGGGTTCATTAGCTTCAAAGGCAGCTACAGATGCAAAAATTAATGTATCTCAGTTAAGTAAGAGCGATATCAGTGGTGGAGTCGATGTACTTTCTCAATTATTTGAAGCCGTTGAAACAGAATTGGGCATTATCCCCCTTCTTCCTCGTTTAGCAGCCCAACCATATGATGACGCTGATCTAATCATTTGGGCGATTATAAATTATTACAGAAGGCTCGAAGATAAGGAAAAAGTCGATTACAAAGACATTTACCATTTTTATGATGAAATGCTTGAAGAAGACTTCAAATCAAAAGGATTGTCGCCTGAAGAAATTGATAAACTAAAGAGTGCTCGCAACAATGTTTTCAGAGACTTGGAGAATGTGTACAAAGAACCTCTTTATGACACAGGTGATGAAGATTAATGGCTAGTTATAAAAACTTCACCTCGAAAAACAAGAAGCACACAAAAAACAGAACAGATATTTACGACGCAGCTTTTGAAACCCCTCTGAATCCAGATGACAATTCAAACTTCATTGGCAAGAATATCTCCAAATGGGCTGAGTTCACCTCATTTATTCGTTTTTATCCAGACATTTTTTACGATATGTTGAAACCCGAAGTCGGCGGAATTGAGCTGGATTTATACCAAAGAGTTATGATGAGAACACTCAGTCGCTTCCCTCAGAACTACTTCTGTATTCCACGTGGCGGATCAAAATGTGTTGCAGGAGACACAGTTTTATTTACTGAAAATGGATTAGTAGAAATTGGCGAACTATTCAATTACGAAAAAAAAGAGTCTGAAGTTGAAACAATACATAAAATCTCAATGAAAAACAGATATGGTCTAATGGAAACTTCTATGGCCGGCATATCAAGCGGATTCAAGAAAACGAAGAAAATCAAAACTCAAGATGGCTATGACTTGGAAGCAAGTTTAAATCACCCAGTATTAGTAATGTGTGAAGATGGAAAACTAAGATACAAAAATTCTAGTGAAATTAAAGTTGGAGATTTATTACCTATTTCAAGAAACAATAATGTATTTGGAAGTGAAACAAAGCTAAATGTAAGCTTTGATGATTTCTTAAATGGATTTAGCAATCAAGGCAGATGGCAAGTAGAAAGAAACAAATTCAATATTCCAGAATACATTGATGAACAATTAGCATTAATTATTGGTTATCTTCTTGGTGATGGTTGCTTGACTAGAAACAATTCAATACTTTTTACAAATGAAGACGAAGATATATTAAATAATTATATAGATTATTTTAACAACGTATTAGGTATTGCAGTTAAGCAAAAAGATAGAATTAATTTTATCGTATTTGGTAAGCTCATTCGAGAATTCTTCAGACAGTTAGGACTGGAAGAAAAAGATGCTTTTGGTAAGGAAATACCTAAAATTATACTTAAAGCACCTAAAAATATTGTTGCAAAAACAATACAAGGTCTATTTGATACCGATGGATGTGTGACAAATAAAAGCGTACAATTTTGCACTGCATCAGAAAAAATGAGTAAACAAGTTCAAATGTTACTTTTAAACTTTGGTATTATTTCTTTCAGAAAAAAATATCTAAATAAAAAATTTAATACTTATCATTATAAGATCAATATTTCTACAAAGAATATTGATCTTTTTTTACGGGAAATTGGATTTAGTTGTTCAAGAAAGCAAGAAAAACTTATATCAATATGTAACAAAAATCGCAATCCAAATAAAGATGTCATCCCTTATCAGCAAGATAACATTATAGCAATTTATCCTAAAGGTAAAACAAGAGATAAATTTTATCATGTTCTTAAAGGATCTAATGATCTTACTTACGAAAAATTATCACTATTATTAAGTGAAAATGAGCGTTTTGATAATAAAGATAGCGATGAATTCAACCATTTAGTAGAGCTTTATGATTCTAATTACTATTACACTAAAGTAATTGAAACAGAAGACTCTGAGAACTACGTTTATGATCTATATATGCCTTTAACCAACTCATTTGTAAGTAATGGATTAGTTAGTCATAATACATTGACCCAGATCATGGTTGCATACCATACAGCTATTTGCTTTCCTAATGTAACGTTAGCCATTACCGCTTCTACAAAGGAATCAGCGGTGAAAATTTGGAAAGAAAAGCACGAGGAAATTTTAAGGTTTTACCCTTCCATTAAAGATGAAATCAAGAGTGAAAACTTTTCAAAAGACAGTGGTCGAGTTGAATTTCAAAACGGGGCGATCATCGATAACCTGGCAAACGCCCAATCATCTAAGGGTTTACGTAGAAGACGTGGCTCCTTAGAGGAATCTGCCTTGATTGATAAAGATTTATACGATGATGCTATCGAGCCGATTTTTAACATCCCTCGTACAACCATGACTGGCGAAATAGATCCTGCTGAATTAAATGGGCAGATTAACCGGTTCTCCACATCAGGATATAAAAACTCAGATGAGTACGAAAAAATCCTTACGATGGTTAAGGAAACTGGTGATCTTAAAGGATCCTTTGTATTCGGATCAGATTGGCGCATTCCTATTCACTTTGGTCGTCAAAAAATGTCTGTTATTAATAAAGCGCGACAAGGGAATGTAACTCGCTTCCGTCAGAATTACCTTTGTGACTGGATTGGTGCAAGTGACGGCGCATTGATTAATATCAGTAAATTGATCAAAGCTCGGACAATTACCCACCCTGAACTTTCTTGTCCTAGAGATAAAAATAAGAACTTCTTGCTACATGAATATGTAATCGGGGTAGACGTAGCCCGCTCTGCGGCTGAATCAAACAATAAAACAGCTATCGTTGTTTTGAAGATAATCAGAAACAGCAATAACCTCATTAGGCAAGTTCAAGTGGTCAATATTATAGAGCCACCAAACGGATTGAGTTTTAAAGAACAATCAATCATGGTAAAAAGAGTTTTCAAAAACTATGGAGGAAATCAAGATACTTCTCTCTCAAGAGTTAAAGCTGTTATTGTCGATGGAAACGGAGTCGGTGGCGGTTTAATCGACCGGTTATTAGAGGATGTTACGGATCCGGAGACCAATGAAGAACTTGGATGCTGGGCCACAATAAACACTGATCAAAAGCCAGATGTCCCAAATTCGCCGGAAATCGTTTACAACCTAAAATCCCAAGGTATTAACCAAGACATTATTACTCAATTCCTGGATTATGTTGAGTCCGGAAAATTGAAGTTGCTTAAATCCTATGATGACATCAAGAACCAAAAAAGCATATCTGATGATGTAATGATTGAAGCAGCATGTATTCAAACTCAATTGTTTATTGACGAAGTAGCAAACCTCAGAATTAAAAAGACACAGAATTCTTTCACTGTTGAGCAAGTTGTAAAAAGAATTGATAAGGATAGGTACAGTGCAATTGCTTATGCGCTGTATTACATAGCTTTATTTTTAGAAAAGGAAGAATCCGATGATGAGTATTCATTTGGATTCTTTTTTAATTAGAAATTGAGGAGGTGAATAATGACTACATCTGAACCACAGTCATCATATGAGTTTAATACAAATTTAGCGCCGCTTGATTCATTGTTCTTTAATGATTTATTTAACGGTATTTCTTACGACAAAGTTAAATCATGGCTGAAAGACCACAACGTCTACAATAAACAGATTAGGGATGCCTCTAAATTGCTTTATAACGCAAATGGTGTGTATAGAAACGTTATTGACTACATGGTAGCCCTCCCTACTTTAGACAGAGTTATTTTGGGATCAAGTAAAGTAGCTAATTTCAAATCGAACAAACAAAAGTTCAATCTGGCTTTAAGAAAAATCGGCGACAAAAGTGCTGTCAGGGATGCATTAGGAAAACTCAGCAAATATGGCACTGGCTTTTATTATTTTGATTCTGTAGTGGATGATTCTTTCCCCACCACTCTAAGTGACAATGAGATCGGATCAATAACTGAATCAAATGCTATTGACGACTTTAATTGTTCCGTCCTCCCTCTTCCTCTCGATTATTGCAAAATTATCGGAAGGAAAAATTCCTCTTATCAGTTAGCTTTTGATGTCTCCTATTTTGATAAGTTCACAAGTAACGGGAGATCGCTCAAGCTTAGACGATGGCCAGAAGAAATCAGACAAGGCTATAGGGGTTATAAGAAAGACCAAAATCGAAAATGGTTAGTTCTTGATAACAATAAGACTATTGCTGTTAAAGGAAGTAGCGACATTGAAGATCAATGGGGACGCCCAATCGGTTTATCCGCATTTATTGATATGGTTTATGATGAATACTTTGTTGACACTAAACGAAACATTTTAGATGAGCTCAACAGCACTTTAATTTATCAGACTTTCCCTGAAGGTGATCAAAAAGGCAAATCAGCCTTATCTCAAAAGCAACAGGAGCAGCAGCATGAGAATATAAAAAAAGCGTTAGTTGCTAAAGGAAGCGTTAAAGGTGTTAAGTTCTTCTCTTTGGCCTCTGGAACAAAATTAGACAAGTTGGAAACTAATGTAGATTTCTTGAAGGTTAAAGGTGAAGACGAGCTCATTAAACGAATCACTACAAATTTAGGATTTGCAGGATCTGCTCTCAATGGTCAAGACGGTAACTATTCTTCTCAACAAACCAATATCGAGATGGTTTCTTCCCAAATATTCTCCTGGTTAGAACAAATTCAAAGTGAGTTTAACAAGGTGATAAACGCCAATATCATCAAAGATCCTCGCTCTTATATTGAGGTTTACTACCTCCCTCTTACCCACGTTAACAGGAAAGAAAAAGTCCAAAACATGAAAGACCTTTATACAAGTGGTCGAGGAAGCCTTATTGCTTGGATAGCCGCTACTGGATGGAATCCTGATGCTTACTTATCCCTAATGGAATATGAAAAAGACGAAGGTTTTGATGAAAAGTTCCCTGTTCATGCGACCTCTTTCACAATGAGTAAGAATAACGATAAGTCAGCCGGCGCACCTGAGATCGATGATCCGAAAAATGAAAACACGATTAAATCGAAGACAAATAACAGTAACGGAACGCCTTCTGGCTCTTGAGAGGAGGTGATTAGTATTTGAAAAGCACGATTTTAGAAATTAACAATCAGAAAAAAACCAGTGGTCAAACATACATCAAGTGGGTCGTTCTCGAAATCCATGAAAACAATACTCAGTTCAACAAGAACGGTATTACCTGGCTGGAGAAATACATAAACGCTAACCTTGAATCAATCAAGTTAATGCCAATTTGCGCAGAATTCTTGGATGATGAAAACAGTGAGCCATTCGGACACGGTTTAACAGAAGTCAAGGACGGCACCCCTCTCTTTGAAAACAGCGCAGTGGTTGGTACGACTACCAATGCTTACATTGACACTATTGATGTTAATGGTGAGCCAAAAAGAGTGTTAATAGCTGAAGGCTTCCTATACAACCAGCGCTATCCTAAATTTGTTCAATGGTTAAAATCAAAAATGTTTGATGGCGATTTCCCTGAGACCTCGGTTGAGATAGCAGCTGTAGAAGATTCAGATGCAATTGAATATGAAGGTGGCTGGAAAGAGCAAGGACGTATACCTATGAAATTTGACTTTACAGGTGATGCCATTTTAGGTATTGACCCTGCAGACGACGCTGCCATTTTGCTTGAATTAAACAGTAAAAAAAAGGAGGATAATTTAATGCCAAAATCTCAAGAAGAAGTAGTCCTTGAGTTAAACAACAAACTTGATAATAAGAATAAAGAAATTGGAGAATTAAATCAAAAAGTTGAGAAACTTACTGAGGACTTAAAGCAAAAAACTGAAGAACTGAATGCCGCTGTTAAAGCTGCAAAGGATGAAAAAGCTAAGGCTGATGCAAAAGAAAAAGAAGCGCAAAAAGCTAAGGATGAAAAAGCCAAGGCAGATGAAGAGCTTAATTCCCTAAAGGAATTCAAAAACAAGGCGGTAGCCGAAAAGATGCAAGGAGAGCTTAACCAAGCTTTAAAGGAATATTCTCCTGAAGAAAAGGATGTCGCAAAAGAGAAAATTGAAATGTTCTCTAAGTCTCCTTCTGTCGAGCTTAAAAACGAAATTATTTCTGAAATCAACTCAGCAATCGCTCGATCCTTCATCACTGAACGCTCAAAGAAGCAAGCCTCTGAGACTAATAGCACAAATTTCGATATTTATTCAGAAGTTCGTGATTCTGGGCAACAAAGTTCAGTGACTATTGATGATCTTTATTAAGATAAAATAACACTTTTATAAAATTTAGGAGGAATACTCAATGTTCAAATTCGGAACAATTGGTGCTTATAAACAAGTACGAAATAATCCACGTTGCAAGGCTAGTGTCGATTTAGTCCCTGGTCTAGTCGTAATCCCTAACGATTCTTCTGGTAACGCATTCCCTCCAGGTGCATCTTCAACTGCAAAAGGTGATGTGTATGTTGTTGGAAACATTATTGATAAACCTGAAATTCGCAATAAAGAAGACTTCAAAGTTCTAAAAGGTGAATATGTCCTTGCTTTTAATTTAGCTGACTTAAAAGGACTGCCAATTGAACTTAGCTCAGACGTAGTAGTTGATTATGATGCGCTTGTTAAAGATGACGTATTGGTTCCTGCTGCAGACAAATCAGGTAAATGGGTTAAAGCTGGAGATGACGTTGCAGAGTTTAAAGTATCTCTAAAAGTCTTAGAGAAAAATACATTTGGCGGAAAAGGTTTGTACCTAACAGTACAGGCTTAATTATATTCTGGAGGTAATTATTAATGTTTACAGTTGAATTAAACAATGTTCAAAAAGACTCAAACCATTATGCAAATGCTAAATTGAATGCTAAGTCCCCTATTGTAGAAATCTTTTCTGCAGCTGCAACAGGTCAAGATCTTTCCAAGTTTGGAGCAAAAGCCAATGCTGCTATGACCCATGTGAAGGAACTAGCTTCCAAAGCTCTTATGGGCAACCCTGTAGCTAAAGCCGAGATCAACACAATTGTGCGTTATGCCATTGAGCCTAAGCTTATTTCAGCAATTAAGCTATTTGATTTTATGGGCACATTTAGAACTATCGGCTATGATCAGCAACCAATGATGACATCATACGCGCATGAATCCATCCGAAGCCAATTCCAAGCTTCCCGTGGTGACGTACCGTTCGCTACTACAACTTGGAGCGAATACCCGATTGGAACTCAAACCATTTCTTCTGGCTATGCTGTTAACTATCGTGAGATTCAAAGTGGAAACCTCGATAAAGTAGCAGAAGGCATGGAGCAAGTTCAAACAGATATGATGAACAAAGCGATGTACTATGTAGTAAATGAAATGTTCAATGCAATTAAAAATGCAACAGGTGTTAAATACTTTGCTGAAACTGAAGGTATCACCAAATCATCTGTAGACGATATTATCACAAAGATTCGCCGATTTGGACAACCTTCTATTGTTGGTGACTTTTCTGTTGTTTCTCAGTTAAATGACTTTGCAGGGTTCCAGGCTGTAACCGGAGATGCTTCAAGCACTAAACTCCCTCAGTCTGTTATGGATGAAATCCGAAGAACAGGATTACTTAACACTTATAAAGGTTCTTCTGTTGTAGAATTACCTAATGCTTATAATCTAACTGAATTAAATAAAGCCGGCGATAACTTCAAAACATATCTTCCTGAAGGACTTCTCTTCTTCATTCCTCAAGGTAAAAAGTCTCCTCTTCAAGTTTTCCAAAAAGGCGGACTCACATCGATGAATGGTAACGACATTATCACTGGAACTGAGATCACTCGTTTTGATATGGAAATTGGAGCTGGTGTAGCCAAAGGACAAGAACATCAAATTGGTCTCATCAGAGACACAAAATATGAATTACCACAAATTTAAACAATTTAAAATTTAGGAGGGCTGTGTCCCTCCTTTTATTTTTGGAGGGATTACATGTCTTTTAATTTAGATAAAAAGATTACAATTAAAAATTTATGTCCATGGGATTTATATTTCCGAAAGATTGACTCTCACGGTGACTTCAGATTGCCGGCCAATGGAATTAGACAGATCACAGCTGGGGAAGTGCAATCCCAAGTCTATGACAATACCTCACTATTTACTGGAACTGACGGTCAAGGTACTCATGCCAAAATCTATATTGATGACAAAGAAACCCGTGTGCACTTAGGTTTTGAGACCGAAGATAAAGACGACAAACAAGAAATTGTTACTGTAGAACGAATTAAACAAATCTTGGGATACAAAACCCAAAAAGCCTTCGAAGAAAATGTTCAAAAGGAAATCTTACTTGAGTCTGAAAAAGCTCAGCTGTTTGATGTAGCTAAAAAAGAAAAGATTAATGATTACGCTAAGATCAAGTTCATTGAAGAATACACTGGGTTTAAATTTGATACTCAATCATAAGGGAGGTTAAATCTTGACTCCTTATGAAAAAATAATTAACGTTTTCCACTCAATGTTTCAATCAAATGAAATTCTCCCTGATGGCCTTGAACAGCAGTTTTTCATTAACGCAGTTGGTGAATACGAAACCGAACTGACAGAACTTGGTTATGATGAAAAGTCCAATACATTTAAATATCCCCTTACTTCATCACAAATTCAAGTTTTAGGAATGCTTATGTACAAAGGATTCTCTTTCAGATATCGAGACAGAGCCTTAAAATTAAACAACGTTGTAGGAAGAGATGTTCAATTGACAGGTTTATCTAATACTAAAGCTCAGGTTAATAGATCCTATGAAGATCTTGTCGATGAGATTGAAAAAAAAATGAGCAAACTGAAAGTGAATAACTTTGATTGAGGTGATTAGATGTCTATAGATTGGTATCTAACCTCTTCTTCAAATTATTTGAGTGGCTGGGAAAACGAAGAGTTTAATTCAAACAAGTATGAAATTTTCAAAGAAATCTTAGCAAATTCACCTGAAACTTACGACATTGAATTGAATGGTAAGCCAGAACAGGTGATAATTCAAACCACTCAGGACAGCGAAACAAAAAAAGTCCTTACAGTTTTAGGCTTATTAAATCGTGGAGACTTGATTTTGTATGACGGTAGTTACTGGTTAGTTAATGCGCGCCCCACTGATAACAAAATGAATGACAGTGCTACTATGCGGCTTTGCAATTCATCAATCAGTCTAACATCTTCTGACAAACTTATTGATTCTGGAAAGATTGATGAAGTTACAGGGAGACCGATAAAGATTAAAGTGCCTGGTGAGAAGGTTGACATCCCGTGTGTATTAGAACGAACAACCTCAACAATTGGATCAGAATTGGCTATAAACATTCCTGAAGGGCAAGCACATGTCACCATCCCTTTTTTAAAACATGAAAAATTAAAGAAGGGTCTTTTTCTTTCTTTTTATGGTGAGGAATTCCGTGTTGATGATATAGACTATTCCAAGGTCTATGGAGACACCGGAACAATTAGACTTATAGCCAAAAAGAAAGTTGGAGGTGATAGCGATTGAGTATGATGGTTGAACATATGACAACTGTATTTAGAACTATTATGAATGATACAGAATTGAATCGTCTTTTATATTATAAAGATGACCCTCTCTCCTCTTCTCTCCCTGATGTTCAGACGTTGGAAAATTATTATGATCCAGTTGATGATTCCCCATCAATATTAAGCTCAATAATTAAACGTGCTCCCAAAACTGATGATTTAACCGATCAACCAATATGCAGACTTTGTGTTTATCTCGGCAATGGAATCCCTAAACCCTCAACCCAAAGTGTGATGCTGCTAGATCAAGACTTGATGATTGATGTTTATACACACATTAACACTTATGAGGAGACCGAATTCAGGAACCTGAAAATTACTGATCGTATTTGTGACATGCTCTTCAATCAAAATTTTGCTGGCATCGGTAAAAATGTTAAATATACAAGGTTGCTCATATCAAATGCGCCTGAAGGGTACTTGGGATACAAATTGATATTCACTTTCGGAGCAAGTAAATGAATGTGTTAAAGGATTTTTTCTTTTTAGGAAGGCCTATTAATACTGAAGTCGGTGCAATAAACTTTATCCACTTAAGAGATTACCCAGAGTACATAAGCGAGCTAAATATGATGAAAATGAGCAAGAAGGAAATCATCAGAAACTTTTCAAAAATCAACAATGACGGTTCATTAAATGATTTAATTATCGAATTGAAGAAGAATAGTCTCTTCAAAATTGTTCATGATTACTTACCCGAATTTAACCAGGCTTATTTTAAAGTGTTTAGCAAAGTATTTGTGGACAAGGAATCACTACATCTTATTGATCAGAGAGCATTTAACAATGTTAGAAAATTGATATTAGAGATGCATTGCCTGACTGAAGAGAAAATTGTTGAGAATGATGAATTACAGGAGTTTCATGATTTGAATAATCAATTAAAACTCCAAAATTCTCAAAATGATTTAAAGGACATCGCTAGCTGTGTGGCTGCATTTAATGGATACACATATCAAGAGGTAGCCGATATGACAATTTATCAATTGTACCTGTCATATTACAGAATGGGTGAAATAATGAATTATAACACTTCTGCGTTATTTGCCACTGTATCAACTGATGTGAAAATCGGTGACTGGAATAGTCATGTTGATATGTATAGAGAAGAAAAACACCACCTCAGTACAGCAGATGCTAAAAATTTAGAGCAATTATTCGGAGACTGATTCACAGTCTCTTTTTCATTTTAAATTAGGAGGAAAACACTTGGCAAAACAAACAGTTATCCATGAAGTTGGCAAGGTGCTAACCAAAAGACTTAGTGACCACAAGGTTGTTGCATCTTCTGTAACACAAATGACTCAGTTCTCCCAACAAGTCCAACAAGACTTTTTAAAAGGCGGATGGGGAAATAGAGACCTGTATGTCATCAACTCAAGCAAAGAGGTTTCAGGCAACGTAAAAAATGCTTTCTTTGATCTTGATTTTATGGCAATGCAGCAAGGTGTAAAAATTGAAAACGAGACGATTTCTGTATGGGAAGATGAAAGTCTTACTGTAAGTGATACCGGCACAATCAAAATCGCGTATACTCCTTTATCCAAAGTCTCACTTACAAATGAAGACGGAGATCAACAAGAATTTAATGTTTCAGACAAAACAATTACTGTTCCTGAAACGTTTGCTGCTAAAGGGAACGCTGTAACAGCTCACTATCAAATTGAAGTTGATGCAGAAACAGTTGAAATTAGTGGTGAAAAATTCTCCGAGAACTATTACTTCGAAATCCACACACTTGAGTACGATCCAAAGACATCAAAAATTTACAGTGACCTTTATATCCAGTTACCTAAAGTTAATTTCTCTGGTGAAGCAGACATGTCCTTAGAGGCTGGACAAGCCTACACACCTGAAATTGGATACCGAGCATTAGCTGATGATAATGGCAAGATCGGTACTTTTGCCCGTGTTAAGCGTAACCCTGATGGGACAAAAGGAATTAAAACTGAACAAGAAGATGCGACATCGAATAGCAGTGTAGACATTGGAACAACGCAAGAAACAAAATAACGTTAGGAGCTTGATATCTTGGCACTTTTAAACAAAGACGGAGACATTTACACTTCAGCTAGAGACGATGGAACTGGTAAACCAATCACCGATATTCATCTAAAATCACAAGAAAAACCACTACAAGTTGACTTTCCTCAAGCTGGTTTGGATGCTATCAAAGGCATCCAAGTACAATCCCCTTCCGTGACCTTGAATGAAAGAGATCCTGGTTTCTCCTCTTTTAAAACGGATAAATTCACTGTTACTTCAACAGCTCAAAAAGTTACCGCAGGTATCACTGACAGAACAGCACTTACTATTTACCCACCTGCAGAAGGCACGATTTACATTGGGAACTCAACTGTAACTGCTGATACAGGTATCCCATTAACAGCCGGTGACAAACCTTTTTCAGTTCCTGTCGCCGCTGGTAAAACACTTTATGTCTATGTGATCAATGACGGTACTGACAGAGACGTAAGAGTATTTGAAGCTAAATAATTTGAGGGGATTCTTCCCCTCTCCTTTTTAAATAAAAGTCAGTTTTTAAACAGATTTAGGAGGTGGAGTTGTTGACAGAAACCGATGAAAATATTTTAAAAACCATTCCAGATAAAGCAACCTTTACATTCCACGAAGCAACAACTGCCCCGTCTGAAGGTGAAGAATTTGTAGTATCACATTATCGGGATATTACTGTTAAGATCTCTGGTTCCTCAACTTCAAGAGAAATAAAATTCTTTGCTGTAGATGAAAATGGCGAAAAGACAGAAATTGCTGGAACAAACAAAACTGATTTTCAATTAGGTACGGGTACATTGAATACAAATGAAAACTGGGATTTCGATATTGCGGGGCTTTTCAAATTCATGGTTGAGGTCATTTCCGTAAATGGAGATGTTACGGTTAAAGGAATTGCGGTGAGTTAATGAGCAGCAGTAAATTTGTAGGTCAGCTCAAACAAAACAATATACAAATCAATAACCTTAAAGATCAATTTTTCAGAACTGAATCTCACATGTCTGATCATGAAAAACGTTTATCCGATAAGGTCGATGAGTTCATGGAAAAGCAAAATTCAGAATTAAAGTCGCATACTCAGAACATAGAAAACCCGCACCATGTAACTAAAGAGCAAGTCGGATTACCAAATGTACTTAATGAAGAGCAAGCCACAAAGGTGGCTTTTGATGGACATCTTGACGACAAGAAAAATCCCCATTCAGTTACTAAAAGCCAAGTTGGCTTATCTAAGGTTGATAATGTACAGCAAGCAGCGAAAATTGATTTTGACGCTCATGATGCAGACCTGGATCGACATATCACAAAGGACGAGCGCAGTTATTGGAACAGCTCCGATGAAAGGTCAAAGTCTTTTTTAGCTGAACATACTAACGATCAATCAAACCCACACAAGGTTACTGCTGAACAGGTTGGGCTTGGGAATGTAGACAATGTAAAACAAGCTACTAAAAGTGACTTTGATAATCATCTGAATGACACTAATGTTCATATCAGCAAGTCTGATCGAGAAAAATGGGACGCTGCTCAACTTTTCAAACTCACTGACGATGATGGGAAAGTATTCTACAAAGGTAGCTCCGAAAAAACGGAGTACAATGATTTGATTAACACTGGGTTTTATTTAATCGCAAATCAGGGGCTTCACTCCCCTGCCAACTTATCCAATGTCTATTTAGCTGTCATGAACTATGGAACTACGATTGCACAATTCGCATTAGAAGCATATTACGGAACACATACTTATTTCCGTTTTAGAAAGAGCGATTCAACATGGACTTCCTGGCAAACACATGAGACGACTGACGGAGCACAAGCAAGAGCTACTACCGCACTCAGCTCGGCGAAAGCTTACACCGATGCCCACGAAGCAAAAACTGATATTCACGTTACTTTAGATGACAAAGCCAGATGGAGTGGCACGTCAGGTTCTTGGAACCCAGTTACACTTATCAATGGAGCTACACAATACTCCACTTACCCTTTCAAATTCTCAAGTGTAAACAATGTGTTATGGCTAAGAGGATCTTTCGGAACATTGCCGGCCATTGGAACTGCAGTTGCTAAATTCTCAACCAAGCCAACACAGCTAGTGGATTTTGTAGTACCCACAATTGGATCATATGGAACAGCGAGATTTGCCTTCACAACAGATGGAGATTTACGTTTTGATGGATTGTATGCTAATGACATTAACAGTGTTTCCAGAGTTTCATTTAATATAGGAATTCCTTTATGGTAGTAGGTGAAAATATTATGCATGTTCTTTATTATGATGAGAACTTTATGTACGCTGGAGAAGACTTCATTGAAGGCGATGCTCTTCCTCCAAATAGTACAACTGCTGTCCCAGACCCCACAATAATCTTGCCCAAATATGATCCCAAGAAAAATAAATGGATTGAATCAGCAACTGAAGAATACAAGGATAGCGTTAAACCAAGTATCCCTGAACCTAACGATTTTGAAATAATAGGACAGACCCTATCCCAACTCCGCCTAAGCTTGCTTCAAGTCAACAAAACAATAAACACAATGTTAAAAGATATTGCTGATCTAAAGGGAGGTTCATAAAATAACTACATACAATTATTGGGTTAATGCCCTGAGTCGAAAATGGGCAACCGTCGATCAAGTCAAAGAAGCTTACCAGGAATTCAACGATGTGACAAAAGAAGAGCTCCAATTAGGAGTAAAGAATGGTTTAGTCACTTTAGAAGAGTACAAAGAAATCACCGGCGAAGACTACGAAGAAGCAGACACAGAATAAAATACAAGTTTTATTTAGACACCTCTCCCCTATTGAGGTGTCTTTTTTAATGTGTGCAGAGGATATATAAGGAGGAAATGAGATGGCATCGAAAAAATTAAATCTTGGGTTGATTGAAGAAAGTGTAAGTAAATATGACAAGAAAGAACGAGTACAACTTACTGAGGACGTTCATGTTTTTATTTACCCTTACTTCTCCCCTACCCGCTTAACCAAAATGCTTACTGAATTAATTACTGACCCACAAAATGCTCAAGAAAAAAACATTGACTTTAAAAGCATAAATCCTGTTCAATGGGGATTCTTTTCACTAATTAAAGAATTTACAGACTTGGGTATTCCAAGTGATATCAAAAACAAAGTTAAGTGGTTTGTTAAGCTTGTGGACTCTGAATTTTTCCCATTGATTATTAGTAGCTTCCCTGAAGAAAGCATGAAGAAATTTGGAGAAGCAACAAAGATGATGCAAGAGAATTTAGACAAACTTTCAAACATATCTCCTGAAGAAATAAATGATCTCATCCTTAATAAGGTCGAAGAGATTGAGAATGAACAAGAGGCTGAATAATGGCCAAGAACATAAAAGAAATAGCAGCATTAATTGAATTTGCCGCAAAGCAAGCCGTTCAAAAACAATCCAGCACAAAAAATACGATGATTAAAACGGGTCAAGAGCATGTACAATCTGATGTATATGACACATACGATCCTCTTGTATATGAACGTACTTCTCTTTTGAAGGACTCCTTTGTCATTCAAAACGAATATAACGGAATTTCATTAGACAACAACCGTGAAGACAACGGCAAGGATGTTGCTACGGTTGTTGAGACTGGTCAAGGGTACACGTATCCAGATAAATACGGCTATGGTTACGGAAAACCTCGCCCAGTCATGAAGAATACTGCTGAATCCTTAAAAGATGGACGATTAGTTGCTGCTATGATAAAAGATTTAAATACAAGTGGTATTAAAACAGAATAACGGTGGTGTATTAATGGCCAGAAAAAAGATAGCATATGCAACAAAAGAAAAGGTCAACAAAATTAACCCCAAAAATGCGGAATTAATCCGAAAGTATTTTGTCTTTAAAAACATGAACCTTTCGGAATCCAGTAAAGTGGGATATCAATCAGATTTCAATCAATGGCTGGTATACATTTTAGAGAATTACAATAATCAGCACATTGTGGATATTATTAAAGAAGATCCTGATGATATGGTTGATTTAATTGAAGACTTTGTTGCATTTTGCACCAGTATTCTAGGCAATAATGAACGAAGAATTCAGAGACGAATGAGTAGTATTAGCTCATTCTTTTTATTTTTAAGGAAAAAACGTAAGATTAAAGAGAATCCCGTTGACTTCTTAGACAGGCCTAAAGCTGGAACTGGTGAAAAACTTCAAATTAAACAGACCTTCCTAACAAAAGAACAAGTCGAAGAAATCAGAAAAGGACTTAAAAAGAAGGAAAATATTCAGTTAGAGCTCTTCTTTGAATTCGGTCTCTCAACGATGGCCAGAGCTAATGCCATAAGCAACGTTAAGGTTGAACAAATTGACTTTGAAAGACTTCGGGTGGAAGATGTCATTGAAAAAGAAGGATATAAAGTCACCCTCTTCCCTTCTCAAAGAGCTATTGATCTTGTTAAGGAATGGCTGGAGTACAGATCCGAAAACGGAATTGAATGCGAATACCTTTTCATAACAAAGTACGGAGGCATATGGAAGAAAGCTGAAACCGGAACTTTACAAGGATATTGGATAAAGAGAATCGGAGAAATAATTGATATTCCTGAATTACACTGTCATGATTTAAGGCACAGTGGTAGTAACCTTCTGTATCACAGTGGCATGAGTCTAGAGGACGTGTCTCAATTATTGAACCATAAAGGCACTGACGTAACAAAGAATCACTATCTAGAAGTAAACAAAGATGCTATTCAAGACAAGAAAGCAAAATTTGAAGTGTAAATGAAATCCCTCTTTTATGCAGAATCAAGATCCTTCTACCGAAGGGTTTTGCTTATGGATAAAACCTTAAACTTATTTCCATATTTGACGATAATATGGAGAGGTGAAAAATATGAATAAGACAATACTTAAACACAATTTAGTACAGATGAATAGTCGCGACCTGATCAAATACATACAAAAAGAATTCCCGCACTCTGGTGAGCTCTACACAGAACAAAAGCGCAAATTTCAAATCCTAAAATCGCTCAATTCATCAGATTTAATTTTAGCTATTTCCCGTATGAGTCGAATTGAAGCGTCCTTCGATCATACGAAAATGTGGACAGTTGGAAGTGTGCTCATAGGAACATGTTTACTATCTCTCAGAATTATGTTTAGTTTTAATTTGCTTTGGTATATTCTAATCGCAACATCGATTTGCCTTCTCCTACTTTTTGTTGTACGAAAGGATAGGGACATTGTTATTACTGCTACATATTTTAAAGAATTACTTGAGCAGATTAAGTCCGAAAAAGGAAAGTGACCCTCCCCTTTGCTAGTTCTACACTTTTGGAAATCATGATATAATGTAGGAAAATAATACTGGTGGTGGTTGGATGGGCTATAAGATTATGGCTTATGGTGGCTATTTTTTATTCAGCCTTTTCTTCTGTTTAATGGATGGCTGGAGACCTTTGGGGGTTTTTCTGATAATTGGCGGTTTGGCTTATTTAGCGCTCGAACCTTACAGAATAAAAAATGCAACTGTTGCTGAAAAGATTAGAAAAAATGCTGAAACACTAAAGACCTATGATAGCGAATTTAACCCTGATAATTTCTTTAGCACTTATAAAACTAAAATTGCTTACAATGAAGATAAATCTATCCTTAAGGTATATCAGCTAAATGGAGAAGAAATAAACGAGTATGTTGTCCCTTTTGCCCAAATTATTCAATCTGAAATCTCACTGGATGACCAGGTGATTTCGAAGGTTGCCAAATCGGGGATTATTGCTGGAGGATTATTAGGCGGCGGAATTGGTGCAACAATTGGTGGTTTGTCAGCCTCCTCTACTCAAACAGAAATGGTGAAGTCAATTACGCTTAAAATTACAGTCGAAAACCTCAAAAATCCTATACACTATATCCACTTCCTCCCTTCTCGCGAGGATGATGGATATGAGCCTCAAGGTTATAAAAAAGATGGGAATATCATACAGCAAGCTTTAAAAAACGCTGAGTATTGGCAAGGTGTCATGGATGTAATTATCAAGAAAACAAGTACAGTCGCTCAATAATTTGAGTGGCTTTTTTATTTGCTCTGATTAGCCCCACTTGAAAGGATGTGACTTATTTTTGAGTCAAGATTTAAAAATAATACTGACCCCAAAAGCTGATACCTCCTCAAAGACTGTCGAACAGTTAAATCAGCAAATTAAATCTTTAGAGAAAAAGCTTAATTCCCTTAATTTAAAGACCAATATTGATGCCTCTGCTTTAAAGACTCTCAACGAATTCTCCTCTGCAGTTGACACTTACCAAAAACATCTCAAATCCTTCAATCAAACAATTAAAGAAACCACAACGGTTACCAGAAATGCCGATGGCACTGTTGAAAAGCTGACGCAGCAATATAAGAAAAATGGCGAAATCATTCAGCGTGAAAAGAAATTCATCGACAATCGTAATCAATCACTACGTGAACAAACCCAAGAAGTTAACAGGCTTGCTCAAGCGACTGAAAAACTAGGTCAGGTACAGAAAAGAACAGAACAGAAGAATTCTCAAGGACAAACGACGAGGGTAACTCAAAAGAACCGCAATGGCTTCGATGATATAACATATACGACTGATCCAAAGACAAATGCTACGTCATCAAAAGTTACAACAAATTACGATCAGCAACGAAAAGCAATTGAACAACTAAAGATAGATTTAGAAAAACTTAGACAGCAAGGAATTGTAACTGACACCACCCTCTCTTCCCTTGGGCGGAAATTAAACACTGCTCAAACAGCTCAACAAATTGAAGCATTACAAAACAGAATTAAAATGCTCGATGATAAGTCTGCTGCTGTGGCTAAAAATAATGAACTCCGAAAAACTATTGAGCTTTATCAACGCCAAGCACAGGTAAACGTACAAAACCTTAATACGCGTTATGGCGATACGATGGGCGCTGGAAATAGACAAGCTATCCAAGAGTACCTCAATGCAGTTAATAGCCTTAATGTAAGTGCCGGCGGAAGCAATATCAGAGCTCAAATGCAAAGCTTGAACATGCAATACAGGGAATTGGCTTCAAATGCGCAAGCAGCAGCTAGTCAAGCCTCGTCTTTTGGTGCGGAGCTAACGCAAGCTTTCAAAAGTATGTCTACATATTTAATCTCTGGTTCTTTGTTCTACGGCGCTATATCTGGACTCAAGGAAATGGTATCTCAGGCTGTTGAAATTGATACTCTAATGACAAACATCAGACGTGTGATGAATGAGCCTGATTACAAGTACAATGAACTTCTTCAAGAGTCAATCGATTTAGGTGACACACTTTCAAACAAAATCACTGACATTCTCCAAATGACCGGTGATTTCGGGCGTATGGGCTTCGATGAAAGTGAATTGTCAACTCTAACAAAAACCGCGCAGGTTCTACAAAACGTCTCTGACTTAACTCCTGATGACACAGTTAATACTTTAACTGCCGCAATGTTAAACTTCAATATTGCAGCCAATGATTCTATTTCAATTGCAGACAAGCTAAATGAAGTGGATAACAACTACGCTGTAACTACTCTTGATCTGGCCAACTCTATTCGAAAAGCAGGAAGCACCGCTTCGACTTTCGGTGTTGAATTAAACGATCTGATTGGTTATACTACAGCAATCGCAAGTACCACTCGTGAATCAGGAAACGTTGTTGGTAACTCACTTAAAACTATTTTTGCCCGGATAGGTAACAACCGAAGCGCAATCAAAGCGTTGGATGAAATCGGAATTTCTGTAAAGACTGCAGGCGGAGAAGCAAAATCTGCGAGTGAGTTGATTAATGAGGTAGCAGCCAAATGGAACACATTAACTGATGCTCAAAGACAAAACACCTCTATTGGCGTTGCAAATATCCATCAATTGTCTCGATTTAATGCCTTAATGAACAACTTCTCTATCGCCCAAAATGCCGCCGCAACAGCTTCTAATTCTGCAGGTAGCGCTTGGAGCGAACAGCAGAAATACGCAGATAGCTTACAAGCAAGGTTAAATAAACTTCAAAACAATTTCACTGAATTGGCTATAGCTTCATCGGATGCCTTTATTAGTGACGGATTGATTGAGTTCACTCAAGCTCTGGGTTCTTTGTTAAAAGCCTCCACTGGAATAATTAACACTGTTGGTTTCCTCCCCCCTCTTTTTGTGACGATTAGCACTGCTACATTGTTACTCAGTAAAAACACTCGAACTTTAGCTACAACTCTTATATTAGGCTCAAAAGCAATGAGACAAGAAACCTTAGCTAGCATCGGATTAGAAGCAGGTATGACCCGTGCTGCTGTTGCATCAAGGGTTTTGAAAACTGCTCTTAGAGGGCTTTTAGTTTCTACAGTGGTTGGAGGCGCGCTTGCTGCGTTGGGTTGGGCTTTAGAAAGCATAGTTTCATCTTTCGCAGATGCAAAAAAAGCTAAAGATGATTTTGAACAGAGTCAACAGACCAATGTTGAAGCAATTACAACCAACAAAGACTCCACAGACAAACTAATAAAACAGTATAAAGAGCTTCAAAAAGCCAAAGATTCAAGAACCCTTTCATCAGATGAAGAGCAAGAATATCTTCAAGTTACTCAGCAATTGGCTCAGACATTCCCCGCTTTAATTCAAGGTTATGACTCTCAAGGAAATGCAATTTTAAAAAGTAATAAAGCTTTAGAAGAAGCTATTGAGAACACTAAAGAATACCTTGAACTTAAAAAGACGGAAACTAAAGACAGCGCCAAGAAAACTTTCGAGGACGCTTCTAAAGAAATTAAAAAGTCTAAAGATGAGTTGAAGCAATACAAACAAATTGCTGATTATAATGATAAAGGCAGACCAAAATGGGACTTCCTTGCTGATGATGAAGATTATAAAATCGCTGCAGATAAAGCGAAGCAAGGTATGCTTAAAGCACAATCTGACATAGCAAGTGGAAATGCAAAGGTTAGAGACAGTGTTCTCTCAATCGCCCAAGCATACAGTTCTATAGATATCAGCAATACTTTAAAAACGAGTATCAATGACATTGTAGGTAAACTCACTTTAAAAGATGATTTGAATCCTGATGATCTCGATAAATTCTCTTCTGCATTGGGTAAACTCCAAGAGAAAATGCAATCGGCATTGAATTCAAACGATGAAAAAGCATTTGATAGCGCGAAAAAGGATCTGCAAACCCTTTTGGAGACCTATTCAAAATCCAGTTCTTCTATTGATGTCTTTAAGTTGAGTTTTGATAAGGCACAAAAGAACATTAAAGATGGAGATAAGGCCATTTCTTCTGTTAAATCGGAAGTTGGTGATTTAGGGGAAACTCTTGCTGAAGCAGGTAATGAAGCTGAAGATTTTGGTCAAAAGCTCAAAGAAGCGCTTGACGCAAATGATATCAGTCAGATTAAAGATGTAATCAAAGGCATGTCAGAGTCAATGCAGTTTGACTCTGTTCAAGGCATTCTTAACGGGGATATTTTTAATAACACCAAAGAACAAGTTGCTCCTTTAAACGAACTTTTAGAAAAGATGGCTGAAGGAAAGAGCATTTCTGCCAATGAAGCTAATGCTCTAATCCAAAAAGATAAAGAATTAGCCAAAGCAATAAGTTATGAAAATGGTGTTATAAAGGTTAACCGAGATGAAGTAATTCGTCAGCGAAAAGTTAAGCTCGATGCCTATAATGACATGGTTCAATATAGCAATAAGCTAATGAAAACTGAAGTCAATAATGCCATTAAAACCTTAAACGCTGATTCTTTACGAATTGACAGCCTTAGAAAGCTTCGGAGAGAGCGTAAGCTCGATATATCCGAGGCAGAATTGTCTCAGCTCGAAGTTAAATCAATCAATAATGTAGCTGATGCGAAGAAAGAATTACATAAGATTGAAGAAAAAATGTTGCAACCTGGTGGATTTTCTAACAGCCAAATCTCTGCAATGGATAGCGTTAGAGCTGCTCTTAAATCCTACATCTCAGCATCTGAAGAAGCTACATCTACTCAGGAAACAAACAAACAAGCGTTAATAGAATCAGGTACTTCCCTTGAAAAATGGACAGACGAGCAAGAGAAAGCAAATGAAGAAACCAAAACGTCCATGTACGTGGCTGATAAATACAAGGAAGCTCTGGAGAAAGTTAATGCTGAAATCGAAAAGTACAATAAGCAAGTAAACGACTATCCAAAGTATTCCCAAAGTTATCGAAATGCCCTGCAGAAAGAAATTAAAGCTCTTCAACAAAAGAAAAAGCTTATGCAGGAGCAAGCCAAACTCCTCAAGGATCAAATTAAGTCAGGGAACATTGCACAATACGGTATAGTTACCTCTTCCCTTTCCTCTGGTTCATCTTCTGGTGGTTCTTTTTCTTCTGGTGGTGGGTCTTACTCCGGTAAATACTCCAGCTACATTAATTCTGCCGCAAGCAAATACGGTGTTGATCCAGCTCTAATTGCAGCTGTAATCCAACAAGAATCAGGATTCAATGCAAGAGCTCGCTCTGGAGCCGGAGCTGCTGGTTTGATGCAGTTGATGCCTTCCACTGCTAAAAGCTTAGGCGTAAACAATGTTTATGATCCTTATCAGAGCATTATGGGTGGCACGAAATATCTAGCCCAACAACTAAGCAAATTTGGTGGCAATGTTGAGAAAGCACTTGCTGCTTATAACGCAGGGCCTGGTAATGTAATTAAATATGGCGGCGTCCCTCCCTTCAAAGAAACACAGAATTATGTTCAGAAGATCATGTCAAATTACACGAAGTCAATGACTTCTGCCAATTCCTCCATTGCAAGCTACTACACGAAGAACAGCGCGTTTAGAATAAGTTCTAAGTATGGTGCTCAAGATGGCGCTTACCGATCAACTCCACATAAAGGGACAGACTTTGCCGCAAAAGCCGGTACTGCAATTAAGTCTTTGCAAAGTGGTAAAGTCCAAATTGCTGGTTATAGTAAAACTGCCGGTAACTGGGTTGTCATTCAGCAGGATGATGGAAAAGTTGCTAAGTATATGCATATGCTTGATACCCCTTCTGTTAAAGCCGGTCAAACTGTTAAAGCTGGCCAGACCATCGGTAAAGTTGGCAGTACGGGTAATTCAACTGGAAATCACCTTCATCTTCAAATTGAGGAAAACGGAAAGACAATTGACCCTGAGAAGTATTTAAAAGGTGTCGGTACATCTATTTCAGATGCGTCTCAAGCTGAAGCAGAACGACAACAAGCAATAGCGCAAGCTAAATCCGACCTCCTCTCCCTTCAAGGTGACATTAATTCAGTAAACGATCAGATACAAGAGCTTCAATATGAGATCGTTCAGTCGCATCTTGATGAATATGACAAGCGCATTGGTGATTTTGATGTAAGAATCGCTAAAGACAAAGCCCTCGCTAGTCATTATCTGAGCGATAGTAAAGAGTTCCGTAAGTATACAAACGATCAGAAAAAAGCTTTAACTGAACAGCAAAAGATTCAGAGTCAGAAGGTTTCTTTTATTGAAAAAGAAATCAAAACAAACAAAACTCTGAATGCCGCTCAAAGAGCACAGCTTGCTGAGGAATTAAAACAAGCTAAGATTGATCTCATCAATTTCCAAGAAGAAGTAAGAGAACTTCAGGGACAGCTCATCCAATCCAAAGTTGATGAAACGCTTAACGGTATAGAGAAATCAACCAAGAAAACTGAATCCAAGCTTAAAGATGTTAGCAACAAAATATCCATGACCGAGGAAGATAAAGACAAGGTTAAATATTATAGCCAACAGATTAAGCTTATTCAGCAGCAACAGAATGAAGCGAAGAAGTATATAAAACAGTTGGAAGCACAAAAGAAAGCTGCTAAAGGGTTCCCGGATATTCAGAAACAAATTACTGAAGAAATCGAGAACTGGAAAGACAAGCAGAAGGATTACAATCTGGAGCTTTACAACACAAAGAAATCAATCAAAGATGTGTACAAATCCCTTGCTGATGAAGTTGTCTCCATCTATAAAGAGATGTACGAAAAGATGCGTGATATTGAATTAAAAGCGCACCAAAAAGCAACACAAGACTTGATTGATGAGATCGATAAAACTGACGATGAAGCTAAATTTCAAAGACAGTTAAAAGAGAAGCAAGAGAGTATCCAAAAACTCACTGACCAAATTAATCAGTATTCTCTTGATGACTCAGAATTTGGTAAGTCAAAGGTTAAGGAATTAACTGAGCAGTTACAAAAGGAACAGTTAGATTTAGATGAGTTTCTTAAAGATCGTGAAAGTAGCAAACGTAAAGAAGCGTTGCAAGATCAGCTTCAAAAAGACGAAGATTCAATTAACAAGAAATATGATGATCTCGTCAATGATGAGCGTGGATTTAAGGAACTTGAGAAAAAGCTAATGGATGGGAAGATTACTGATATTGCTAAGCAACTGAATGAATTCTCTAAATTCATTAACAGCAATATGGAGTCCATTGGTAAAAGTATCTCTAATAACCTTATCGATAAGCTTAAAGAAGCTTCTAATGCCCTTAATACTGTGACCAAAGGCAATACAACAGGCAAAAAAATATCTTCATTTGAAACAGGAGGATACACAGGAACAGGTTTAGGTGCTGGCAAGCTTGCTATTCTTCATGATAAAGAGCTTATTCTGAATAAGACTGACACCAAGAACATGCTTGAAACTGTAAAGTATGTTCGCAATCTGTCTGATAACGATCTGAATAATGAAACACCTAAATGGGGGCAAGGTGGAAAATTAGCAGCTTTGATTAACAAAGGGATTACTTCTATTCCATCAATAATTCCGAATATTAACCAAGCGAGCCTATCTAATAGTTTGATACCAAATGTTAAGACTGCTAACCTGCCCCCTACCACAACCGTTAATTCTAATGGTGATAAAACAATTAACACACCAATAATTTTCAATGTTGATAAACTTACTGGTGGGGAAACTGGAGCCAGAACAATGCTCGAAACCATCAAGAAAGAAGTTATAAAATTAAATGGAAGCATGTAAGAGTCTGTATAATGCAGGCTCTTCAGCTTGCTTTTTGATTGGTAAGGGTGGAATTTTATGATTAGAGAAAGTCAATATTTCATGTTCGATGATATCCCCTCTTATGAAATTGGGGCAGTGAATGTAAACACAGAGGGCGGACTATTGGAAGAGACCTTCGTAGCGAATAGAACAGTAAATGAAACATATACACGATCAGCTTCTGAACCGTATGTAGACAGTGTTAAACGTGAACCATATGAAATCCCTTTAAACTTTTACATAGAAGATCATTTAGATGAAGAAAATATTCGAAGAGTTGCACGTTGGCTAAATGTAGATGATTATAAGCCTCTTTCATTCAGTAGTAATTTAGATATCATTTATTTTGCTTTGCCAGTGAATGCAACAGATTTGGTACACAACTGCTCTAATGACGGATATGTGAAGCTGACAATGAAAGTATTTCCTTATAGGTATGGACGAGAAACAACTACCCATTGGTATGACATATCATCAGGTTCTAATAATATAGAAATTAAAAATATAGGGGATTTAGATATCCCACTCTCTCTTGAATTCAAAAAAATCGGTGATGGAGACATCACAGTCGAAAACTTGACAGCTTATAAAGAACCTCTAAAATTCACATCAATTAAACATCAAGAAGTTATTAATGTAGATGCCAATAAAGAGCTGATCACCTCCAGTGTTACTGGGTATGAGTGTTATGATCAAGTCAATGAACAGTATGTTTTTTTAACAAGGGGGATAAACAGAGTTAAAATAACGGGCGAATGTTGTATCCGGTTTATATACAGATATAAGTATTTGTAAGGGGATGTTTTATTGATTTACGATTTTAAACCAGGCCATCTCAAGGTTTCTTTAGCAAAACCAAATAAAAAGAAAATCGCTAATATAGTAGATTTCTCTAACGCCTCTCTAAATTTGAATTTTGATGAACTCCACGATCTAACTTTTAATATCCCACTTAAAGCAAGATATAATTTCAAGATGAAGCCAAACCATGTGGCAGAACTCATAAAAGGCTGGTATCTCATTAAGGCAGAGTTCTTAAACAGAGTTGAATGGTTTGTAATAACCGGATTGACAAAGTCAGAAAATGAGGAACAAACAATACAAGTTAGAGCTCAAGGACTTCCCTACATTCTTCATAAAAGCAAAATCAAATCATATGAAGGCATCTCTAAAAATCTGTTGGAAGTTGCCACAGATTGTCTTAAAGGAACTTGCTTTACTGTAGACTTTATTGACCCCTCTTTTAATGAAAAACGCCGCTCATTTGATGTTACCTCTACCCGATATGAGTTTTTAAAGAACATTGGAGAAACTTTTGAGGCTGTGCCTATATTTGATACTGTGAACAACACAGTATCATTTTATAAAAAAGAAACTGTGTCCAAGTATAAAGGTGTCCAATTCTCTCCTAAAAGGTTCATGATTGATATGGAAGATACCATTGATATTGATGAAGTTGTAACACGATTAGACATTACCGGTAAAGATGGAATTGTTATTAATTCAGTCAATCCTACTGGACAAAGTTACTTGGATGATTTCTCTTATTTCCTCTACCCTTTTGAACGTGATGAAAAGAGAAATGTAATTAAGCATAGTGATTACATGGATGATGATTTGTGCCATGCAATTTTAGATTACAATGAACTTGTAAATAAAGAAGGCTCTTCTTTTTACCTCCTTTTAAATCAGAAAAAAGATCTGGAAGCAACAAAAACAACACAGGAGAATACCCTCTTCACCCTAGAAAAAATTGAATTACAACAAATCTTAGATAAGATCACAGTAGCAAAAAAAGCTGGAGATGACACGAAAGACCTTATCAAGCAAAGAGATGCCAAACAACTTGAAGTTACATCAAAGAAAGCTGAAATATCCACCACTGCCAATCAGATTTCCAAGATAACTGAAGAAATAGCAGTGTTAAAAGATCGGTTATCTATGGATAAGTTTCTCGGTGAAAAGCTAATGAAAAAGTTGTCTTATTTTATCCGTCAAGATGATTGGTCTAATGACAACATTTTTGATGAAACAGAGCTGTATGAAAAAGGCCTTGAGGAACTTGGGGAGAAAAATACACCTCCGGTAGACATCAGAACAAACATTGTCAACTTATTCACTGTCAACAAAGAAAAGGATTTTTGGGATAGAATTTACCTGGGAGATATAATCAGATTAGTTAATGACGATTTTAGAACTGATGTCAAAGCAACACTTACAGGAATGAATTTTGATTTTGAGCAGCAAAGTATACAAGTAACACTCTCGAATGGAAAAAGAGCTACTACGATAGAACAAGACTTTGCACGCTCATTGTATACTGCTAAGAAAGCATCAACTGAATTCAATAAGAAAAAGATTGATTATGATACCCTACTGACCAATTACAATGCACGAAATGATCGTATATCTGCACCCGTAGCAAACCCAACTATCCGAAATGACGGGACTGCTATAACTCATGTTGTAAATGATAATGGATCTGTAGATGTATCAATTGAATGGGATTTTCCAGACTCCGATGAGGATAAATACAATATCGATGGTTTTCTTATCCATTGCTACTCTGACACATCAGATGATACCTATCTTTTTGGTGCAAAGATGTCAGCTGAACAATATTTATCAGTTAGTTATGATAAACGAATTGCAACATTAACCGGTCAAGTTTCAAATAAACACTATACATTTGGAGTCCAAGCCTATCGCACAGTAGAGACGTCCATTGATAGCAGTGGTCGAATACTATCTGATATTGTACAGCCTAAATTCCCCTCAGAAAACCCCTACCTCCCCTCTTCTACTGTAGAAGTCAAAGGTAAGCTTAATGGCTCGAAATACACTGTCTCCTCAACTGAACCCGAAGAGCCAGAAGCAAACGATTTATGGACTAATACGGTTACCGGTGTTGTTTCCTCTTATGACGGCGAAAAATGGGTTTCCAGTGACCAGAAAACTGCTGAGTTAGTTGAAACCACAGCAGCACAAGTTGACACTAAACTCTCCGACTATGATAGTCGTGTCCAAAACATTGAGCTCAATAACCTTTTGGTCAATCCCCTGAAATGGAAAGGCGGAAATGTTTCTGCATTTGGTCGTAAATATTATGCTGATGTTAGTTATGACTCAACTGTTTTAAACTTAAATACAATCACTATTCCTATCCTTATTAATGCTGTGGATGCTTCAGACTCAAATCCAACTGTTGTGGATTACACTTATAACGAAGCGTGGGATATGATCCCTAAACTCAAAAATGACGGGTACAACATTATTTTAGAACCCTACCCCTTCATCGCAAATGGAACGATAGCTGAAACCGATTGGGCACCTTCTGATCTAGACCAATGGTTCGTAGCATGGAACAACATCCTGCAAGACTTCGCTAAAAAATGCGAACAATTTAAATTAGACGGTTTATACATTGCTTCAAACCTAGTTCATATGGAAGACTCAACAGAAAAGTGGAAATCAGTTATTACAAGCGTTAGGAGTTTATTCAGTGGAAAGATGCTCTACCGAACAAATTATTGGGTAACCGCTGATTGGGCTCCCGAAACGATTGCTGCCTACAACAAAAAGCTGAATAATCCTCTATTCGGACTAGTCGATATTATTGCAATAGCGGCTTACTTTGAATTAACTGATAATCGAAATCCATCTGTCGATCAGCTAATTGATGCTATTTATAGCGTACCGTTATACGGACGCGGACAAAATATATTCAAGGAAATCAAAGCATTTTATGATAAATGGAATAAGCCGATCTTCTTTGGTGAACTTGGCATCCCACCTTACAGTAACTCTCCTGAACAGCCCCATAACGCATTCGGTGACCTAGGGGAATACAATGAATCAATTCAGGCGAATTGGTTTGAAGCATGGGTTAGAGTTTTTCAAGCTCAAGATTGGTGGCAAGGATATTCTGTATATGCAATTTCAGATGAGAAGTCTGTTTACAACGTAATTGACAAGAAAGCTGAATCCATTATTAGAGGACAAACATTAGGTGGTACTAAGGGCAGACTGCAGAGTTTAGAAGAGAGAGTCGCGCACTTAGAAGAATTGCTCAAATCAATTACACAATAAGAAAGGACGGTGAATTTAGTTTGGATTTTCCTCAGCTCTATAACGACCCTACCCTTTCTCAAAAAAGGAAGGGTTCAATCGATGACCCTTATTTAAGCTATAGTGAAACTTTAACTGTTTACAATGGTCGAGTCTTACTTACAGAAGTACCTAACCGTGAGTACAGAGTCGAGGTTAGTGGTGACAGTAAAGAATGGCGAGAAATTGAAGATGGTGAATTAGAAGACAACTACTTTAAGGTTGATTACCTTATGGGAGTTGTCTTTTTCAATGGTTCAAATGAAGGCAAATCACTTACTTTTGCATATCAAGGAGAAGGCGCATCCTTCTTCCCTGCCTCAAGAATTTGGATTAAACGACAAGGAAATATGGTCATTGAAACGCTTCAAGGCTTAATTGATGATGCTGAAGATGCCATTATTCGTATCAATGAACGTATTGCTGAATGTGAACGTGTCACCAAGCGCTGTATTGAAATAACAAATTGGTGCAGACAAGCAACATCAGATTATGAGTATGTAGTTGAGAATACTAGGAAGATTTACTTGCCGTTTGTGTACACCTATCAGGATTTATTGAACACTTATCCTTCCCCTCAAATTGGTTGGACTGTCACTGTAAAAGAAACAGGCATTGAATATCGATGGGATGGTTTCGACTGGATAAATATTAGCGTGTCAGATAAGTATGATGGTTTCAACATTGTTTCTAGCTATGTAGAGCCTTACAACATCAGATCAGTATGGTTGAGAACGAACAATGCTCCCAAAAAGATGAGGATAAAACCATCTGTAGAACCCCCTGACGGAAGCATGGTTTGGATTAGAAAAGGATAAGGAGGAGTATATATTGAGCGACAATTTAATTCCCGTAAACACAATGGGCTATAAGGACGAAGAAACAGAGCAATGGATACCCATTGATGCCATAGGGTTAAAATCAAATAATATTAGATATACTGCAGACGATATTCAAGAGGCTTTTGATAAAGCTTCTAAGGATATTAAAAACGTAATAAGCACAGTCGATTCTGGTTTAACAGATATCACAAACACTATTGGAGACATTTCAAAAATCCCTGCAGCTGGTGCAACAATTGTTGATAAAGTCTTAAATGAGTTTATCAGACGAAGTGTCAATGTTCAGGATTTTGGAGCTAAGGGTGATGGTGTTACTGATGACACTGAAGCTTTCAAAGCTGCCTTTGCCAGCGGGAAGCGAGAAGTTTTTGTACCCGCAGGTATTTATATGGTTCAAGGATTACATATCCCTTCTTATGTCAGACTTTACGGTGTTGGATCAGGATCTATTATCAAGCTTCACCCAACTGCTACCGGAACATCTTGTGTGTTAACCAATAGCGACTACACAAACGGAAACGAATATATCTTAATTGAAGACTTAGACCTCGATTGGAATTTAGACAAAAAGGACAACACCATTACAAATGGAACAAATGCAAACTGTGTGGGGATTGTTAACTCTAAATTTGTTCGGGTTAGAAACGTCAATGCTCGTAATCCAGGTGTACACGGTTTTGATGTAAGCTCCCCTGTTTGGAACTCTTCTTCTGATGGAGCAGATCATTATCAGCCAAATGGTAGCAAATATGTTTGGATTGAAAATTGTACTGCAACTAACTATGGTGATGATGGCTTCACAACTCACTATTCAGACTACATCTTCTTCACTAACTGTTACGCCTATGACGCTAATGGATCCGCACACAGCAAAGGAGCTTCAAATTCAAACGGTTTTGAAATTGATGATGGCTCTAAAAACGTATGGCTTGTGAACTGTTACAGCCGAAAAAATTGCAGGGGTTTTGAAGTCAAAGCTCACAATAGAGCACCTGCAGCAAGAAACGTAAACTTAATAAACTGCTATTCCGAAAATGATATCCGCGCTTTCGACTTTAGACATATTGGCTTCCACCTAGCCTCCGAAAAAATCTCCACAAGTGCATTTGACATTAATGTCGTTAACTGCACTGCACAACATCCTATTTTCAGTGACCTTTATCAAGGTTTAAATCCTCGCGCACTAGTCATTTCCGCTTATAGAAATGTCAACGTTTCGAACTTCAACGCAATTGGTGATCCAACCTATGATTATAAAAACACTGCAATCATCACCACCCAATATAAAAGCAAAAATATCAACCTAAGCAACATCACTGTTTCGGGATTTACAACAGCGAGTAACGATATCTATGTAATCGGTGGAGCTCAAAAATCAGATAATGTAAACATCTCGAATGTAACCATTAACCAATCTGCTTTAGTTGGTATTGCTGTGGGAAGTAAAGTTGGCTCAGTCAATATCAATAACGTTAACATGACGGGATCAAACAAAGCAGGTTCGATAGGTGTTTACTGCACGAATTCACAAGCTAATATTAGCGCTGCGATGTGTGAACAATACGCTACTCCCAGTAAAATTGCCGGAAAAACCTACACGTTTATCCCGAATAATTTCAAGGGCGGTCTACGTGGGGCTACGACTTCTGGCTATGCTAAAACAAATACTAGTGCAGTATTAGCTTCATCGGGTGAACCTCAAGCACTTGGAGATGCCACTTTAGTTGGAGCTACTACCGGAGGATGCGTTGCAAAGGGAACAAGAACCAACGTTTTCGGCTCATCAGGCGGAAGCTCTGTAGATGGATCTCGTAGCGGTGTTTACAACTCCAATGATTCTCATATCGAGGGGCAAAATGTATCACGTGAAATCCACGCTTCTGGAGGTGTAAAACTTGGTGAAAATGATCGCTATATGGTGGTTGGCGGATATGGCGCTACTCCGTCCAGAGCAAATATTAAATGGATGCTAAACTCCATGAATGGGGATATAACATCGGCAGGAAAGATGAATGGCGGAGCCACCTTTAGTGATTACGCTGAGTATTTTGAAAGTCTTGACGGAAAAGCAATTCCGACAGGGACAATTGTCACTCTTGAAGGAGCTAAAATTCGCCCGGCGAGAAAAGGTGAAGATGTACACGGAGTAATCTCTGAAACTGCAGGAACTATTCTAGGAGGAGCTGATATTCACTGGCAAGGTAGATATTTAAAGAATGAGTTTGGTGGATACATATATGAAGATGTGGTCAACCCAGAAACCGGTGATGTTAAGAAGCTGCCTAAAGTAAACCCTGAGTGGATTGAAAAAATAGATTACGTCCCTCGTGAAGAACGTCCTGAATGGAATATAGTAGGATTGCTTGGACAGGTTTATGTGAAAGTGGACAGTACTGTTTCTGTGGGAGATCGAATTGAAGGTAATTATGGAATCGGCACAAAATCAGAAGACAGGTTTTACTCTTGGAAGGCTATGGAGATTGTAACTCCATATTCAGACAAGCTCGGTTACGGCATTGCCATCTGCTTAATTAAGTAACCCTTAAAATTAAAGGAGGTGGTTATGTTCTAGTTAAAATATAAATTTTATTCAATTTACGGCATTCAAAAACAGAGATAACAAGAGCATACGTGAGATAAAGAGAGATAGGGATTTGTCCCCTTCTCTCTTTTTTGTGCTCAAATTTAATTTAGGAGAGATGTTTAATATGGCTATTCAAGCGAGACAAATGTTAGTATCACCAGACAAATATTCAATCAAATGTCCATATGCATTATCTGCTTCATTCATCACTTTTCACAATACATACAACGACGCACCAGCGCAAAATGAAGTTAGTTATATGATCGGTAACAATAATGAAGTTTCTTTTCACTTTGCTGTAGATGATAAAGAGGTTGTCCAAGGGATTCCTACAAATCGTAATGCATGGCATACGGGTGATGGATCAGGTGTGAATTCAGGAAACCGGACTTCCATCGGTGTAGAAGTTTGCTACTCTAAATCAGGCGGAGAGCGCTATAAAAAAGCTGAAGCGTTGGCTATTAAGTTTATTGCACAACTCCTTAAAGAACGTGGCTGGGGCATAGATCGAGTTAAAAAGCATCAAGACTGGTCTGGCAAGTATTGCCCACATCGAGTTCTTGATGAAGGACGTTGGAATGCTGTTAAAGCTTCTATTGCTGCTGAATTGAAAGCACTCGGCGGGAAAACTTCTTCCTCATCTTCAAAGCCAACAAAAGTCGTTAAAACAAATGGCTCTTATGTTAAGAACACAGTTATCGCAGACAGTCTTAATGTGAGAACTCAGCGCAATGCGAACTCCTCTATTGTACTTGCCCTTCCTAAAGGCTCCACTGTCCAATACCAAAAAGGATCAACTCAAAATGGTTGGGGTTATATCAAATATACAAACTCCAAAGGCGCTACATACAGCGGATATGTAAATGTGAAATACATTAAAAGTGATGCTGAGCTTGGAAAATCAACCCCAAAGCCTAAACCCACTTCTAAGCCTGATAGCAGTGGAATCAAATCTGTAGGCAAGATTAAAGTTGTCGGAGTAAAAAGCGCTGCTATCGTAATGGACAGACCTGATAAAAACAAAGCGAAGAATCTCGGCACTGTGGAGCTAGGTGATACCGTCAGCATTTCTGGCTCAGTGAAAGGGTTAAACAATGCTAAGGGTTACTGGGAAGTTATCTACAAAGGTAAACGAGGCTACATCTCAGGACAATTTGGCTCAAAAATCTAAATATATTTAAATATCTTTGAGAATGATTGTAGCTCAAAGTGTATCAATGATTATTTAGGAGGTGATGTGACATTACCTCCTATTTTTTATGGAGGATGATTGCATTGTGGCTGAAAAAGAAAACTATGAAGTTTTAAAGACCGAGGTCGCTCATATAAAAGAACGTCTTAAAGAACAAGCAGAAGATAGAAAAATCATGTTGGAAACACAAAAAACAACAAGTGAATCGCTCATTAGGCTTACCACTGTTGTTGAGAATCAGGAAAAAAACCTTGTTGAAACAAAAAATTTGTTCACCACTGAGATAGCTGGACTAAGAAATGAGTTTCAGCAAGTTAATCAGTCGCAAACAAAATGGCTTCAAAACTTATTAGAAGGAACATTCGGCAAGACATTAAAGATTTTAGTTCTAATTATTCTCTTACTGCTTGGTGCAGAGATCGCTGGTGTTGATATCACCAAATTAGCTAATTTATAAGGAGACGATTTAATGACTAAAATTAACTGGAAAGTAAGACTTAAAAAGAAAACATTCCTGGTTGCAATCTTCTCTGCAACTCTTTTGTTTGCACAAGCAATTGCATCTGCATTTGGATACGACATTTCTGTGTTTAGCGATGATCTTACTGAGAAATTTAATGCTTTGCTTACATTTCTAACTGCAATGGGGGTTGTAGTGGATCCAACCACTACAGGTATCTCAGACAGCGATCAAGCCATGGAATACACAGAGCCAAAATAACTTGGGGAGTTTATCTCCCCCTTTTTTTCATTTTCAAGAAGAAAGGAATGATTGTTGATTATGCAAATAGGATCTGGATATATCGGAAGTCCAATGCTTGAGAAGTCAGAATCTAACCATGAAGTAATCCCCTCCCCACCTGCAACCTGGACGATTAAATATTCTTTCTATAAGTTCAGCTTTTCGAATGATCAGAAATGCCACGTATCAATCAATGGTGGAGATCCTATCTATTTAAGGGCTGGACAAGGCTTTCAAATGGACGCTCACGATTCACCTATCACAAGCTTCAAAATTTCTGAGTCAGGAATTACATATAACTTTTTGGGGGCGCATAAATGAGTTTTTTCAATCCAATGGTTAATGTCTCAATTGTCACTGGGAAGTCTGCTTATGAAATCGCAGTGGACAATGGTTTTTCAGGAACTGTAGAGGAATGGTTAGCTTCACTAAAAGGTGAAAAAGGCAACACTGGAGCTACTGGCGCTAAGGGAGACAAAGGTGATACTGGTGCAACCGGTGCTAAAGGAGCTACTGGTGCTGCCGGTAAAGATGGAAAATCAGCATATGAATTAGCCGTTCAACAAGGCTTCACTGGAACATTAGATGAGTGGCTTGCTTCTCTAAAAGCAACAGCAAACTGATCATATACCCTTCTCTAACGAGGAGGGTATTTTTTTCGTTTCGTTCATAATCGAATTATTGATTTGTTTTTAATTTTCACTCAAATTCCCTTTACATTTCTTTCCTCCAATGCAACTATATAATAAAATGGATTTGAAAGGGGTTTAGGACTTGGAGAACGAAAAGGTCATTCCTTATGATTTAGTAGCAACAAAGATGAATCATTGGTATGTGGCTATTAAAAAGAATTGGGTCGGTAGAGCAGAAGAAATGCGTAAAGAAGTTATGCAGGAAATAAAAATTATGGAAGAAAACCAAGATGTTTTACTATACTACTCCCTACTTGAGTTTAGACATAAGCTAATGTTGGCATATATGTATCCTAACGCTATAAAAGACATTGAGAAAAACTATGGTGAGTTAAAAGCATACGAAGGCCATGAAAACTTAACTGGAATGCTCGAATATTACTATTATTTTTTCATGGGCATGTTCTATTTTAGACAAAAGGAGTTGGCATTCTCCCTTAATCACTATAGACAAGCTGAGAGATATTTGGATTCAATTGAGAGCGAAGATATTGAAGTTGAAAAAGCTGAATTTTATTTTAAATTGTCAGAAGTGTATTACCACATGAAACAGACTTATTTTTCAATGAATTATGCCATGAGGGCTTACGATATATTTAAAAAGCAACCTGCTATTGACGGGAGCCCTACATACGGGGTACAAAAGGTACGCTGTCAATTCGTCATATTTGGTAATTTATTGGACAGTATGAAGTTTGATGAAGCTTTAAAGCAAGCATACAAAGCGTATCAGGAAGCAGTAGAGCTAAACAAAAGTGAAAAGAATCGTGGGCATTTGATGCGTTCAGCACTGTTTAATATTGGATTATGTTATAATCAAATGGAAGAACTTGATAAAGCATTTTTTCACTTTAATAAGTCACTTCAAATCATTGAGCCGGAAAATCATGATTACGCTGCTAAAACATTATTTGTTATCTCCTTCTTAAAGGGAAGGCAAAATGACATTGAAAACGCAAAAAAATTTTATGAACAGGCCAAACAGTTGGCTGAACGGCATAACAATGAAATGGTACTTGAAAAGTTAAAAATGGTTAAAGGACTTTTCTTGGACTATGATTTAGACTTAGTTAGGAAAACATTCGAGTTCTTCAAAGAAAGAAGTATATACCCTGACATGGAAAGCTATGGTGTCTCTGTAGCAGATTTTCTCACTGGAAAACAGGATGCTTGGGGTGCAGTTGAATTTTATCGTTTGGCAAATGAAGCAAGAAGACAAATCAAAAGGGGAGAAGCAATATGAAAACTAAACTATTTATCTGTGCAGTTCTATTATTCGGCGTTGCCGGAACAGTGGGTGCTTCCTATCTCCAACAACAAAATGATACGTTCAAGGTTGCTGAAAGAGCCGAAACGTAA